TGAGAGATCTTATTAATAATGCAGATGAAGATGTTGATTGTATTACTTCTGCAACAGAGAAGAGTAGTATGTATCGCAATGATTCTTTCTTTGTATTTGTTTGATTATCTATATTAAATATAATTATATGATTTACAATAAGTTATTATATATAGGGGGGGGGTAATTCCTGATATATTATGAGGCGTCGTTTTTTTAATAAAAATAGGGAGCTTGAGGACTTTCTTATAAGGTTTTATCCGGCCGGTAATTACACATGGGTAGTGCCGGCAGGATGCACGGAAGTAGATGTTTTTCTTGTTGGTGGAGGTGGTGGAAGTGGAAACGGTTCTGGCGCCGGAAGTGGATATACCAAGACTTACAAAAGAAACAATATAGGAATAAAACAAGGTTCTCAAATATCTGTAACACCAGGTCAAGAAATTAATATCATAGTAGGAAAAGGTGGAGCAGGTCTGTATTATGGCTATCCTGAGAAGGGAGGATTCTCTCAATTTATGAACTCATCTTACAGAGCAGATGGTGGAAATCCTTCTGGTAATGGTCTTCTTAACGGAGAAAACTCAACAGGTGGTCCTTATACTGGAGGAAATGGTGGAAGTGGAGGATCTGTAGATCAAATAGGTGATGAGTTTTACGCTGGATCGGATGGATCTGATGCCCCTGGAATAACAGACGGTAATGGGATATATCACCCACCTGGAACGAAATATGGAGGAGGAAAAGGTCAAGGATATACAACCAGAGATTTTGGAGAACCGACGGGTAAAAGAAATGCCGGAGGTGGTGGAGCTGATAGAAATAGGGATGGTGGTATGGGGGGTGAATCCGATTATGATGAAGGATGTGGAATCGGAAGAGGAAACAGAAAAAGTGGTGGTTACGGAGGAGGCGGATGCGGCTCGGAAGGAACCGGCGGTGATGGAACTGTTTTGATTAGGGGTAAAAGATATGTGACTATATAGCACTTTACACCAAAAGCGTAAAATAATATACATTTATACGGAAATCCGTACTGGGTTCCACCAAAACCCTCTACCTTCTGGTAACATCGTTACATCAAAGGATTCTTTTGCTGATATCAATGATGTTAAAAGCACCATTGATATCAGCATTAATTGTCTTACCAGAAGAAGTTTTGAACAATCCTCGTTTGGTCCTTCTTCCTTTGTAAGATTCATGTTTGCAAATCTGTTCATTATCTAAAAAGCTGCATTTTGAAGTATAAGATTCTTCAACGATCTTAACATTGATTCCTTCTAATGTAGCTTTATAAGATATCATTGAAATAAACATATTAAAAGGAATAGATACAAAGTTCTGATTATTTCGTTTTCCGATATTGATCTCTTGTTTCCAGCATTTGTTATGACCGATTATGATCGTATTAATACCATTGGAAACTACGTGATTAATCAATATCCTACTTGCCTTGTGAAGATAATCTTTGATCTTGTTATTCCTTTTGTTTGTTAATGACCTTATTTGTTTTGAAGTATGTTTATTATCTTTTAACTTAGATTTTAAGAATGCTAACCTTTTGTTATAATATTGGTTAATAGACTTCAGAGGTCTACCATTGATGATAAAACAAGAACCGTTGTTAGAAACACAAGATGCTAAATTATCTAATCCTATGTCGATACCAAGATAGTTTCCATTATCTGACATAAGATCCTTTTCCTTCTTGTTGTAAACTATTTCAAGAACAATATACCCACTCTTAGGAATGAATCTAAGTTGTTGGATATTTTGTTTGTTAGTCCTTGTTGTAAAGGAAAATTGTTTTGGTAACTTAACAACGCCTTGCTTTATCCATTTTTGAGAAAAAGCATTTGTTGTAAAAACAGCAGGGAACAAACCATCTTTGTTAAGATACTTAGGTATTCTAACAAATTCGGAATACTCACCTCTATTCTTTTTATTAAAGAGATTGAAGAAAGATTTAAAGTTTCTATCAACCATCATCAACACCTGTTGAGCAACTGGTGCTGGTAAAGCACGATAGTCAACATCATTTTCTGTTTTCAACACTCTTTCGAGAGAATAATAGTTGAGATATTTGTACTTTACAGTATTATCATCCTTGTATTGAAAATAGTGTTGTCTAACAACATACAATCCTTTATTGTATAAGTTTTTACACTTATGCAATAGATCATAAAGTTCATTGTAATAAACAGAACTTGGCTTGATTGTATGTTGTTCGACTAATCTCATGGCACAAATGCAGGAATTATTATTTATAAATAAAAACAATTCGGTATATTTGTGGTGTAAGGTTGTATATAATCACCAAAAAGTTTATGGTATGATGAGGAGATTCGAATTTAACAATAATTATTTAACAGGAGACTACCATAAAGCTATGGCGCAAGGTTTTGTTATTCCAGTAGCTTCTGTTGTGTGAGTTAGTTCTTCTTTTGCTATCTTTGTGACAAACAGTTATAAAATGGCAGCAGAAGATAATAGAAACATAGCGGTTCCTCAAACAGGTATGAATCGCGATCTGCATCCGTCGAGTCTTACGGATCAGCATTATACGTTTGCCTTGAATGCCAACATCGAATCCGAGGACGGTAATGTTGGGATGAGATCTAATGAGCACAGTAACCTTAAATGCATTGATTTCGATGGGTTTAAAGTTATTGGTTACAAGAATGATCTTACTTCAGGCAATATCTATTTTTTTATAACAAATCCTGAAACAGGCGTATCTAAAATAACTTATTTCAAGCCTGAATCCGATACAAGTATCTTATCCGACTCCGATATAGAATCTATGGTAGAAGGATCGGAGTCGTTGTGTTCTGGCATGAAAACTTTGCTGGAAGACAACGAGCAAGATCCGTGCCTTAAATTCTCTATCTATCATCCTATAAAAACCATAGAAATAAAGACAGAGAAATGTGGGAAATGCATTTACTGGACTGACGATTATAATCCTCCCAGGTATGTTATTGTAGATAAGGCCCTGACTCCTGATGATGAAGGTGATATATGGTATCATTATCATGGGTATAAGATATGTGATAAAGAATACGATAGGAAAAAGTTCATGCAGGAGAATGGCTGTTTTCTGGCATGTGAGAAACTTAGGGTGTTTCCGCTACTCAAACCCATGTGCATAGAGCCGGCTCAGATAGAGTACGGGGGCAGTCTGCGCTCAGGCGTCTACCAGGCTACTGTGGCTCCTTGTGACGAGTTTGGAAACGAGCTTGGAAGTTATTCTAATCCTACTAATCCTGTCCCTATATTCGATGAACAGTATATTACTCAAAAAGATGGCAAATGGGGAGAACGTACTAATTTAGGTATTAGGTTTGTCGTATCTAACATAGATCGTCAAGTTGAGTATTTTAAGGTTGTTATCATTCAAAACACAGTAGGATACAACGGAGAAACCCAACCGGTTGTCGACTATTTTGTAGAAGGTATTCATCCTGTATCAGAAAAGACTATATTGTATTATTCGGATCTTAATAACAAACGTACTACATTCGAACACATATCCTTAAAAAAACCTGTGTATAACACATCAAGGGGGATTGTGGCTGTCGGGAATCGTCTTCTTCAATATGGTCTTACGGCGGAAAAAGAATGGAATTTACAGCCTGTAGTTTCCCTCATGGGACACTTCCTTCAATGGCAGGCATCGGTAGCTCACGAAGATCTGTATAAGGACGGTAATGCCTGTTCGTTGTATGTGGGGTATATGAGAAATGAAGTGTATCCGTTTGCTATTTCTTTTAAGTGCTCCAACGGTTACAAAACTCCGGCATTTGTGTTAATACCTCCCCCTTATAAAGATGCTGCGGCAGAAATAGAAAATAAGGATACTGATAGAGTATATAAGTCCATAAACCAATATGCTCCTCCTTGCTCAGGGCAAGAGCGTAAATTCAAGTGGCAGTATTATAATACGGCAGGAGACCCGAAGGATTTCGATGATGAAGAAACAGGACAAGAAGAATGTAAGAATCCGGCTACTATCGGTCAAACTATAACATTGCAAAATGATTTTAAAACTTATACAAACGTTAGTTTTACATTCAGAAGTCAGATTATAATAGATGAGGTGATTAATTATTTTTCATCTAATATAAAAGACATCGCATGTAATACCGCTACAGAAGAACCTAATAATGCTGCTGCCAACGAAATATGCGATATATTCAACAGCTACGGAGACCCTGACGATCCTAATACGGAGGAACAAAAAGAAGCTATAGATGGTATCGAGGCTCCTGAGTTTGGAGCCGAGTGTACTGATGCGCACCGCCAGTATTCGCTTATTACAGCTCCGGTAGATCGTATTGTGGGTTTCCGTGAAGAATATACGTATAAGGATCTTGAGGATATGGAGCACGTATCCACCGACTACCTATATACTACCGGCGGTGAAAAGCAAGACAAGTATTCTGTGCTATTTAACTGGGAACTACAGGAACAAATGATAGAGTTCATGGACAAGTATTTCTTTGCCGATGACGAAGATGGCGGTCATTGGGCTGGATACTGGTCGGGTGATGACGGGACCAAGGCGTGCGCTGTGTACGATTCTCTGTTACAACCGTCTGTTATATTACAGTCTATAGCCGAAGCTATTTATGTTCTGGATTCTATGCCGTGTACTTGCGGATGTTTTATAGAAGAGCCTTGTCTTAATCCTACTGTTGCCAGAAGCGATTATAACTCATTCCAGTCATCTTCTACACTTCTTGGAGCATACCTTCTTATGAATGATGTGTGGAATGATGATAAAGGAGAAAGTAAGGTTTGTTTCCCAGATAGCAACCACTGTCTTCCGGACTGGAGGGCCGGACGTTCTTCGAGTACTATCCACAACGACGCCTACAGGTCAAGGATAGCGCCTGGAGCCCTGATAAGGGACACCTGGCCTGAGATAGAGAAAAAGATAGATGATTATTCATATAATTTCCTTGATACCGGTTACGTACCAGAAGGAGATTACGGAGATGGATGGACATGGGATTCTTATGCTAATTTGGCTGACAATAACGTAGGTGCTCTTATTCCTGAAGATGTTAAAGGTTCTACGATGTTTACATCAGAGTTATTGGTATGGAGGTTTACGAAATGCGTGCTTCGTAACGCCCGTTTCCTTCATATTACAAGACCTGAAGAATGGGATGATCCTGATTTCCCGGCCAAGGACAAAGTTCTTTATCTGGAATCTTTGGGGAAGATAGATGGTCTTATGGATGCTGTGTCCACACAATATGTCCGTCTTTCTTTTTGGAAATCATTAGATCCAAGATACAAAGGAAGCAATAGGAAGATAGATAAGGATGATCTCAACTTTGATTGGGAGAAGGTCATGGATGAAGGCGATAATTATGTTATTGTTGGAGCATCCCGTCCTTACTTTGGGCACATAGGCGAATCTTTCTTCGATAAGTACCCTGATGGATTGTATGTAGCCATAGACTGCCCTATAGTATCATGCCCTTGGATTTTTACCGTCCGACAGATTGATTTCTGTAAGGTTAAAGACGATGGAGAAGAAGAACATAGCAAGAATCCGTCAAGAGGTTTGGTAGGCACATCTTACGTCCTTGGTAAAACTATATACCCATATATTTTTGGTATCAGAGAAAAGGAAATAGACCGGATAAATGTACGAGCCAAAGAAATATCGTTAAGGGCTACTGTAGAATACGCCAGCCAGTGTACGATATGCGGGGATCGCCCCATAAACTGTGCTCCAAGGAAATATAAGTACGGTGATTTCGCTTACTGGGAATCGTCTGAGAAGTATCCTGCTAATTTTGAACTGTACGACAGTAGTAAGGTTAAGATAAGTGATCATGGTTATGAAGGCAATTCCAAAAAAGCATACGACAATATCGTATCCAAGCTTACTGAATACTACGGTTCCCCCTCTACGGATGATAAGGGGATGATGTCTTTTAAAGGTCATAAATATGGTACGGTAGATACCAGTACCGTCTTTTGCCAACAACCTATTCGGCATTATAAGTTCCCGGACAACGATCACATGCTTTTCATGAACCGGGATGTTAGGTCTTATGATGTTCCTTCCGATATTTATCCTATAGGAATATTAGTAGACGAGGATATGATTAACGTCTTCCTTGATTTTGCTGTAGATTCCGGATTGATAACCAAAGAGCAGCGAGATATGGTTACAGGATATGAAATATATAGAGGTGACAGACGCCTTAACCGTTCTGTTATAGCCACCGGAATAGCTTACGACATGTACAGGTATTCCGGTCAAAACTCGAATCTTAATCTGTATCCTAATTATCCGTATAATGATTTATCGGATGACTCTTTTAATTACGCAACTGAAAAAAGGGTATCGTTTATAACCCACCCATTTTTCAGAAGAGGAAACGTGTGGTATGCATTTAGTTCTCCTGATATTTATTTCAATAAGCCTGAAACCCCTACGGAGGTGGCTATAGAAGGTTTTATAAGGGGAATGTCTGTAGGAAACTTTGATGAGGTTGAAGATCATCCCAAATGGACTATCTTAGGGAAACAATCATATAAGATGGCGGCTACGTTGGCTAACATCGAATCTACGGCCACCATAGCTTATCAGATAGCGGAAGAGCTTATGAACCGTTCTACGTCTGCGTATGTAGGTGTGATAGGTAATATCAATATGGCAATGATATTCGCTTCAATGATTGCCACCATATCTGATACGCTTGCTAAAAGACCGGTATTGTATGGTAAGTATAGATATGATTGGCTCACGACATTCATAAACAATGGCCCAAGAAGAAACCATGCTTTTTATTACACGTCTGTAGGTTACTACAATAGCATGATGGGCTTCGATGATACGGCTCCATACGAGCAAAACAGATTAAGGGGATTGGCTAACACCAAGAGTCTTAAATCAGGTATGTACCCCATATCCGACCCGTCTACGACATCATCTTGGGTTACTGGAGAAGATGTGGGTGATGATAACCAAAACGCTTCAAAAGATTTCTTGTTTATAAATAACATAGATAGAGAATCCTCCATGTTCTTGTCTTTTGGAGATCCGGGAGAAAAGGATCCTGATACAAGCATCTTAAATTCAAAGTATCTTGTATCGTATCCTATGCAGGCCCAGGTATATGATACAAGTCGTATCCATGACCCTGTTATCATGGCTTCTGATGCTGGATCTAAAGAATCTTTTGAAAGAACGAAGATGTTGTCTTATATCTGTTCTCCATATATGAAGCTTATGCGGTACAGGCCCGATCAGTATGGAGCTATAGAAGACATCAAATGGATATCAGTCGGAGGATATGGATTCTTCCAAGGAGGGAAACAACCGCTGTTTGGCGGTGACACCTACATATCGAGGTTTTCCATGAAACGGAAATTCCCATTTTTTTATAATACTGCTTTTGGTATAGGGGATATGATACCATTTGCTTACAATGATTACCGAAATGTCGGATTTCCCAAGTATTTCGTTAATTACGATACTGGAGAAGATATGCTTGAGCATACTGACAACGAACGTTTTAATAGCTGGACATCATCAAGCAAAGGAACGTATTCTTTTTATCCAAACAGAAAAAGTTTGTATAATTTAAATGGCGAGAACGAGGCTAAGAAATACGTGGATGGTAGATTCTATCTGTGGTCTTATGGTATTCCTCAATTCCTCGTAGAATCGGAAATAAACTGCAATTTCCGATTAGAAGGAGTAGAGCCTCATGAATGGTTTTATCCGGCTCATGGTGATTTTGCCTGGTGGACACAAGAAAAGAACGTATCTATCCATAGGGACAATGATTACAAGATAAGTCCTATCTATTCATCAAGAATGACATTGACACCTAATGTATTGCCGGCAACATACGAACGTCGTTTTTATGATTGTGCTTACCAGCGACCTAATGGTGTTATATGGAGTAGGGCTGACGTATCTGAAAACAGTCAAACAGATCCGTGGCTAACGTACAAGCCTATGGACTATCATGAGTTCCCAACCAGCAACGGGAAGCTTATTCACATGAAGCGTATCGAGTCTAATCAGATTCTTGTCAGGTTCGAGGACCAGGTTTCACTCCATAACGCCATAGACGTAATCAAGGAGCGCACCTCCCCAGGGCAGGCTGAGATGGGCACCGGCGGTCTGTTCGCGTCCAGGCCTCTGGAGTACAACACGACCGACCTCGGTTATTCTGGAACACAGAGCACTGAAATAATTAGTTCAGAATTTGGTCACTTCTGGGTAGATACTAAAAGAGCACAGGTGTTTATGACCGATCCGAACGGACGTAATCTCAAGGAACTTAGTGTAGGTATCAGACATTGGCTCAAGCGTCATCTTCCGTTTAAGATTCTTAGATACGGAATAACCAACATCTTAACCGGCACAGAGATGACAGAAGAAGATACAGACAATAAATTTATCGGTCTTGGTCTGTCTCTTGGATGGGATAACAGGTATAAGAGAGTACTTATCACGAAAAAAGATTATATACCTGTTAAGAACCCGGCATATTACAAATATGATGGTGGAAGGTTCTTGTACAATGAAACAGAGGTGTTATCAAACGATAAGGAAATATCTTTAAAAGACGAACAGTATTTTAAAGACGTGTCGTTCACTATCGGATATTCGTGTCTGAAGCAAGAATGGATTTCTTATTATTCGTTCTGTCCTGACTATTATATAGAACAGCAACAATATTTTCAGACAGGAATAAACTTCCCGACATCAGACGAAGAAGGCGGCTTATGGAGTCATTTGCTGACGAATAAGAGCTTCCAGACATTCTACGGAGCAACATATCCATTTATATTAGAAGTGCCGATAAAAGAGAAATATAATGGCTCTACGCTGGCTTCTGTAGAATACGAGCTTGATGCAAGGAAATACGTCGATGATGTGAATTACACTCTTGACAGGAAAGTAGGTTTAGATACGATAACTATCTACAACGACACAAACAGCTCAGGTGAAATTCATCTTGTTCCAGAAGAAAAGAATAATTTAGCGCAACGTATATCGTATCCGAAAATCGTAGGCGACTATACTGAGGTCCTGGATACTGAGGTATATAGAAGACATAAGTTAAATGACTTCTTCAACAGGGTTGACGATGACCGGTCAGATACCCCTATTTGGATCAAGGACGATAACGATATAAATAAGTCAGTTAATCCTGATGCTCTTAATTTCAGACGGTCATGGCTGGATAGGTTAAGAGGAAGTTGGATGCTGATGAGGATAAATAAAGTAATTAGCAGCCGGAAAATTATATTCCAGTGGTTGATTTCCGAAGATAAGATTAAGAATAGATAATATCGTATTACCCTCTGCCTATTAGCAAGTAGAGGGTAATACTTTTAAGTGCAAGGCTGTGTATAACCACTTTATATTATTCACTACATTTATTTATCCAAATTAATATATTTTAAATCATTTTAATTTATAAATCATGTTTTAGTGTCTATATTTGCATCGTAATCAAGATAGATTATAATGTAAGACAGTGGTGATGGAAGGTGATACTTCGGTTTGTGTCATAGGTTCGAGTCCTATATTTTTCATGTAAGAAAAATTAGATCAGTTGGTAGATCAAAACCTCCTTTCATATTAAAACACATTCCAGGTTCTCCCTGTTTTAATAAAATATATAGATGGTGAGGAGTTCGGTTACTTCGAAAATTAGCGTAGTGGATAACGCGGTATTCTGTAATAATACTTTTCATTGGTTCGAATCCAATATTTTCATTTTGTCCGGCTCCGTTTTTCCTCTGTTTGAAATATATAAAAACTAATGAGTGGTGATGGGGTTAGTTACTTCGAATTTAGCTCAGATGGATAGAGCGATACTCTTTTAAAGTATAGGTCGATGGTTCAAATCCATTATTTCATTGTTTACACTAACTTCAGCTTTTCCCTCATTGAGTATTCATTTTGATATATTTTTTTTTTCAAGCAGTGGTAGTAATATCACTGCTTTTTTTGTATAACACTTTAAAGAAAACAACAACAAATGGGAAAGTTTAACAAAAAGGATGAAGGTGTTAAACCTACGATCGTGAATCACATGGGAGAGAAGGCGTATAAGCCTAACGCAGAAGAAGAGTTGGTAGCTACGGTAATGACTACTATGTTATCCGATTCTTATTATGAGAAAGAAAAAGATAAAGTAGAAAGAATTAAGAACCTTATGGATCAGGTAGATCCGTATTTCGGAGCACAAACAGCATTGTATGTCAGGAAAGAAGGAAAGCTTAGGTCGGTAACGCATCTTATGGCTTCTGTCCTTGCCAGCAAAGCATCTGGTAAAGAATGGGCTTCAAGGTTCTATAATAAGATCGTTATGCGTCCTGATGATATGAGCGAAATCCTTGGCTGTTATGCGGCTCTTAACGACAAAAATCCAAAGAAGTTAAGAGGAATATCCAGCGCTATTAAGAAAGGATTTAAGACGGCTTTGGAAGGTCTTGATCCGTATCGGATTGACAAGTACAAGATGGACAGTAGGGTCATTACTATGGTTGACCTCGTAAACTTATTTCACCCTAAAGGCAATCAGGTTAACAAAACAGCTTTCCAGTACCTTATAGAAGGTCGATCTTTGTCTGGATTATACGAAAGCAAGATTCTTGAAAAAGAGATGTCTAAGGCCGGTCAGGATAAGAAAGACAATAAGGAAAAGAAAGAAGCTTTAGGTGACGCTATTCGGGACGTGGTTTCCAATGTAAAAGGTATGCCTATTTTTAATATGGTTCGTAACCTTGTAAACATAATCAAATACGCGCCTGATCAAATAGATGAAGTTTGTAGGCAGCTTACAATAGAAGAGAAGGTACTTAATTCTAAGATGCTTCCTTTCCGTTTTGCTTCAGCTTTCAAAGAGGTTGAAAATATAGGCACTGATGGTTCCGAAAATGATATTGTATTTGAGTCGGATAAAAAACGTGCTAAATTAACAGCGCGTAATAAATATAAGATTTTAGATGCGTTGGAGAAAGCCATAACCATCTCCTGCAAGAACCTGCCGGTATTGGAGGGGCGGTCGGCTATCCTGATTGACCACTCTGGCTCTGTACGTGGAGATATGGGAGGATCTTCTGAAGTGTCTGCCTTTAGCAAAACAAATACGGCTGTCATTGGTAACTTATTTGGCTGTATGATCGCATCTGTGCTTCCTGACGTATTTATTGGCATGTTTGGTGACAAACTTATCAATTACGAATATGATAGAAGTAAAGGTGTTTTATGGAATAACAAAAAATCTTTTACTGCCGGAGGAGACTGCGGTGGTTCCACCGAAAACGGTCTTTTTGCATTCTTGGAAAAGTGCGTTAAAGATAAGATCAAGGTAGATAATTTGTACATTATTTCAGATATGCAGATAGGAGACGGTGAATCTGTTGTATGGGAGAAAAGCTCCAGTTATGGATATGGCAAATTCGCCGAACTTTTGAAAGAGTTCAAGAAAGTAAATCCAAATTGCAAGATCGTTTCTATTTCTATTCAAGGATATGGAAGTGAGATGTTTTACAGAGGATCTAATATCTTGAACATAGCTGGCTGGTCAGAATCTATTTTCGATGTTATTAACAGCAAGTTCTGCGGATATAAGAATATGATTGAAGAAATTAAGAAAATAAAAATATAATCATTGATTTTGCTTCAATTGTAATTTCCATAGTAAACAAGTTTTAGCTTTAAAGGTATAGCCGAAGAAGTACGTGAGTATATCTTCGGCTTTTTTATTTACCTTTGTTGAAAAACAGTTTGTTATGAAACAAGTATTATATAAAAATGATATATACCCCTATAATGTAAGGGTATTGCTTGGAGCAGATGAAGAGTATATAGCAAAGACGTTCGCCAACCTGGAAGTAGAAGATCAGAGCTGGGAGGGGTGGACTGATGATTATGGTGGCAGAACTATTTTCGTAGGAAACCGAACCAATCACAGGAAAGAAATATGTTTCTTATTTCATTCACTATCTGATATGGATGTTAGAACCATAGGACACGAATACCTGCACGGTCTTTCTATTTATTGTAAGTATCTTAATATGGATTACGGTTTTGAAGTCGGAGGAGATGAGCATGCCGCCTGTCTGATGGGATGGTTAGTTGATAAGGTTTGTGGTGCTTACCACAAATTTAAGAAGGAGGAAGAAAAAAATGGCAAAGAAGACTAAAAATTATGTAAGAGACAAACAACCAAAAACATTATGGAGTAAAATTGGTCCGTTTGTAAAACTTAGAGAATATCTGGCATCTAATATAACACCTGACGTGTATGCTAATGAAAGAGGATTAAAAACCAAAATAATGGAATTTTTTGGTCAAGATGTTCCGAAAGCCAATGTAGATGATTTTAGTCAGAATCTTTGGTTTAGATTCTTAAACCAACCAAATAATCTGAAAGAAGAAAATGGGATTGTCAGAATACCAGACAATATCAAATCCATTATATCTGACAGGATAAATGGTGGGTGGGAGAAAATGGCTAAAAAATATGGAAGGGAGCTTGATTCCTTAGATAATAAGATAATTGATGGAAAAGTTGCAGGCAAGGACGTATCTGATTTGGAGGAGTTAAGGGATGTAACAAGTAGGAAACTTGGAATGGTGGAAGAGGGAATAGATCTATTAAAAAAAGCCAGAACTGGAGAACATCAGGTATTTAACGAATACAATTTTATACCAGATGCTTACGGCGATTTAAATGATTTATCAGGCTTATCAAGTTTCACTATGTACCGTGATGATAGAGGTAGGATGGTCGTAAAAGATAAGTATGATTTTTATAGAAGCGATCAACCTCTTGGTGTCGGGATTGTTACTAAGATTCTTGATACAATAGGATACCCGTTTGATATTCTGGATTATGTAGAAGATAAGAATCCATATGAAGAGAATGATCCAAACAAGGTTTTGTTGAAATCCGCCATTGATTCCAAGAATGATCTGGATAAAAAAATGAAGATAAGATCTAAAAAACAAGGAGGGGATTCTTCTAAGCCGGAAATAGATTGGGATTTATTCAAATCCAAATATGAAAATATGAAGCGCGTGGGTAAGGGTACGCACCGCACTATGGACGTAGATGGAATGAATATGATCTATGATGCTTTATATGATAAAGGTTTCAATCAACGCCAGATAGAAGCCGTACTTGGAAATATTATTGAAGAATCTGGTGGTAATCCCTATGCCGTATCTGATTATGGAGGGTTTAAGGGACTTTTCCAAGAATCCGATAAAAGATATCCACCCAAAGAGTTTGAGAAAGATAAAGAGCGATTTAAGGGGGATAAGCGTGGATATATCAATTACATGATAGACAGATTTTATGATCATGTTCAAGATGATGGGATGTATAGTATAAAGGATACTAAATACAATAAAGCCATTCATGCAGTAAGCGAATTTATGTCAGAAGATCCAGATACGGATTATTCGTATCCACTTGTGTATGCTTTTGAAGCTCCATCAGATAAAGAAGGAACTTATAAAAATAGAAAAAGCGTATCAAATTTAATAAGCCAATCTTACGTTTCGAATAATGTTGATAAATTAGATGATGATGATAAAAAGGATGATAATATTATTAATGCCATTCTTGGTATAAAAAACGATCTTGAATTACAAGACCCGATTTCCACTACAAGAGGCGAAGCCTTTAAAGAAGCCAGGAAAAGAGGTCTTAAGGAATTTACATGGAATGGAAAGAGATACAATACCAACATCAAAAAAGAAGGTGGCGTAGTTGGCAAGCAGCGTGAAGCATATGAATACTTTACTAATAAGCGCGGCATGTCCAAGATACAGGCGCTTGCCATCATAGGTAACCTAATGGCTGAATCCGGTCTTAAAGATGACATATACGGAGACAACAGAACATCATACGGCATACAGCAATGGCATAATGAGCGCATGGATAAATTGTTCAAGCACGCCAAAAAGAAAGGTCATTCTACACCAACATTCAAAGACCAACTTGAGTTCTTAGCTGACGAATACGAAGGAAAGACCGGATATTCTAATTTCTTATACACAAGAAAAGGAAAAGAAGGACCAGGGTATTACAACTACAGCCGGCAGGACTTCATGAACGCCGATAACCTTAAAGATGCTGTAGTAGCTTGGAACCAGGGAGCAGGACGCCCTCATAAGAGTGTTATAAGAAATGATGACCGTTATAACTATGCTATGGAAGTTGCAAAAAATCTTGGTTTGGAAATTGAAGAAAATTCCGTATCTTCGTATGGTCAAATGGGATTCGGAGATGCTGCTGAAACAGCAGCATCGGTAACACTTCCAGAGGTAGAAGTGGCAGCCGCCCTCCCTAACCCGGAAGTCCCGTCCCAGGAGAGACAGTCCGAGGAAGAGAGATTCCGTACATGGACTGAAACGTATGGTAAGGACATCGTAAATCATTTACTGACGTTAGACGGGAAAAAGGATGGTGATGACAGTGATTACAGCATGATGTATAAACAGCATCAAAAAGAAAGCGAAGAGGATAAGAAAATGGCTTTGATTAATGCCGTGCTTCCCAATATACAACTTCGCATTAAAGGCGTCACCGATAATTAGAACAAGATTGTGTTTTTTCCTCATATTAATAAAGCGAAGCCGGATTTGAGACTCGTTATGCGGATACCGAAGGTTGAAGAACGATATCAAGATAATCCGGCTTTTTTTGTGCGATTTCGTGAAGGATGGAACTATCATCGCCTTGGTTTAACAGAACAGACCTATGTACCTCCACTGTCCTGACGGGCATGGGAGCCCGTCTCGCCTACCAGCCTGCCTAATTCTCCACTGGCTACCTAATATAACTATTAACGTCACTCCATCACCTATCTCCCTTCAGTCGATAGGTTCAGTCGTTTTTAAATATTATAAGTTCTTTCGCATCGTTCCCTTCGGTCACGATACTCAATCTTTTAACACAATTAGGCGAACAATACAATGACGGAAAAAGTAATTTGTCAATCCGTTCACTCACTTAACTCCCTTCGGTCGTTAAGTTCATTCACTGTAAACAATTATATGAATAAATGGTAAAGTATATAAAATAATATAAATAATATAATGAGTAAGATCATTGAAAATGGTCTTAATATTAAGGGAAACGGAGACTATTTATAGGCGTAGTTTTAATTCAAGATTTGTTGTCCCACCCCTGAAGGTCAGGAGGTTACGTTCAGAACCGTTTTCCTGTCTCTTATCCAAACCGTCATAAAATAAAAAACCTTGTATCCTATTTCTCTCAAACCGGATACAAGGCAGTGCATTTTCTTCTTTTTATGTAAAATCATATATTTGCACTAAACAAAAAAAACAATATGGAGACAAAAATAACTGAAATAATGAATCCTCACAAGTTACACGACAAGCTCTTCAAGAAAGAGCAGGTCTCTCCGATAGAAGTTATATACAATAGCTTCAGCAACTTAGGGTACAATGTAGTACGCCGTCCATCCGGTCAGTGTTTAGGCAATTTGAGATATTTTAATCTATTTTATGACAAGCATACTCATCATTTCTATCAGAAAGACAGGAAGTTGAGATATTGTAGCAACTTTCTCATATCTGATTACTGGAAAGATAGAGTGCGATGTTTCATAGTTTGGAACTTTGGCTTTGGAAGATTCTTTCCGTACAATGACTTTATTGAGGCTATGGTTTACGACTATCTCCGATATGGGAGAAAGTCAGTTCCTTATCTTAAAAGCGTGCAAGAGGCTGAAGAAAAGTGCGTAAGGTTCTATATCCGGTCTCAGATAGATATGCTCCGTAAGGAAGGATATGCTGCATATCGGGCTAAGTTTAAGGAAGAACGTCCTCAGTATTTCATCGGAGACGATAGGACGGTGTTTAGATGCCTTGACAGCTCTTTGAAAAGAGAAGAGAAGATTGCTGCATGCGTAGCCCACAAAAGGGCTTTAAAAGAAGGGATAATGACTTCCTTCATCAATCACCTTAAGAAACATCCTACCACTTTATATTCGTGGTTCTCGTCAGAGGTAGATAGCGAAGGAAAGAATAGGCTCTGTCTATCTGAAAAGGCTGTTTCGTATTTGAATAAGAGACTGGTTCGCAATGGGTTAAAGTCTCTTTCTGCATCATATCTTTTTAGAACGTTTAGAAAAATGGTGAAGATCTTGTTCGGTTCCAATGTCAGGTCGTTTTTGAATAGCTGTCTGATGTCTGTTTCAACAGAAGAGGTTTTAACCAAATCTATGAAGAAAATAGTTTCCAAGACAGTGCTGTTTTTGTACAAGAGAGCGCTTAAGAACTATCGCCGGGCATGCGGTCTTAAGTACGACCCTGATTCGGGCGGTTTGTCTGCCGTACATGATTGATTTTTAAACGTATCCCATAACGTTGGATTTTCTCGTTCGTTTCTCTTATCTTTGTGAAAAAAGATAGTATGAAATTACGAATCATAAAAAATCGTCCGATATTCGCTCCTGGCGGTAGTGTTCAGGATAAGAAACAGGATATTAATGTATCCTCTACTCAGTCTATTCTTGATTATGGAACGCCTGTTAATAAATGGGGTGAATCTGATATTCAGAATATATATATGCCTTCTGATGTGATTTTAGAAACAGAGGAGGGGGAGATAAATCCATTTAGTAGTATGCCTACATCCGATCCGTTTTTTGAAAACAATGATGCAGGATATGCAGGATATCTCGCTGATAATAGGGGTATGGTTAAAAACGTAGAGAAATCAGTCGTTGATAATACAATGAATGTAGGTGGTGTTGATGCTGATTCCTCTAAAGAAAAACGTTCCCAAGATGGTAATCCTCTTGATCCTATGACTACCCCATATTATTCACCCGATCTAACCGGCAGAGCTCAAATGTTCGGTACAAGTCTTGGCCGGATAAGAGCCGGTAATAAGGTCGGTGCTAATGTGGCTCAAGCTGCCTTGTCTGGTGTTAGTTTAGGATTAGGTCTTACCCGTAATATCATGGGAGCTTCATCTGCTGCGTATGCAGCCAGCAGAGACGAGCAGGCAGCGAGGGAAAAACTTGCCAAGGAGCGTCGTCAGCAATTCATCAAGTGGGAACGTGAAGGTGGTGGCGTGAATTTAGGTAACGGTCAGAAGATGGATACGTCTGATATGACCGGCGAATATATTTATCCTCTTCCCAAGTCTATGGAAGATGCTGCGAATGTAGAGATAGAGAAAGGCGAGTACGTGCTGACTCCTGACTCCGTAGGGCCTATGGAAGCCAAAGGGAACAGACATGAAAATGGTGGCACTCCGGTTGATTTGCCAGAGGCTTATATTGTTTCCGATTATCGTAAGATAGATGATGAGTTTGCCTCTTACGTTAGAGAAAATTATGGTATTAAGGCAACGTCAAAAGATACGTATGCTACACTCCTTGATCGATATAAGAAGAAGATTGGTTTGTCTGATAAGTACGAAGATCAGGAGCGTGTATATAAGAGATTAGAGAAAAATGAAGATGTAAAAGACAAAAACACATCTAATCTTAATGCTTCTATTCTTTCCAAGTACGTCAATGAAAACCAGAAAGAGATAGACGAGCTTGAAGCACAATTTCGTTCTTTCGCTGAAATCGTTTATGGCAAACAGGAAGAATCTAAGCGTAACGAGAAGATGGATGCTTTTTTCAGGGATGGCGGGGTTGTTGATCTGAATCAGGTAAAGAAACAAGCTAAGGCTTTTAATATTGCAGAATCAGATGCTAAGAACTGGATATATGACGAGTATGTTAAGCAAACCAGGAAAATGGCTGAAGGTGGACCTACTCAGAAGGAGCTGGAGGAACTTAGAAAGAATGCTATCGGCTACAATAAGCTTATCAATCAGTTATTTGGACGAACTCTTAATATGACTGTATCTGATGTTAGTGGTCGTGAGCAGATTCTTAATCCTGATTCCAGTGTCAATGCCAACCAGAATCTCCAACATAGAAGCAATTTAGGATACGGCAGGGTAAATGATAAGGCGGTATCTAATTTGCTCGACATAAACCGATGGGCTAACAAGTACAATACGGATGGTGATTTTGATACAGAAGGTTTCCAGAAAGGATACAACAGGCAATTAAATGCATTGTGGGCGTTAGCTGATGTAGGTGCTATCACGAATGCTGATGCAGCCAAGAAATTCAGAGATGAGTACGGATTCTGGGGCCAGGATGCCGGAAGCTACGGAGGTAATCAGGCTTATAATTCATTTGCCGTAGATGATAAGTTTGGTCAGACAACAGCCACCCGTTCTTATTATGGATTGGACGTTGTTTCGGCAGAGCAAAAAAGATTGTTAAACGAAAAAGGGATAAAGAATTATGTTGACTTATTTGGTGATAAATCTGATGCCGCTAAGAAGATTCTGGGCTCCGATTATAATAAGTTTGTTGCTTTAAGAGATAGTGGGTTAATGCCGGAAATAGACTTCGTTCTTGAGTCTGTTAAACCAGAAATGAAGCCTATTGAGGCCGGTCCCATAGCACCAGACCTTACACCGCCTAAGATTGGATCTCCTGGAAGGATAGAGGTAAAACCGAAAGCAAGTACGCCTGCGACTGCAACCGACACCGATACAGAGGAGGTGGTTGAAGACAACGGACCTAAAGGACAGGGCAGACCGGCGGCGTTCGGTCCTATCTTCCCGGAAATGCTAAGAACCCTTGACACTGGCTTGGAGATAGAAGGCCTGGAAAGACATCAGGCTCCGAGAATAGACCCGGTTCTTCAATCTGCTGATCAGTATATCAACGAGCTCAACCGTGCGACATCGGCTCAGTTAGACGCAGCAGGTGACGTGCCCGACTCCCAGCGGGCTGCTATTCTGGCTAATATGAACGCCATAGCTGGAAGCAATATAGCCAAGTATGTTAATGAAGTAAATTTCAATAACGCAAGGCAAATAAACGAAGCTGATAGGTTTAATGAAATGGCTTATGTTCAGACAGATGATAAGAACATAGCAGAAAGGCAACGTTATGAATCTGGGTTGTTGAAAGCTATGGCTATAAGGGATGAAAATCTTGCTCGTTATTATGATAGTATAAACAGCGAGATACAGAATAAGTTTAATGTTCGTACATCGTTGAATACCATAGCTTCCATAGCCCCGAATATGAGAATGCTTCCAAGTGGTCAAATTATTTACGTTCAAGGCAATCAGGATGTGATGAATATGGGTGATTATTCTACACCTTATTTGAAGAGCTTGGAGGATGATGAAGAAGATAAATATAAAAAGAGAAGGAGAAATAGCTGATGGCTTCACAATATAGTATTTTAAGGCAATATGCCCCGTATGTTAGTCCTTACAACATAGATCTTGTTAAGGACGTCATGATGTACAAACAGCAGAAGGTTGATGCTGCTCGTGAAAAGATCTATACCCAGGTAGATTATCTTATGGGTCAAGAGATAGATAAGCCTGAAGCCCGCGCTTATATGGAAGATAAGATGTCAGGTGTGATTGCTAACATCAATCAAAAATTCAAAGGCGTGGATCTTTCTTCTGATGGTGTTACGAGAGCCATACAAGGAGAGATCAGTTCGGTGTTGGATGATACGGTCATTAACGCGATTGCCGGCACAAAAGAAGGCAGGAGAATGCATAAAATGCTATCTGATTTACAAATAAATAATCCAGAACTTTATTCTGCTGCGAATGCTTATGCGGCTTTAAAGCCGTATAATGAATGGGTGAATGATGGAAAGGCTGGTTCCCGTCTTGCTCCTCTTCAATATACTCCTTATACTGATTATAATAAGGAATTAAAAGATAGGATAGATTTTATAAGCAAGCTTCATAAAGGAGCTAAAGTTCAGATTCCTATTCTTGACAAGGATGGTCATCCTACCGGGGCAGTACAAGAAGTAACTAAGGATATGCTTACTCCTGAACAGATAGCTTCTTTTGCATTGTCAGGGTTATCAGATAAAGCAAGGCAGCAGATGCAGGTGGAGGCTATTTACATGGTAGACTCTAATCCCTCTTTATATTCGTATGATTCTGTTCTTGGTTTTATGAATAAGCAGATAAGTGATAAGCAGAGGTATGTTGATGCTCTTACTGCCGATCTTTCCGGTTTGGGTTCTGATCCTGCAAAGAAAGAAATGGTTGAAAATGAAATAAAGAGAGCCAAATCTGAAATAGCTTCCATGAAATCTGAATTTAGCAGAATGGATGAAAGGGCTTACGATCCGTATCTTGGAGCGATGAAGGTTATTGAAAATAATTTTATTAATAATGCTGCTGCTTCATATGCTTATGATAATTCGTCTTTCATAATCAAAGCCGACGAGCTTTACTGGAAAACCAAAGAATATAATCAGAGGGAAAGATTAGCTAATTTGAATTTCGAAAAATGGAAGATAGAATTTGAATATGAAAGAAATAGGGATATTGCAGAGTTTGAATATGGTAAGAATAAGGATGAAGCCAGATTTGGATTAGACGAAGAACGTCTGAAGATGCAGAATAGGCTTAATGAAGCCAGAATAGCAAAACTTATGTCCTCTGGTGCAGGAGCGGCAGGCGGCAGAGCTGGAAGCCGAGCCATGCAGGTGGGCGTTGGCACAAACTCTGGTGGAACTATTTCAGCTAATCCTATCGAAACTAAAAATATTAGCATATCAGAAGAAACTCATAAGAAGTTTAATAAGGCATATACAGATCTTGTAACATCCGGAAGTAGACTATCTACAGCCCTTGGTGCTGAAAACATGAAAAATATTCAAGCTGCCATATCAAGAAATATGACGGATGAAACATCAGGATACAAGTATCTTATGGATGAAGAAAAACTTCTTAAGTATATAAAGGACAATGGAGGTCTCTCTAATGATATGTTTGACAAGCTACCTGTGGCAGAGAGAAAAGCTGCCACAGATGCTTATATGCAGCTTAATAGCGCTGTAGACAAGATGGATATAGAGAATGATAGAATTAAGAAGGAGAATAAGATTTATGATAATATTGTATCTGAAATAGCAAATGCGATCGCGCAGAAGGAAGGAGGTAAACCCGAAGAATATATAGCCTATGCTACAGCGTTATCCCTTAATGATATTTTAAGAAAAAATAGAGGTACAGTCGGCGATGTAGAATCTGGAGTAAGATATTATGAAAAAGGATTCTCGCCTGCTGATATAGCTACTATAAGAAAGAGGGTGAAAAATGATGGCATTGATTTATCTAAAGTATTTGAGAGGGATAGCAAAAGTGGCAGGTATTTCTTAAAAAAATACGATGATGTAAAAAATAGTTTCTCGGATGGTGAAGAAAAGGTGTTTTTTAATACACTGTATTCTATTAGCGGAATGGAGAGCGTTGGAGGTGATGTAGTAAGCGATATTAATATAGCCAATCAAATAACTAAGGTTCAAGATGATGGTATAAATGAGATACGTAAAGAATATCTCGAACTGTATTCACCTAACACAGTAACGTATTCAACCAAATTAACCTCCAAGGAGGCTGGTTATAGAGAGATGGGTGTTCTCAGGGATCTATTTACTAAAAAAATGGCAGAGCATCCTGTTGGTAAATCTAAATCATCATCGGCAACTATTGAATCATTTTCTTTGACAGAATCGGGAATAGCCGACAATGGAGAGAAGACTTACAGTTTGGTTGCTAATCATACTGGTGAAAGAGAGGAAATAGATATTGTTGAGGTATCTGAAACAGAGTTGATAAATAATGGCATAGATCCTGGTATTAATACTCCTTCCGTCGATATAGGTGGATATGAAAGTGGTATTATAAGACCTACATTTGGAAGTGATACCAATATGTGGTATCCGAAGATGCTTGAAAATTCAGATATATCACCCGCTTATGCTTCTGTATCTTCAATGATGAAAGTGTTATCAGATATGATAAATGAATCTGGTAATAATTTAGATGATATGCCAGAACAAAAGGTTTGGCTTCTTAATGCAGCTAAAGATATATTGGATAACAGTGGAAAGCTTGGTGTAAAGGTTGAAGGTTATGATCCTAAGACAAGTTACGGTTATGGATATGAGACAAGGCTTTATCTTATGGAGAATGGTAAACCTGAGTTAATAGATTCGTTTGATACTCCTAATGTATGGTTTGCGGATAATGTGTCTAAAGAACTTGCTGTTGCGCCTCAGAAAAAAATAGTTAATTTTGTTGTGGCAGCCATAACAGAAGAGATTAAGGATATGGTGGCGGCAAAAGAAAGGGGTGATTTACCTACGTCTTTGAATAAAAACGGCAAGTTGATGAAGTTGTTGAATAGTGTAAATAGGGAATAATATATGGAAAATAAGGAACAGACATTGGTGGAGAAATCAGGGTTCTTACCATCTACTGGATTAAGAGGGTATAATGCCGGAGTTCCTACGCGATATGAAGAAGAATCTTCTCTTATTGAGGGAGCAAAAAGAGAGATGGAGAGGATGAAAGTAGGATCATACACTCCCCCAGTATCAGCCATAAATCCTGATGATGATTCAGAAAAAGGATCTGATATTAGCGGAATAGATACTTCTTTTGATGTAGACACATCTTTTTCTGGATTAAAATCGGCTCTGAATGGTGGAGATGACCCAAGAAAGAAGAAAGAGGAATCTTATAATAAGTTAAATTCCATGATAAAATCTATTCAAGATAAATCAAGGAATACTTATTCTGGTAAACAAACGTCTTATGGTGAGGTTATAGCTGGTAATCAACAGTCATCTGCTGCTGATTTTGGTGTATTTGGTAAAGGAAGAACTATTAAGTTAGATGAAGCATATGACTTTTTATCCGATGGAAACATCGGTCTTGCAAAGTTTAAAAGTTATATGCCAGGAAGGGATAATGAAGATTATTACGGAAGAAGGCAAACTACTTGGAATAAGGCTGTTAATGGCATAGGAAAGCTTGTAACAAAAACAGCATTATATGGTGTATCAGGAGTAGTAGGTATTATCCCGGCTGCGTATAATCTTATAAAGACTGGTACGTTATCTTCTGCATTTGACAATGATTTTACACGGACCATAAATGATATAGATGAAAGAATAAACCACTCTCTTCCTCATTATTATACAAGAGAAGAGCGTGATATGGGATTTTTGCAGAGTCTTGGAACTGCAAATTTTATTTTTAATGATGTTATTGGAAATGGTCTATCGTTTACGACAGGAGCTATTCTGTCTGCCTACCTTACAGGTGGGATGGGCGTGTCAAGTCTTGGAGCTGTTGGCGCTAAAGTAGGGATGAAAGTGGCCGGCAAGATGGCAGCATCTAAGATTGCAGCAAGTGCTGTAAAATCCGCTTTTGGAGCGTATAGAGCAGGAGCGATGTACGGCAGAGCTATCGGCAATATGGCCAAGGTAGGAGTAAATACGTTCGTGGGAGCCGGCTGGGAGTCTGCTGTGGAAGCTCAGTCCTTCATGAAAGACTCTGAAAGTAAATACAAAGAATATTTTAAAAACATGTATGGTCGGAATCCTAATCAGTCCGAGATGGCTGAATTTAAGAGTTCTATTTCCGATACAGCAAACAGCATATTTTTAGCCAATATGGGTATAGTTGGATTATCCAATTATCTCCTTCTGGGAAAATATCTTGGAGTAGACACTGGTTTTGCTTCTAAATACATACCTGGATTAAAGGGTGTATCAGATACATATGGAGGATCAAAGAGTTTTATAGATCGTTATTTGTTTGGATTAGGAACTAAGAAGGTAGCGGGTGATGCTGGAAGGTTACAGACGATAAAAGCAAATTTATTCCAGAAATCCTTAGCTACTGTCTGGAATGTGTCTAAAAGGCCCATATCTGAAGGCGTATGGGAGGAAGGCATGCAAGGTGTTGCTCAGCGCATGGGGGAAGATTTTATTAGATCAAGATATGATAAGACGTATCTTGATGCTACGTCTTCTATAGTTGATTCTTTTTCTAAGGCCATAGCTGAACAATTTACAACCAAAGAAGGATTGAAAGAGATTGGCATAGGAGCCCTGATTGGTGGTTTATTTGGAGCCAGAAATGGTGCTTTTGGTTTATATGAAAGGAGAAATAAAGAGCGTACTATTAATACTGATGTTGAGAAATTTAATAGTAATAATGCTTTTACTTCTCAATCTGTAAAAGACTCTATGCGAAATTTAGCCGAATTTAATGCTCAAATGAATGATCCTGAATCAGATTATTATTCTAAATTTGAATTATCTGACAGAATGGGAATGTTAGAGGATACGGCTAACAATTTCAGGTCAATGGTTAAAAGCCTTGACGAAAGTGAGTTGGCTTCTGAAATGAAAGTAGATGAAGAAACTGTTAAAAAATACAAGGAAGATATTATAAAAGATTTTGATAAGAAGTTAGCCAATTATAAAAAAGCTTCTTCTTTTGCTGAGGCTATTACTGCTGAGACTTCATCCGATCTTTATCGATCTAATGTTGCTAATGCTGTGTTTAAGGGGTTGGATGCAGAGGATATAGCAATGGAAGCATCAAATGATATTGCTGATTATGTAAATGACAATAATTTGTTTGATGATATAAATACGTTTTATTCATTATCAAGTCAAGCTTTTGATACAGCTAATCAGTTAAGGGAATTGCGTAATGAGATCAATGATCTGAATGCTGAAATAGAGAGGTTGGCTACAACTCCGAGAAGAGTAGAGGACGGTAATGATACCGAAGCAGAGGCTATAAAACAAAAAACTATTAAATACGATAATCTTAATAAGGAATATAGAAGGTTGTCAGAAGATCTTCTTAGTAGTTATAAAGAAGTATTTTATTCTTTTGATCCTGGAGTATCAGCTCTTGAGTTGTTTAAATCCGAAACGATAACTGCTGAAGATATATTAAAAGCTTATGATTCTGTTGCTTCTTTAAGCACTTATATCGAGAACAATAAGGGGAAGAAAGAAGCAGAGGATTTAAGAAAGATGGTGGTAAAATACCAGCAAGCTATTACCCAATATAAGGTTCTACGGTCATTCATGAACTCCATGCAGGATAAGAAATTTATGAGACACGATTTTTCTTTATTCTCTAAGTTCTTAAATGATATGGTATCTTCTAATACTGAATCTATAGAAAGTGATCGTTTTTATCAGACAGAGGGTAATAATGTCAGTTTGGATGAAAAAATAAATGAACTCCTGAACAATGGTGAAATAGATTCAGATGAGGCATTTACAATGAAAGTATTTGGTCATTTAAATGATGGTATAACTCAGAAACCGAAAGAGGATATATTGTCTGATTTTGATTATGAGTTGGCTATGGAAGATCTTTTGTCTGCACCTATAGAGGTTAGAGAACGTATAGTAGACAAGATATATACAGGTAATCAAGATCTTTTATCTCCAAGAGAGAAGGAGATATATGATAAATACAAGCAGGATATTGATGATTACATATCATTTCTTGGAGACAGTCCGGCTAAGATGATAAAAGATTTATCAGATAAAGTTAGGAGACTTACTGAGCCTCGATCTGTGTATGAGGATAATAAAGCTATTATTGATATGGCTAAATCCAATTTGGAACCAGATCAAAGGAAGGAACTTGATGATGCTATTTCTTTGTATGTTGATATAATGAACAGACGAGATAAAGGGGAGAAAGTTGACGAAGATAAGCTTGCCGATTCGGTATTTACCATAGAAGATCTTGGCCAGGTTGGAAACATCACGGATCTCCTTCCTTATATCGAACAGAACAGGATTATTGATAAAGGTCGTATTTCCGAATCTACGTTAAGTAATTTTGGGGAGGATGATGCTAATATAGATTCTCTTGTAAATGAATTAGACGAATCTGATAATACGCCGGGAGCCAATATAGATAGCGCCCAGAATCCAGAGACGTTGATGGTAAGAAGAATCTCCAACGACGGCAATGAAAGGTATGAAATTGCCGGTCTTAGAGCCGATAAATTTATATCTTCTATAAAATCATTGGTTCCTATTCAAATAAGCTCTGAAACGAACGCTAATGGCACTAAAAGGTATTCTCTTAACATAGGTGGGGAAACGGCTACTATAATTGAACTTCCTTATCATGCGAGATGGTCTATAGACAAAGAATCGGCTCGTGTTCTTAATCGCTACACAGATGTGTCTATTCAGGACGTGGGTAATTCCTATTCTTTGGTTTATAAGCGTCTTGATTCAGATGAGTTGGTTCCGTACAGAACGGGTGTCGGATTCGGAGATAATGAGGTAGATAAAATAGATCAGGAAGCATTATCTTCTTTGAAAAAAGGAGATAAGGTTAATCTCGAAATAGATGTAAATGATACCTATAATCAGTCTCTTTTTGCCGAATACAATGATGCTGTTCAGTCCGGCGATAAAAAAAGAATAGAATCTGCTGAGAATAAACTGGTGTCCAATATGGTTATCAAGGTCATGAGTGGAAACAGATTCGTTTCTGTTGTAAAAGCTGACACAGGAGGCATAGATGGTATAAGTAAGATAAGAAGAACGGCTTTTAACAAGTGGAAGAAGGACGCCGGCCGGTCGGCTACCATCGGCGTCGGCACGCATGTTGTTGCCCAGACCCTTCCCGGAAGACCGGTGTTTAACATGAAGGTGAACGGTCAAGGATATGGCCAGGTAGAAAATCTCCCTATTACCGAAAAAGGTGCTGAAAAAGTATCTGATGTCGGATATGTATTAAATGGCAAAGTCGTGCTTAAGAACGGATCTAAATACACAGGCTTCCCATTTGCTTATTCTATATTAAATGACAAGGGGAATAATTACAAAAATGTAAGAGTTCCGGTAGTTGTCATCAAAGGTAAAAACGGTTTTAATTATCTTTTCCCAGTTAGCCTGCGTTCTGTGGAATCAGAGGAAGGGCGGAAATGGATGTCTTTTATAGATATGCTGCTTGAATCCGGTGATTCTGAATTGCTACAGATGGGTCAAGATGATATACAAGATCTTAATGCGTATCTAACCAAGTTAGGCCTTGATCCGGCTTCGTATCAAGTATCGTATTTGAATCCTATTTCAGGGCTTAGAAAAGCTCGTGAGGCTATAGAAAAATTATCTACGGTTCCTGATGTTGTTAAATGGGTAGAAGATGAAAGCAGGAATGTGAAAGACATTGTGACGTCTGAAGTAGAATCTGGAATAGATTTCGAAGGTGAGATGTTTGTCGCTCCTAAGATCAGGATTCAGTTTGGTAAATCATCTTCCAGACCTAAATCACTTATAGAGGATGATCTTCCTTTCTCTGATGAGGGTAAGACCGTTACTTCTAAAGAATACGTGGATGTTTATGAAGAGGAAATGCCAGAGGAAGGGGCTGCCCGGGAGACTCAGACGGCGCCATTAGCTCAGCCGGCTCCTGCGGCACAAGCTGCGCAGTCTTTACCTGGCAAGAAGCGTACCTCCAGGAAAAACTTCTCTCTTATGTTAAACGAAATAGAATCTCATATAGAAAAAGAAGGATTGCCGTCTTATGCTAATATTTTTGATTTTATAGCAAGGAAGATTGTAGGAGGTGATTTGAGGTTTCTTCGTGAGAGAGGTAATCCTAAAAGCCTTAAGGAAGAAATGGGATTAGAACCTAAAGGAACAGTAGGTGATAAAATATCCACTCCTTCCAGTAAAGGTGGTAAGACTTTAGAAGAATATGTTTCTTGGCTTCGTTCTCAAACAGATCAGGTGGTGGTTGATTATGTTGGGCCAAGATCTGACGAACAAATTATATCAGAGTTGAAAAACTTTTTGAAATATATTAATTTTGTTCCAAGCAAGGCTTTGAATTATTCTCTTAGAGTCAATGGCATGGATACCCTAAAAGAATATGGCACAAAAGAGGAAGTAGAAAAAATGGAATCTGATATCAATAGTTTGGTTTCTAAAGTTTTGCCTACGGTGGATAATAAAACTGTAGAAGATGTTTCTACTGCAATAAAATCAAACAACTTGCCTGCCATATGGGAGCCCGTGGAAAGCCTTGATATGACAAACGAGGAAAAAATAGAGTTTTTGAATAACGTAGCAGATTTCCTTAGCGGCATACCAGAGTATGATGCTGTCGTGGAGTCTATAGAGTCAGAATCAGATAATATTTTAAATGATGGAAAAGAAGGAAGTGCAGAAGGCGGTGCAGTACGCACTGAGGAAGATGGCGATAAAAAGGGAGATGGAGAAGGCAAAGGACAATCCAGAACAAATGTCGAAGTTGAAAGAAATGTCGAATTACCTGGATCTGAAGAAGGAAGAGTAGATAACTATAGGAAGAACGGAGATAAGTTCTCTGACATTGCTGAAGTTACTTTATGGCTACTTAGAAGGGCTGCCGGCATAACCTCTATCCCGGAAGGAGAAGAGGTTTATGTAGAGGGAGATGAGGTTAATAGTATTATGACCGATATGGAATCAAGGTATGGTATAGACACCATCAATCACTCGCATACGACTAAGGCTATAAGGGACCTTAACGGCGTATCAGGTTATAAAGTAGAATACGGCTTAACCTTTTTGACATACGATCCTTTTATTAGAATATCCAATCTAAGGAAAGGATCTAAGGCTGCGAAAGACGAACCTCGTATATCCGAAGAGTCGCTTACTCACATATCAAGGGTGACAACCCCTTATTTCCTGTACGGCGGTGACGAAGCATATACATCTGTTCCGGCTAAAGTAGAACCTATACCGGAGAAGATAATGGGTCGTAATGGTATTAAATTTGGTATGAGTGTAGTCGAGCTAACCAAATTAGGGTACAAAAAAGCTGGTGGAAACTGGATATATAAATTCTATATGAACTCAGGTGTGTATGATTTGTATAATATCAGTACCGGTGAAGCGTTTAGGGCAAAACCGAATCTTGGAGTTAAGATAAGTTCCAGTGCATTCATCCGCTCTTTATCTCAATCTGGTAGAAAAATACAAAATATGATGAGTAATATGAGCCAGGAAGAGATAGACAGGAATAAGAATCTCGTAGAAGGTTCTGATAATTCGGATTCGATAAATGAGTTAAATAAGGAGTGTTGAGTATGAGAAGGAGATACGAAGATGTTTCAAGTCTTGTTCAGTATCAGTTGAAGACCAATCAGCAGGGGAATATAGAGGTTTATGTTGATGACAGGTTTGTTGGAAACGTAAGTGAAGGAGTCTGTAATTGGAAGGATATTGAATACAAGAGTAAGGTTACTATATCTTTGAAAGGAGTCAAGGATAAGGCTAAAACTTCAAGTAAAAGAGTCGGTCCTTATTGTTACATTTGTTGCATATTTGGAGGAAATGAATCTTATCATGCAGGTCCGAATAGTAATATAAAAAAGAGTCCGGTTACCACCTTTATAATGTATTGTTATAAAAATGGGGATATTACAATTACCACTACTTATACTAAAAATTTATCTGGAACTCTTCAGATAGGTAAAACACAATTGACTATCAATTACAAACAAAGTAAAAGTCAGTCTTTCTCCGGTGGTTCTGTAGATTATGTAACATCCGTATCTGATTTCCCTTTTGTTACTGGTCCAGGAAGTGATAGCGTTGAGTTCAAAGGAGAGGGAAGATTGATAGTTGAGACAGAGGCTTCGCATTATGAAATAGAAGTTTCATAATTTCTATTTTTATACTATCTTTGTCTAAAATATTTATCACTATGGGTGTCAAATGTCAGATAGAAAAAAAGGAAAATGAAATAAAACGGGTTAAGGCTCCTAACGGGGAGCCTTCCGTTCTTTACGAAAGTGCTTTAAAAGTATTAGGAAACAGCGAGCGGGCTCTTCAGGTATGGGCTAAGGCTTACACTCCTGGTTTTTTGTCGTATTACGGTCATTGGAATAACCCGGCTCCAGGGGAGATGTTTAACACCGATCCCAATGGCGAACCTCTTTTAGAAGATGTGCTGTCGTATATGAAGCGTCAGACTTATTTTGCTGATCCTTTAACGGCTCAGGATGTTAAGGATGTAAGGGATTTCCTTTTGTCTACTCATTATTTTTTCAATGCGTCTTCATTGTCTAATGCTATTCTCTTCGATTTTTATGTAGATGGCAGTTTGATACTGAATGAGCAGAAATTAAGGAGATCCGGTTTGTATGATGAAACAGAAATAAGTCGTATTTTATCCGATCCTTCTGTTTTAAACGAGGTTTCGACTTCCATGAGAAAGTTAATAGATTCTTCTATTAACGAACATGATAGGGAAAAAGATAATTATTTTATGTCTATTGACTATCAGTATGGTCCTATTGTTTACAAGGAGGGAGTGTTTAACCAATTTGGTAAAAAAGTACCATATAATCCTTCTGAGCTTTATTATGCTATGCGTAAAACAGTAGCCGGCATAAAAAACTTTTCTGAATTTTCATCTGCTTTTGAATCGTTGAGAAATTCATATCCTGAACTGGTTGAGAAATTCGTTTCTGATAAAGAATTTGCCGAATCTATGTTTGATGAGTTCTCATCTACGAATAAGATTCCGGTAATAAACATAGAAGGGGATGATGTGGTGGAAGGCAAGAGAAGATCTTTGTCTAAGCTACAAGATCTTTCTTATTACAATTCCGGCAAAATAGAGTTCCTAAGAGCTCGTATATCAGCTTATTTACATAGGGCTAATGCCGACACCGAATCCGATTTAAGAAGCATGATATGGGATATAGAAGAGGCTTGTACGTGGTTTGGCATAGATATAATAGGGACATCGGAAACTTATGATGGCACAGAAGAATCTTTGAATAAGATAGATAATTTGATGCTGGATCTTGATATTTATGTGGCCAGGCATAATGATGTAAATTATGCTCCAACGCTGGCATCTTCTATAGATGATGTTCTTGGTGATAGTACAGACTATTATTTTGGATTATTGCCGGAGTATATGGATAATTTGAATATCGTTTATTCTGAATCCGATATAGACCCAGTAGAGGCATTTGAGAAACATTCATTGCTTAAGGTAGGAGATAATCTATATCAAAGGATTAGCAAAGATGATCTTAACGAGATGTATCAAATATCAACAGTATTAGCCAAGCACAACCTAACTCATTTTTCTACTAAAATATATCCTGAATCTTGTTTTAAGAACGGCGTTTTGGATAAAGAGAAAGTACGGAACGTAGATGATAATACGCTCATGGCTTCCATTAAAAAATACGTCAGATCGTTCATGGATTCTCAGAACACAGAGGACATGATAATGACCAGGATGGCGTTTGGGCACCCTGCGGTACTTGACGTTCCTTACGTGGATGTGGATCGGGAGTATAGTCGATACATGAACAAAAAACAAGATAGCGAAAACCCATTATCCTTATTCGATTTATACCAATCTTACCTTGACAACAAACTCCATAAAACAAAATTATATGATAATGCCTATAAGTATCTTGACTTCAAACCTGGTCCATCTTTGGGTCTTATTTCTGATGATCCTGATATTTTGAAATCAATAGAATTATCTTTATCTGGAAAAGACAGGTTGATGTTGTTTGATTATAGCATGACCAGTACCGACCCTTCTTTATCAGAATTGTTTTATTTGGAGAGGTATGACCCTTCGTATGCTGGGAATGATTTTGAACACTATTTTTACACCAGGCACCCGTATTTGTTAAAAGAAAAATCGGGTTCTAATATCGTAGAGCAAGATGGTGTTATAACAGCAGAAGGTATTTATGATAATTTTATAAGAGTAGGTAATAAGATATGGTCTAAAGTAAGCGAGAGTAGTTCCGGCTCTATCTACCAAAATCTGACAGGAACCGAATCGGAGGTGAAATACGATTCTACTCAGAAGGCTAAGACGGTAGAAACTGATTACGCTCCATACCAAAACAGATCTGGCTTGACGCAAGACATGACCGTAAACAAGTCTGAATTGGATGATCTTAACAAATTGGAATGCAGGTAATTTTTGTATATATATATATAGTTTTTTCATGGTTATAATTTGGGAAGTGAGGCTTGTGAAAGTCTCACTTTTCTTATATATGCACGTATATCAATAACATACAAGAAAAGTTAGATTTTCATTGTTTATGAATTATTTTTGTTAAGTTTGCAATATTAGTTTCAGGAAGGGATTATGGAAATAAGGAAAAAGTAAGAACCGAACGTAACTAATAACAGTAGGAAATGAGAATCAGTACCATCAAACGTAACAACAGCATTCATCTTATGTATAAAAACATTATGAATGATTTAGGTCAATTAAGAACTGTAGTTTCAAAATCCTATATTTATAATCTGATACAAAATCAAACCGGATTAAGTATCAGAACTATATCCCATGTACTTAACCATACCAAAGAACAGGATACGGATTCTTTGTGAAAAGCATGTATTTTCATACATTTGTTCGTTCTTTAGTTTTAGTAGGGAAAAGTTTTTCATGGTATTTTAGTTTAGATTAGTTGAGGCAGGATTCGCAGTGATGCGGATCCTGTTTTGATTTACAGCGCTTTACCCAAAAAAGGAAAAGCGAAAGTTGCTGATTATCAATTTTTACCCATAAATGGGGAAAACTACTCGTTGTATATTATATTTCCGTTTTTACTGAAAATCCTTCCATTTTATCGGAAACAAACTCAGCCTTGTTCCACCCTGCAATCATGATCTTTGTTACGTGCTTCATGCACGTATGTTTAACAATTAAATACTATAAAATTATGGGTGGTGATAAAATCGTCCTTTTAGATGGAGCCGGGGCTAACGGTGGTGGTGCAGCCACTAACGGTCTTCTTTCAATGATTCCCGGCATGTTTGCTAATTTGATAGGTGGTAATAAAATGGATCCGAATCTGGTGGCGGCTTTGATGAACGGTCGTAACAACCAGGACGGTTTCGGTGGGGCTAACGGTTGGTGGCTCTGGATAATTGTTTTGTTCTGGCTGTGGGGTGGACGCGGCTTCGGTAACGGTTTTGGAAATGGCGGTGATTGTTGTGCCAATGGTTTGCCGGCTCAGTTGAATAACGATTACGGTCGTGAACTTTTGATGCAGGCAATTCAAGGTAATCGTAGCGCCATAGATCAGATTGCTTCTGCTTTGAACTGTTCTACTACTCAACTTCAGAACGCTATCTGCAACGTACAGGGTGCTATTGATAAAGTAGCTGGTCAGGTAGGTATGACTTCTCAGGCTGTTATCAACGCAGTTCAACAACAAGGTTGTGAAATAGGAAATCAAATCAGCTCTTGCTGCTGCAATCTGAGTTCGTTGATCAATCAAAGCACTTGCCAGACTCAGGGAATGATTACTCAGCAAGGTTTTGATAACCAGCTTCGCACGTTGGAACAAACCAATATCTTGCAGAACGGTCTCAACCAAGGTCTGGCTAACAATCGTGAGCAAGCTACAAGCCAATTCAATATCTTGTCTGCGAAACTTGACGCCCAAACCGTTATGATCAACGACAAATTCTGTCAGTTGGAAATGAGGGAGATGCAGAACACTATTGCTCAACTTCGTGAAGAAAAAGCGGCTTTGACAGCTTCGGCATTATCTCAGCAACAAACCCAGAATATCGTTGGTCAATTACGCCCGACGGCCGTCCCGGCCTACCCCTCTTGTTCTCCTTACCAGGCTTATACTTGGGGACAGGTATTCGGAGGAGGTTGCTGTAATAACGGATGCGGATGTAACAACGGATGTTGCAATAACAACGCTGCTGTCTGATTTTATTAAGAAAGGAGGCTAATATGGCTTGTGTTTCTAAAATAGGATCGTTGTATGAGATGGTTACGAAGAATGTTATTGTCAGTACGACAAATACAGTCTTCGGTATTAACCCACGGGCTTGGATCGCCCTTCCGTGTGAGGGTCTTATCCTTCTTAAGATAAGGCAAGTAGTCCCCACAGCCGGAAGTGCTCTACCGGTACAGATTGCGGTCCCGGCAAACAGCACAGTTTCAACAGTAGGAGCCGACACCTGTTGCCCGGTTACGGGAGTGAATGTCGTGAACCCTATTAACGTAGCTGTCACGGGTGCCGCTATGGTAAATGGCACAGAACGCCTTCTGTACTTCAATAAAGTTCGTGGCGTGTTAAGATTAATGGATTGCTGTGTTCCAGTAGCGGCAGCCCAGGCGTCTGAAGTTAAAGCAGGTAAATGATTTCAGTAGGGTGATGGAGATCATCACCCTATTTTCACCTAACTAATATTTTGATCATGTTTTCAGATTTGAAGAAAGGGTTTCAGGTACATACCCTTGATACTAATACAGTACCTAAATACGAATTGGGAAAGGTAGTAGCCGTATCCGAACCCAGGTATCTTCCTCCTCAGCCAGGTCAGTATCAGGCGATGCAGACCCGCGTGGTGGATCTGACGGTAGAGCTCACTGGCGAAACCAAGACCTATACGGTCCCGGAATCCCAGAATGTGGCTAAGGCTATGGGCATAACATTATCTACCAGCATAGATCCGATTATGAACGAGCTGAATGCCATAAAAAGCACCAGTCAGGAAATAATAGACAGCGTAGATGCCCATCGTGCCAAGATAGAGGCTTGTGAATCTATATTAGAAGATATCAATCCGGCATTCAAGCAAACGAGAGAGCAGGATCGTAAAATAGCTGGTATAGAAAATAAGGTGAATGACCTTACTGATTCATTCGAAGATTTAAAGAAGTTAATTGTAGAACGTTTGAAATAAGTATAATATGATAGTATATGATTTAAATTCAGGACACAGAGAATATCCTGGATATGACGAGATAGAAGACAGACGAGGTGGAGGCAGAGGCAGAAGCCGGCGTTCTGATGGGACGTACATGGGGTATGGTGGTGGTATTTACGACCATTACGGTATGCATGAGAAGATGAAAGAAATGGAAGAGCGCGAAAACGAGCTGGAAGAAAGGGAAAGAAGGCTCGAAGAGCGCGAACGTCGTCATGAAATGGAGGACCGGGAATACCGGAGGATGGGTTACGAATCCTACCCGACCGATTACTATGGAGACGACAGATACTACGGTGACGGACCTCAGATGCGTAGAGGTCGCGGACGTGGCAGAGGTCGTTCTTATTGAGGAGCAGACGCAGAGGATCCAGCTTATCAGAAATATGTAGATACTTACGGCTACCATTTTTCTAATGCTCTCGCTGATGAGGCGGTAAAGAAGATGGTCAACGTCGATGGATCCAAGAGGATCTGGAAGCAGCCGGAAATAAAAGATATTTTTGAAAAGTGCGGAGCGAAGAAGCCGGATAAAGCGACATGGGGCGATGTCCAATATGTCTTTGCAATGTACTATTCGGATGGTTTTCCGAAGGTCTTCAAATGTGAGAACGAGTTGGTGAAAGCTACGTTAATGTATTTGGATGATCCGGATGCTCCCGAAGGAGTAGCCTTTATAAGATGGCTTGCCGTGCAAGATTACCTCGGCGAAAAAATAAACTGGAAGGATCTGACCTGAGATCCAGATCCAGGTCCTTCCGGTGGTGCGGGAGCCATAGTAAAAAATATGATTCCCGCATTCCCGTTTTTCCCGTTTGGAAAAAAAGGAATAAAAATATTATACCGGTCGGCGGGCAATAGAATACCCGTGGCCGGTTTGTTTCACATAACTTTTTTTTGACATGAATATAGCACACGAATCTAAATCGAATAAAACCCCATTGTATTTAATAGGAGAGTTGATTGGCGTACCGAATACGGTTATGGACTCAGCATTGCATGAACTGAAAGATAGAATAGACAAAGACCCTAAATATAAAGATGTTAAAAATTGGCTCGAGTCTTTACCCAAGATCTGAACCTATTTTTTTCAATACCAGGCCCGATGCGATTTTAACGTATCGGGTTTTTATTTTAATTTATATTGTTTTATTTTAAATCTAATTAATTCATGAATGTCGTACATTTGTTGAAAAACTATTCTATATGGAAAATAAGGAAGATTACGTTGGTTACGAAGATCAAGAACTGTGTAACCGGTATTACAAAGAGGCTGACGCCATGAGACAAAAGCAGGACTGGTCTCGGCTTAGGGCTGTCCCTGCTCCGGCCAAGGGAACGCCATCGCCCGGCTGGGGACAGCTTGGACGTGGAAATGATGTCCGTGTTAAGTATGTTAGCATCAATTCAGGATTAGGAGGGGACAGGTTATGACCGTAGAAGAATTAGCTAATAAAAGATACGGTGGCGAATTTGTTTTCATGCTTGGTCATTTGGAAGGTGTAACAAGATTCGTTTTTGAATGTTTCGATCCCAGACCTGATCACGAAGGTAAAAATACTTATATGGTTTCCTATTTTGATAAGCGCATCCGTAGAAGAGACGTAGTAGATGTGCCGTGTTATATGAATATTTTGCCAAAATAATGAAAATATTAATCTTAAATGTACCTATATTTTCCGGTAATATTATTTCTCCTACCTGGATTAAAGCTGCAAGAGATTTCCAATCTAAATCGAAGGCAGAAAGAGATTCGTATTGTTCGGTTTGTGGATGTGCGGGAGGGTGTAACTTGTGCGATGATATAAGTAAATATAGGATTTCAGAACAACTAAAATATTATATATAATATGGTTAGAATCGCATATTTCGGAACCGATGGCTGCCCTGGTCATCATGTTATTCCAATACGAGGTAAATTTACGGAAGAGGATGTTAAGGTAATAGAATCTGTAGATTGTGATGATTTTTATAAGGTGTTTGATGTCATGCGTTTTAAGATAGCTGAGTTTAAAGGATGGACGATATTGGGAATCCCGGCAAGCTTAGACGATCATAGACCTGGAAGCAAAACCGTTATCTTCATAGAGGGTAAAGCTAACGAAGCTGATTTTATGGAAGTCATACAAGAGTATTCTTTTCTTAAAAATAATGTAAAGAAACTTGCCGAATTGTATCATGATGGAGAATGGCTTGCGACTGGTAAATTGAATCAAGATCCGCCTACTAACAAGGAGCGGTTTCAATTTACGTTAGACAAGGATGATGTTATTAACATGATTAGGGGAGTCGATTTAGATCCTTATTCTGATGTGGCGAATGAAATGGAGAAAATCGGATTGGGATCATCATCTGATTCTTCATATGAGGGTCCCACATGGTCTTGGTTTGTTAACAAAGTAGAACTTTGGCAGAAGAATAATGTATGGGATAGTTTCTCCGCTGAGTTTTTGTGGGGTTTGTATTGTAGGATAAAGAAAGTATAGTAACAATTAATTTAAAACAAATCATGGAATTAAAAGATTTTAAAGATGTGATTAGAGTAATGACAAAAGAAGAGTTCGAATCAACAATCGAAGAAGATATTAAATTCGTTGAGGGATTCAAGAATTTCTTAAAACATGATGATGCCACGAGGATAGTAGAGCATATCAAGTCTGTGTTAGAAGCATCAGTAGATTACTACTATCCTAATCATCCTGAAGTAGAATTTGAAAAAGATTTTAATATACAATACGATGTCAATAATATCTTGAACAAATACGGCCACACCGAAATGGGTATGTATAAAATACAGTTCTATATAGAGAATATTTTGGGTAGTATTCAAAACAAGAAGCCTGTAGACGTGGGAGAAGTCTCTGACGGATACCACACTTTCAATGAATTGTATCGGTATCGCATGTTGTATAACGCTGCCTTCTTTAATCTATTAGCCAGAAGCGGACAGGTTGAAGTTTGCAAATCAAGGAGACACAGCGACGGAGAAAAATGCTTCGGTTCTGATGATTGGTTTATTGTGATGGCGATCCTACCTACCGGTCAGGTATCTAATCACTATGAAAGCAAATACTGGGATTTGTTTGATGTTCCTGAAAGAGAAACCGCTTTCGAATACGATGGCCATACACCAAATGAAGCCTCCGACAGACTTGAAAAGTATCTCAAACTGCCTCGTCATGGCATGACATTCGAACAGGCTTTAGAACGGCTTAAATTAGGTCGTAAGATAAAAAGAATCGATTGGGGTAAAAAGTATATCTGTATGTTTGACGTAAATATATTGATGATAGATACAGGTCAAAAAGTAGCATCAAATTGGAATCCAACCGAACATGATATTATGTCTAATGACTGGGAGATTGCGGGATGAGTTTGTTTGTTTGTTCAAAATGTGGCTGTATAGATAATACAGCCACATCCTGTTATTGGGCTCTTATAAGACCTTGTAAGAATCGTATTTACGATAAGTCGCTAAAGGGATATGAAGGCAAGCCTCTTTGTTCTGAATGTGCCGCTATTGAATATAGTAAGGGAGACGAAGTGGTGGTAGTTCCTGGAACGTGGCATGGTAAGTTCAAGAAAGAATGGCCTACTGAAGAAGAGAAGAAGCATATTGGTAAAAACGGTATTTTAAATATGTAAATTATGTGTGATAAGGAAATTGTTGTATGCGCAGCTATATGGGTTCAAGATCACAAGAACAAGCCTCACGGTCCAGTAAACATACCATCCGGAACCGTATTTTGTGGATTGAGACATTGTTCTATCATTTCTCAGTTTGCAGCTTATGGTATTGCTCATAAAAACCGCAGTGTTCAAGGATTTTTGACGAGCAAGAATCGGTTTTTAACAAGAGAAGAAGCATCTGAACTTGTTAGAAACAATAATCAGGAAATGGTAGTAGATAGGAGTGCTATTAGAGAACAATTGTATTCAGAAGATTTGTATTAACTAAAAAATAAAACAATATGGGATTTATAATCAGAAAGTCAATATTTTATGATATGATGGACGGCAATCAATTAAAGTATGAATTTGACAACAGGGATTTAGATCATATCACATTTAAAGGTGATGGTAAAGAATCTTTTTCATTTAACAGAGCACTTGTTGAAAATTTAATTGAGACATTTGAAACCATGCAGGATATATACTTCGATAATTATAGGCTTAAGGTTTATACTGGTAATTGCATAATTCAATTGAACGTAAATCCAAAGGACCCCAGTGAATCCTTTTTTGACGTATATGATAGAGATGAGATGAAATTGATATACGGAATAAAGATCAGTATTCTGAAAGAAATGTTTATCATATGATTACCAAGCAGGACATACAAACAGCAGCATCGTATATTTTCCGAAGCAGTTTTGTCTCGGAGGACCAGGCAAGGAAAGCAATGGTAAAAGCCGGCAATAACGCTACCAAGATCCTCGTCAAGACCTTTAGAGGCAAGTTGTTCAAGAAAGCTTTTGAAAGAGCCCGTAGAGGAAAGGATATCAGTTCTTTTGAAAGACAGGAAAAAGAAAGTGGTTTCAATTTTCTACACAATCCTAATAATGGTCGTATGCAAAGTGGTCATATTATAATAGATGGAATTGGTCTTTTTAAACAAATAATTCATGAAAGGTAAAAAAGTTGATATTCGTTTAGGCAGAGGTCTGGCGAATCAGATTAAGATAAACAAAACCATCCCAGTGTCTCATAAACCAAAAGAAGAACGTCGAATGATGTTTGTTTGTGGTGATGATATTGCTTCTCTTATAAAGCGGTTTGAAAACGAATCAAAGTAATATAAAGTCGGACATGTATCTTGTCCGACTTTTTTTTTATATATTTGTGGCATGGCAAGAGGTTATTATTGGATACCACAAACAGATGAAACGTTAAATGGCAGAAGCTATTACGTGGCTAAGATAGTAGGGGATATCACGTTTGATACTAAACGAAAAAGAATCGTATTTCAAGCTGATAGGTATTTCCCTGTAGGATCTGTTTTCCATTTTACGCACAATTGCTTCAATTATATCATAACTTGCCGACTTCGCAAGCCAGGGCTTTGGTTTGAAGCCAGGAGAGAAGATTCAGGCTCTATTTGCCCTGAAGATATTGAGCGCTTTGAATCGGGAAGGTTTATTCACCGAGATGGGTACATGCATTACATATAAGCTGAACTTGACGATTTTTCGTCAGATTATAATTTTTTTTCATATCATTTTTAAGCCATCAGACTGAGAAGTTAGATGGCTTTATTTTTTATGATATGCTTGATTTTTAACTACCTTTGTCTCATAACAAAAATGTTTTATCATGGTATCAACGTGTATTATTAAAAGAGATAATAAAAAGAAAGTTGTTTCTGTCTCTACCAGATCAGGGGACAGGTCTATGTTGTTTGATAAAATAGCATCTATTCCCCTTATGGAGAACAGGGAACGGGCTACTACTGTTTTTAAAACCGTATTTTCCAACAAGTTCTTAAAGGCTTTTGGCGACTGGAGAAAGAGAGTGCCTATCAACAAACAGGCTTATAATAAGGTAAAATCCAACATCGATCTTATCCCAGAAGCCTATAGAGAAAGGGTACTGGATAAGGCTTCTAAGATGAGTAATCCTGTTCTTGTGTCAAAATCAGATGCACCTTATGAAATCCAAGAATCGGGCTTTGGATTTTACAGCCAAGATCTGGGTGATAATATTATGTTGGTAGATGCTATGGTCCCGTCAAGTATTTCCGTACCGGAAGGACCGGGAATAGACGCAGGGCAGTATCTACAAGATGCTATATCTTCGGACTTCACTCCCGTATCTATGGTACAGGATAAGGGTGTTAATTATATGGTTATAAAAGACGGTCTTAAGATATTTAGCCCAGAAGAGCTACCACAGACAGATTCTAATCCTGTGGGTGTAACGTATCAGACCGGAGAGCCTCGTTTGTTTTTCATGAACGATCGTAGTCAATTATTTGAAGATTACGGAGAAGCTCTTCGCTCTGGCGGAAATGATATTAGAATAGGATTCTTATCAGGCACCGTTCAAGAATCTACCGTGGATGGCGTGGCAGACATTACTTACAAGGCTGGAAAGTATGTTCTTAATAATCCCAAATCTTTTATACCGGTCATGACCGCTTCTGCTTCTACTTCTTTATCAACAAAAGGTGGTATAATTAACTACCTTATAAAGAAAGGTCTTTTGTCAGGATCTAAGATATTCGATCCGGAAACAAGAAGCTATTATCTTACAGGAGAAGGTCATACAGGACAAATTAGACTTTTCAATTCAGCCTTATCATACACCGAGCTCCGTAATCATTTTGGTTCCGATGTTTCCATGAACGACCAAGGTATGATAACCATAAGCTCGTTGGATAATAGTAATGTAACTATGAGGCTCGCCACCGGAGGAACGGAAAGGGTTAGCAAAGAGCAGATAAAGAACGATCTTAAGTCAGGAAGATACAATGAATTGGACGCCAAGTACGATCATTTTGATGCGCTTGTAGTTTCATTCATATTAGAAGACAACGATCTTTATGCTGATACTAAAGCTAAGATCGTATCAGATTATAGCAGGCAGGAACGTGATCAACGAAATTCTATTGTCGAGATACTGAAAACTCTTGGCGTTAGTGTCATAGGTATGACCGATTATATAGAGAAGTACCAAACCAAATACGGGCACGAACCTTCTGCTAAGGCATTGGCGGATATTGCCAATAATGTAATAGCAGTTGGTGAAGATGCTACTTTATCTGATTTAGTAGAAGAAACAGCCCACTTTCTTGTAGAGGCATACAGAGATCAGAATGCTGTTGAGGCTGTTCTGCAAGATGTAGAAGGTACGGAAGAGTGGAACCAGTATGCAGGTCAGTATTATAATACATACGGTAAAGCGTATGAAGGAGCTGAGCTTGATAATGCTGTTAGGAGAGAAATTCTTGGAAAGATCCTCGCCAGGGAGATGCAGGCCGGCACAGCACAGGCGCCGGTAGAGCCCACCTCCTTCCTGGGGCGCGTCCGGCAGCTTTTCTCTGGAATCGTAAGCTGGCTTAAATCAGCTTTATCAACCCAAAGACAAGATTTGAATAACGTTATTAAAAACATTCGTGATCTTGCCATTACTGACATAGATAAAGGATTTGACACCTCTCTGTTAAAGGATAATGACTTTACATTATACTCCCTTTCTTCTATGAACAAGAACAAGTTTCTTGAGTCTAAGATCAGATCACTAAGAAAAACATTAAGAGACTTACGTCAGATAAGCTCTGATAGGGCTGTAACTACGTCTATGACCCTTGCGCAGCTTAAGACCATAGAAGATAAGATAAATAAGGTAGAGACCGAAATAGACAAGAATGAGATGGCGGCTGCCATGAACAGCATGATCTCCACAGCCGAAGCTCAGGTCAGATACTTAAGCAATGTGGTGAACACCACCCTTCATGGTGATACCAAAGACGGCAAGCTTCACTTCAATACCAATGATCGAAAGAACGTAGATATTATCAACAATCAGGTTCTTCCGATCATGAACGATCTTCGAGGATATATCCGTAACAGAAGTACCGAATTTGATGAACGTGAAAAGCAGGATTATACAAATAGGATCAACACCGTCATTGCCGACATCAATGGTATTCAGCCTGATATTAAATCAGTACAAGACCTTGATGAAAGTACGTTGCTTGATAAGTTAATGAACGAACTTCATGTGCCGGCAGATAAGGTAAAGAGAGTAAAAGAATTTTTCGACAAGGTTCAACACGATGTTTCTTGGATAAGTAGGTGGTTTGGTATATTAGAGCATTCTTCCAGTCCGTTCAATAACGCTCTTGGAGCTATGATTGCCAAAGACAATTACAATGCGATGGTGAATGCCCAGCCCGCCATATCCGATTTCCTGGCATATGCGAAAAAGCATGGTTTTAACAAATCTGAATTTGAAAAACTGCTTCAGAAAGTAGACGGAAAAACTTCTAATTACCTTCGTAGTGCTCTTGATATGGCTAAATACGATCGTAATAAGAAGCTGGCGCAGATGCGAGCGTTTGCGACTGCCATGAACATAGAGATATCAGAAGAAGAAATTGGTGATGTGGTTGACAATAACCGTAATTACGTATTTAAAAGAGAAGTAGTTGACAAGGATGGAAATACGGTTACTGAAAACGCTAAATTCAAACCATCGTCTGATAGGGTTAATACCGATATTTTTACCATCGAGCAGGAAAAGATCTATACGGAACAGATGGAAAAGTGGGATGCTGAAAATTCGGAACTGGAATTTAGTGAAAGTTATGCCACAAGAATGGAATCCATATACAAAAAGGCTGAAGAAGAATTAGGGCATCCAGTTTCTCAAACAACCAAAGAATACCTTAATGCTCTATCCAGGCAAAAACGGATACTGAGGCAGCCTTTTATTGATAGCGGTGGTAATTTTGATGAAGTTGCCTATTTTAAAAGCAGCAATTACGAAGAAGAAGGACTGCTTCGTAAACAACGTAAAGAAGCAGCTTCAGAATACATATATGTAGGAACCAGGAGAGTGGAAAAAACCGGCGACCAACTTAAGATGGCCAAAGAAATACAAGCTATAAATGAAGTTTGGAGAAAGGAATCAAATAATGTTACTAATGCCGTATCAGAATCGTTTTTGCAAAAATTGAGAGCGATTCAGAGCGAATCAGGAGGGGAAGCTGCATTGAGAACGCTTATGTTGGGTGGTCACCTGTCATTCAACGATCGGTTTTGGAATGATATAGAATCGGAACAGTCAGCGCGCACCGAATCAAATAACAAGGCTTCGTATCTCAAAATGGCGCATGATATCATTAGTTCTACGACAAGCGATAGAGATGCGACTGACGTGGATTCTATTGTGAAAGATATAGAAAAAAATAAGGCTATTATCAAGGAAATAATCGGAAACAATCGCGATGTGGCTGATATCGGAGAAATTAACGAAGCAACATTTACCTCATCCGAAAGAGATGCTTTTAGGGCCGCATCTGAAGCTATTGAAGCCGATTACGCTATTTTGATAGATTATGCTAAGATGGTGGGTCTTGAAGATATTGATAAGTACCTTACTAAAAGCAATAAGGCTGAAAACGAAGTAAATCAGTCTTATTTAAATGCTCTTGCTGACTCCAAGGAAGTGGAATGGAAGTTCGTACAACGTCATACTACGGCGAAGAAAGCAAAAAGGATTCAGGCTTTAAGGGATAAGCTGTTTAAGGCTGCTGATAACCGATATCTGTTTACCGTATCTGAAACCAACTACCTGTCAGAAAAGCTTGGTATAAGCAAAGAATTAGACGGTAGAGATTTTAGGAATGCTGTTAATGCTAAGATGGCCAGCTTGTTTTTAAATAATACAAGAGAAGAGGGTATAGAAGCTGACATAAAAGCGGGCATAGAAGAGGCCAATGCTATTGTTAATGAATTTGCCAGGAGCCAGGTCTTTTCGTACTATAAACGCATGGCGCCTACTGGATATGCGGCTATGATCGACAAAATCGGTCGAGGTGAGATAGATGTGGCGCAGATGGTTAAGGACGTACAAAACGGTACATCCACCCAAGATTATGGCATGGATATATCGTACCTTTCTTTCGATCCTGCAAGGGCATGGGTGGCTGAATCTGAAGCCGAAAATAGCGGCCGTAATCCTGATTATGTAAAAGATCATGGGTATGGTCATCGAATGCCTAAGAAAAGCCTGTATCGTGATGAATCGTATTTCAATGACTTTGGCATCAAGTATGATGTTGACGGTAATGAGGTTGCTACTAAAAATGTAGAGCAGTGGAATATGATTCAAAAACTCAAGGAAATAAAAAGACAATCCCTTGATCTATACAAAGAGCAGAGCCCGAACCTGTATGCTATTCCACAGATATCAAAACAAGACATAGAACGTATAGAAGGATTGGGTATTAACTTCAAAAATACGGTTCGTAATTTTGTATCAGATCTGTGCCTGGACAGAGTAGACGATTCTCTATATGGTAAGACCAGGCAAGGAGAAGTGTATGACCCGGAAGACAGACTTAGGTCTATACCTAAATACTACATATATGAGTTGGAGAACCAAGATGATGTATCTCACGATTTTGGCTACTCTTATTCGATGCTTATGATGCAGTCATCGTTATACAACGAAAAGCAGAAGTCTATAGAGCTCGCTCAAGGACTGGAACAGATGTTACTGAACAAGCAATTTGAAGGCGGTAAGAAGGCTGAAGCAACCCAAGCATATCAGATGTTCAGAGACTTCTTCAACGATCATTATTATGGCATTAGGATGAACACCAAAAAACTTACGGTGAACATCGGAGGATATACGGTAGACCTTACAAGAATTATGATGGCTGTTGAAAGATTTATGTCGGTCATGAACTTGGCACTGTCTCCGTTTGTGGCAGCTACCGGCGCCTTAACAGGTCATATCAACCTCATCATGGAATCTGCCGTAGGACAGTATATAAGCAAAGACTCCCTTAAATACGCATCGGCTGAATTTTCACGCCTTGCTCCATCTTGTATAGCAGAAACCGGAGACATAGATAGGAAAAGCAAATTATATGTCATAGGTGAGAGAATGGGGATATTCGATATCCGAAATCGTATGTATGGTGCCGGATACAATAGAGCGGCCAGGACCTTAATGCGTTCGCCTATGTATGCTTTTATGGAAATCCTGGACTACCCTCTTGATCCGCAGGTTATGATTGCTACTATGGACAATGTTCGTTATTACAAAGGCCGGTTCTACACGTTCCAAGATTTCAAGATGGAAAAAGAACGCAATAAAGAACAGAGTACCATAAAAAGAGAATGGAACGCATTAAAAGATCGTACTTTATGGAGTATGGTAGACGTCGTGGATGGGAAGGTGGTTGTAAAGCCCGGATCAGGTGTTACTGTTGAGGAAGTTGAAACCCAGATGGCTATAACCAGGAATCAAGTCCGTAGCTTGTCGCAGATATGTAACGGATTTTTGAATGAAGAAAACCGAACTGCTGCATCGCGCAACTGGATAGCCAGGTTCATGACCGCCCACCGAGGATGGTTGGTGCTGGCGGCTCAACGTCTATGGAAAAGACGTGGCTTCAATTTCCAGACAATGCAAGAAGAGGAAGGGTTGTCAATTACGTTAAAGAATATGATAGCCAAAACATTTAGCCTGGCTTCCGAGTCTGGTATGAAAAACATCATAGATGCCTGGAATGAAAATAAAGACAATATGAATGAGGTAGAAAAAACCAATCTCAAACGTCTCAGTGTCTATGCCGGCACGTTCCTTATCATGCAGGCCGTATCTATGCTTCTTGCCGGATGGCGTGATGATGATGAAAACGAAGAAAGTTGGCTTACTCAATTCGGATCCTATGTCGGATTCAGAACCATAAACGAAATAGCTTCACAGATGCCGTTTATTATGGAGCTTAACGTTGTAGATATCATTAACGACCCGTTTGTTATGGGACGGAAGCTGAAGGATCTTACCGATCTTAGGAATTATTCACTTGATAAAGTAACATCCGGTACATACAAGGGAGAGTCTAAGTTATTTAGGCAACTCGCCAAACAGACGTTTATCAAACAATGGTATAACATTAAGACGCCGGAAGACGTAGCACGCGCCTATAACTGGTGGCAGCAGACGAACAACAAGTCAATGATGTTCTTCATCGGCGCCACTCCTGATTCGGAAGGAGACGATGATGTTAGCTACAAATAGACGAAGAATATCAGACTTGCATTGTTTTTGTATGATTCCAATATGTTATATTAGCATCGTCAAAGAGTAGATTGTACGTTTTTTGTTCTTACTTGAAAAGTTTGTAGGTTTATTTTTTCTGAAATTGTTTTCTTACCGGTTCTCAGTCAGAGATGATAGGGAACCGGTTTCTTTTGTTATGAAAAAAAATAGTATCTTGCAAAAAAAAATGAGAAGAAGATTTCAAATAGGGATGGGGGTAAATCCCTCGCTTATAATCAATAAAGGCATATACATCCAACATGTAGATGGAGGATTATATACAAAACAAAATTGGTCTAATAAAGGATATTCCAATGATCTATGCAATGGAATAGCTCTTGTAGATAAAGTGTGTTTTGTTATAGCCACCGAATATATTGGCACATTTCGTTGGGGTAAGGATGGAGAAATAGACAATATATTTGCACAAGATAGTTCTCATATGGGAACTATTAAAAAGGATTATTGGGGGCGTGAAAATCAGAATGCGTATCTTGAATATGATACCAGTAATACAGATTACGCTTTTAATAAAGCTAATAGCTATTTATTTAAAAATGGTCAAAATGGATATGTAGGTGGCGCCGGAGAGTTTTTTTTGATATCATTGTATGCTAATGAAATAAACGAATGCCTTTTAATGGTAGGAGGTACGATAATGAGTAATAGAATGTGGACATCCACTCGAAATGAAAAATTTACCTATTCGTGGTATTATGATATAAACATCCAAGGAGATCATTTGGATACAGGTTCAAGGGGTAGTTCACATTATGTCCGTCCTTTTACTGAATTAATTTTATGAAATTATGAGAAGAAGATACGAAAATGATATTAAGCTATACGAATATGTAATAAATAGCAACTGTATAGGCGGAACCATATTCGTAGATGGAAAAAATGTAGGTGTCGTAAGCTCCAGTCCTTTGATTTACGTTACTCCAAAACCAATCATCTCTTCTATTAGTATCTCAGGGGGATTGCCCTCTGATAATAGAGAATTGATAGATACATATACTGAAAATAGTACAGATATTCAAGGATTAGATAAAATAGCTATAATTGTTTCTCCACAAAATGGAAATGATTATAATATTCTACACGTTAGTTTGCCTGTCATTAACTTTGTTCTTGTTTCTACTCCTATTACTTACAAAAAATATAAAGTTTATCATAATCACGCTCCAGAGTCTATTTACAATGTTGTTCCTGGATTATATAACCTGAATTACACCTACCAAATAAAAGAGGAGACAGATGAAGGGACACCTGGCAGCCCTACCTATAAAGCTCTTTACAAGGATGGTTCAAAATGGAATCTGGGGGTTGTTGATAGCAATGTCAATATAGAAGGTAGACTTAATAATACAGTATCGTTAAACACTGTTTCTATAATACATATTCAGTCTAATATACAAGATGATAGCTACATAGTATTTAAAGCTGACGTAAACCTGTATCTAATAGATCCTTCTGATAGATATAACCCTGTATATAATAATACTATAACCAAACAATTGCGATATGAGTTCAAATAAAAAAATAATTATGGCACCAAGAACTATTGGTGCCATAATTATTAAAACCGTTTCTTGTAACAAGAGTCCACTACCTTTACCTTTTCTTCTTTGTTCTTACCATAATTAAATTCATACGCATCTTCGAATGAATAAAAAACAGCATAACACGACATGCCAAACATATCGTATTTTATCCTGTTTTTCCATTTCCCAAAAATGTTTTGATATTGGCACCAATATTCTACTTCCCCATTAGTTAATTTCCTTTCAACTATTCTAAGAGGAATATGAAACAAGTTTCTAAGCATTAACTTCATGACCTTCCCTATCTGTGAAAACTAAACCAATACCTTCTACAATATATCCTACTACAGGAGCTTTGTCAAATTCCTCCTTCGTAGCCCAAGTAGCATTATCAGGCATAAGATCCTTGAATGCGTCCGAAACATCACCTTGGCACCAGCAGTTATTTGATACAACAATGCCTTTCCCTTCGATATTGATATACATCTTTCTTCCACCACATCCAAGGCTGTTCCATCCGCTCGGTACGTTTTCCACCATAGGCTTAAGCACCCAGCTTTCACCGTCTATCCTAATCCATCCAGGATCGTCTTTGTGCTTGTCGTACATATTTTGCCAAAAAGAGCATTCGTAGCACCATCCCTTGTCTTCCATGATAGTTCTTATCTCACACCTTTCAAATCCATCTGCATCCATCGTGTGCGGAGAATGAGGCTGGTGAGGGGTGCCACATTTTGGGCATACGAGTTTTAAATTCTTTTCCATATTATTTCACTTTTACGATCTTAATAGAATCTCCGATATTGTATTCCCCTTGGTATCCAACGAATTTTATAAATCTATTACTGTTAAATATTGAAAATCTTCCGTCTTCACCATAATACATTATACATCCACCATCTAAAGGACGTAGATCATATATAACCCATCCGTCATTAACCCGAATATCATGCGAACATGATGATAACACAAGTGCCATCAATAAAACAAAATACCTCATATTATTTTCAGCATAAAAATTTGTAACCTGGTTTTACGGCCTCTGCTTCTTCTCTCGTATCAAACATTAAGGTAGTGACAGCTCCTATGCCTTCACAAACGTAAGATACTTTCACCCACCACCTAAAAATCCCAGAGCCGTAATCATCATAGTACGGCTCAGAAAGAACCTCTTCTACGTACCCATCTAAGTAATTCATGATCGTTCCTCCTTGTTTTTAGGTTCTGCCTCTTCGAGTATGCTGATCACCTTGTCAACAATATCCGAATCAGACATTTTCTCAATAAAAACATCCATTGCCTTAGTTATGTCATTGGCTTCTTTTTCTTCAAGAGCTATTTTTCCACCGGTAATAGCATCAGATAATAATGTAGATAAGTATCTTATCTTATCAATGCTCATAAACGTAAACGGGTTACCTCCTTGACCTCCACCCATTTCTTTCATAATCTGATATCCACCTGAAATAAGTCTGCTGGATGTCAGAGCCAAGGAAGACACGATAAGGGCCAGGACCGCCGCTTCCGTCCGCTCCTCAGACACACCCTTCGACCACACGGCTGCCCTTATAGCGCCAGCCAGGTTGTCTATGTATGGCATGAGGCAGTCTTCCATAACTTGTGTTATATCAGCTATAACCTCACTACGCTCTTTATTTATGTAATAGATAGAAGCATTATACCTCTTTATCTCCTTATCCATATCATTTAAAAAGCGCTTGATGTTGTGCTTATACATAGGACTGCCTTTAATTACCTCCTTCAGTTTAATAATGTAATTATAAGCCTGGTCGTTTACGAACAACGTCATGGTCTCAACCGTTGAATGAAGTGTGTTAAGACTGTTAAGAATCTTATCGAAATTGTTTATCAAATAAGCTCTTCTGGCTTTTGCTGCGTAGTTAATCATCACATTCGAATTTTAGATTTTCAAGTTCATTCAATTGTTTCTTAGTCAATTCGATCAGGTACGTTCTCCGTTCCTCTGCATGTTTTAAAGCTTCTTCTTTGCTCTCAAAAGCATCCCTTCCTATTTCATAAGGAGTGATCCTATCAGGAATGTCGGCTAACAAAAGACCACCATACTCTTCTATTTTAGCTTTTACTTTTCTTATTATACCGTCTCTCATGCACGCATCTGTAATCCATATAAACCTATCACATTCTTCTAATTCCCTTTCGTACAATTCATACCATTCTGGTTTAGGAAATCTTAATGTAAATCTAATCTCGGTATCTTTTTCTAAGACATTAATATCATACGCCTCCGGCCACAGCTCTTTTATACTGTTCTCGTCTTCAGCATATGCTACCAATACAAATGAATTACTGGATTCTGCACTACACCAATATGGATATTTTATAGGCCATTTGACTGGACGGTAATCATTGTTACAGTCATCCTTTCTAATGTAAAATCTTGCTTTAATCATGTTATTCTACTTTTTTGATTTCGCTTAAATCGTCTTCATGCACCAAATAAGATCCTCTTCCCGGTCTTCCTTCTTTATTAACTTCCTGGATTGTAAATATAACTGTTCCAGGACTCATGATTTGCACGCTCTTAAAAAAACCAACAAGAGGCTCTTTCGAACGTTTGTAAAAAACGCTCACTTTATCTCCCTTCTTTAACCCATAAACAGAATCGAAATACTCTTTTTTGATTCTATCAATATTGTCTTTATGATTTCTTATAGCACGAAGCTCTTTTTCCCATAAATAATTTAGCTGTTCTTTTGTCATTTCTTTTCCTCCTTACTTAAAGGCATTAACCCTTTTCCGTGCTTGTCATACCACAGCATAGCTATACAGTTCCATGCACATTGTGCAAGATGAAAACATCCTGTATCGGAATCCACTCTTTCCCCTTTCATGTATTCCATTAGGTGTCTAAACATTGCAGCTCGATACCGTTCAAATCCGTCGTCAAGATTCTGCCAATTATTAGACCCATATTTCTTGGCTCCGGCATGATAGACTCTTACAATGTCTTCAATCTCTTCCATCGGAAGCAAATCCCATCGTAGTTTGTCGTCAATGATGTCATTTTTCACTGATTTTATTGAAGTACTTTTTTCTGGATCTCCTACACGAATAAGTTCCATAATGTCTGTTTCTATAATAATTGCGTCTCCATTGTAATAAACTTCAGCAAACTTGTCATTTTCTTTTATGTTTGTTGCTGAAGTCACTAAAGATCCTTTGTATATTATAGTGTTTTTATCTATCTTATCATCTTTCAGTGTTTGAAAAATAGATCCTTTTGGATAAAGGATGTTTTTAGTATTATTGTCCATTTTTTCCATCGTTTTATCGTTGTTTTAATCAATTAGTATAATGATATAGTCCATTATTTTTCTTCTTCGCCTATAAAGCGATCAAATTCTTCTCCGCTCATAACAATGCGGTTAATGATAATTATGCCGTTATTGCTATAATCACCACTTTTAACTCCCATATCATCAAGCTCCTTCTTTAATTCTTCAAATGTGGGACCTGTCTTGCTTTTAAAAAATAAAGTAGCATGTACAATCTTTTCGTTGTTTAGTTTTGCTCTCACGGTATAGACATATCCTTTTTCCTCTTCATCCTTTTTGTTGACACCATCAAGGATGCTATTTATCATATCCTTGTCCTCACGTGATAGGTTAGATATAGCGATTCTGCCCTTTAACCTAAATATTTCGTTTTCGTTCATAACCTTCCATTTTTGTTGTTTTCAAAATATTGTCTTACGGCTTCTATAGCCTTATCATCATCAAAAGCCTCTTCAAACTCCGTATAGAACCTATCTCGTTCCATGCAGAATGTGTTTTTCCCTTCCGGTATAGGACGGAACACAACCACCCTCTCTTTGTCGTGATTGGTTCCTATTATGTTATTATCTAAGATAATAGAATACCTTCTTGAACTCTTGTTGATAACAACATCATGTTGAAGACCATACAATTTAAGTATTTCCCTTAATTCATTTGTTTCCATTTATATTATTCCTTCCAAATTTACTTTAATAGAACCATTTATAGTTTTAATGCTCCCATCTATGGTTGAAATCACATCATCTAAATAATTTATAATACCTTCCATGTCATCAACCACCTCCTCCATATAAGTTACAGCCTGATCTGATTCCCAATATCTTTCTGAGTCTTGTAACGATTCAGGTATATTATCTCTCGCCTCAGTCTCTTCGTCTAAAATCATATCAACATCATCTTTGGCTGAATTTATGTTGTGCTTCAACTCTGACAACTTTGATTTGATGTATTCAAAATCCGTTTTATACTTATTTACATTGTTAATAACATCCGATATTTTTTTTCTTCTCTTGTTGTTCATGCCTTTATCCTATTATAATATTCGATAATCTTTTCTTTTCTATCTCCTGGTTTTACTGCCATATTCTCAGCCAAGAACCTAAAATACGACACCGGTATGTCCTTGAATCTAATTCCTTCATATTTTCCAAACCACATTATTATACTGTCAAGATCGTCTTCTCTCCTACCATCTCCATTCACAGATTTAAGCGAGGCTGCCCGGCGAAGGATCTCGTCTTTGGTAATAATATCACCCATCCTTATATTGGACAGAAGTTGATCTCCGGCAAACATACACCAGCCCTTAGAAGGGAATTGTTCGATTGTCAAGTCTTCTATCCGACCGAAACGCCTCATGTTGTCGCAGCAATCAACTATCAGCGCCTCTTTCTTGTCAGGATGGATGCGGACGGCGCGGCCTAATATTTGGTAATATGTTGAATATGAGAATGTTGGGCGACCAAACATCACACAATCAAGTTCAGGAAAATCAAATCCGGTAGCAAGCGTTGAATAATTAAAAACCACCTTCAACTTTCCTTCTTTGAAATCGGATATAATTTGCTCTCTTTTCTTTTTGGTTGTTAGCGATGTTACGACACCGGTTATGGCTCCCATCTTGGCATTCATGAACTCTGATATTCTATTACATGATTCAATAGAATCCATGCAAACCAAAATGGCTTTACGTTCGTTCATAAGTTGAAGAAGGCGCTTGTAGATAGAGTTGTTTAAGCCATTTCGTACAATACTTTCTTTAATAGATTCGTTGGTGTATTCAGCTCCGGTGCTGTTCAACATCAGAGCCGATTCATCAAAAGACCATCGTTCGTACTTAAGTGGACACCAAAACCCTTGAGAAGTTAATTCTTGTATTTGAGTCACATGAACTATTTTCTTGAAGAAATTATGCTCGTCTTTCGTCAGCATATTGAGCTTGCTGTAGTTTCCTTCCAGCATGGAACTGTAGGTTCGGAGGCGGCAGGGAGTGGCGGTGAAGCCCAGCACCTTCGCCTCTGGGAACCTGTTCATAAACTCCATAAATTCAGAACCTTCTTCAGGAGAATACCCGCTATGCACCTCATCTATCAATAATGTGTCTATCCCTATATCTTTCAACCTTGCTACGTCTTTCTTTATGCTTTTAAGTGTAGCATAAGTCATAGCCGATAACTCTTTTTTTTTACATGAAGCAGAATATATGGTAGGTTTAGAACCGAATGATACAGCCTTCGCATAATTCTGCTCCAGAATCTCTTTAGATGGCTGTAATACAAGGATAGGTCTTTTTAATTCATGAGCTATCTTGCTAATTATCAAAGACTTCCCCGCTGCACACGGCAAGACTTCTATGCCAGGCTTCTTAGATCTTCCTGTAAGGAACTTAAGCCCGGCATCTACTGCCTCTTTTTGGTAAGGTCTAAGTTCAAAGCCCATCGCAATCTATTTTACTGTTTTTTGAAAGTTCTATTATCGCCTCTTTCAACATCTCCCTTGCTTTATCTTCGTTATCTTCAAGCAAGCATACACTGCACGATATGCCCATACGATCCCCATAAGCCTCGGCATTACCTAATGTGAATGCGCAGCAGTAATCATAATCCATGTTTTTTGCTACGACAATAAACTGATTATCTTCTATCAGTACAGCATATTCAGCATCAGTTTCACACATGATAATGGCTTTATCTTTTTTTATAGACAATACCTTGTTTCTAAAAAGTCCGTTATAAATCCATAGTTCCTTTCCTGCATTTTTATAAAACGCAACCATATCTTCCTTGATTGTAACTTCTTTTTTCATGACTTACTTGTGTTTAACATCAGTAATTAAAACATATCTTTTAACAATATCTTCAAGACTCACAGAAGAACGTATATATAGTTTTTCTTCGTACTCATATAGAGCGTACCCTTCTTTTATGTCTAATATCTTAATCACATGCTTGCCTCTTTCAAATGGATCCTCAAAGTAGTTCTTATGTTCGTATCTTTGACCTACTTTGATTTTGTCAGTTTTCTTCTTCATCTTATAACGATCTACTGCTCTACCTGTTTTTATGAAAGCTGTCGTGAGTAAGTATAATAAAACTAAATACAAAAGGATCGCTACTCCACATATTAGATCTTCTTTCATTACACTCCTTTTAAATAGTTGAACCATATATCCTCCAGCTTCTCCTGAAGCTCAAACGCTTTCTTGAAATTCCCGCATCGTACAGCAACGTCTCTCATGTATGTCAAGTTTATAACTTCCGGATCTTGCCGGTATTTTGTTCTTAACTTTTGAACATCATCGTATTTCATCGTTTTATCTTTTTAGACGGATCCCAATCCGAAGAGAAAGGGCATTCGTTTTTGTTATGTAATCCAAAGTCGCAATAATAACACAGTGCTGACGGGCAGGGTAGCTTGTTTTGCGAAACAGGCTGGCTTAGGGTGGCACGCCGCTTGCTATACCTGGCTCCTTCTGCTCCCTGGATGTACGCTTGAAATGATTTTACACTATTATCTTCAAAATCATACATTTTAGATAAAGTGTCATTTAGCATTTCTATAGATTTTGTTTTACGTTCCTCATCCACCTTAACCTTTTGGTACTGCCTGGTCCTGGTAAAGAAATAGATGTTCATATCTGGTAGAACCCCACCATATCTTCTATAGATGTAAAACGAATATATAGGATGCTGTAAATTTGTTTCCAGCTTTTTAGAATCAAAAATTTTATTACCTGATTTCCAATCTATGACATAATGATGGATCACCCCTTTGCTCTTTATAGCCAGATGAAGGTCTACTGATCCTACTATGTACACATGTGTATGAACGTCACCATTTATATCAACAGGCTTAGGAAGACGATACGGCAGCACAAAATCTTCTTCTACTCCAACTATAGCACCGTGTCTGATAAGTTTCTCACAGGGATTAAGATCACTATCAGCTATCATAAACCTATTGCCGTCTTTTTTGAACAGATCCACAATCCAAGCAAGAAGCTCCCCAGATTGTTTCATGGCTATCATCATATTTTCTGGTGATTGCCAAGGTATGTCTTCTTGATAGGAATAGTAACTTATCGCTTCTCCAAGGTCTTTACCAGAAGGCTGTCTTCCGTTCTTAAAGAAGTATTCCAGTGTTTTATGGATAACCGTACCATAAGATGTAGCTTCTTGTTTTTCTGTAGACCTTTTACCCTCTACGTAAGTCTTATACCATTTCATTGGACAAGTAAGAAACGTATCTATCTGGGAATAAGATATGGCAAGACGTTTCACACCATTAAACTCCTTATATAGCAAATGTGTTTCCGGGACCATCATAAGTCATTGTCTTTAAATCCTTCCGGGTAATATACGACATACTTCTTACCGTCTTCTGGTGTCATGGCAAACTGCATGTAGTTATTACGATTACGATGCTTACCATCTAATCCTCGCTTCCAATACAGAATCCCGTCTATATCCACATAAGACCGTCCGCGTTCGGCTCTAACTACGTCCGTGTGCAGCAGATACCCGTCGGAAGACACAATCCATACTTTATCTCCTTTGTTTAAATAAGATATTCTTTTTCTTACAACAACCTTTTTCTTATTATCCAATACAAATTCCTCGTCAGTCATACTCTTCGTCCTCCTCTTCTTCTGTTTCAAAATCAATTCCATAACACTGATCATAATGCTTGGTCAGTTCTTCTGGTTCTAAATCTTGTCCAAAATCCATGTTAAAAATATCGTAATTAGTAAAGCACTGTTCCTGCCGGCAGGAAATCTATGAATGCTGCTTTTATTTCTTCAATTAGGCCCAAGTGTAACCTTGGGCCATTGTATTTATTTTTTGTCATCTCCTTTTAGCTTCTTTAAAGTATCTGCAATCGGAAGCTGATCAATGACTCCCAATGCCGGAGCGACGGTCTTAACAACATTGTTAAGGAAATTACCGGTACTGTTCTAACCGCCGTCAAATACCGTGATATTTCCGAGGTTAATGTGCTCAAATGCCTTAACCTGTTCTCCAGCAATTTCTTTCCACTGATTAACCATCTTGTACTGGATGGCTATCTGAGGATTGGATTCTGCTGCTTCCACCATAGCCTTAAATCCGTCGGCTTCTGCCATTAACGACTTTTTCTTACCTTCGGCTTCTGCTTCCAACTTCATCTTAATAGCCTTTGCTTCGGCTTCTGCTTTTGCCAAATTGGCTGCTGCTTCAGCGGCAGCCCGGCGTTTAATCTTTTCTGCTTCAGCATCAGCTTGCAAGATAGCCTCTTCCTTCTGGGTTTCAGCCGGCACAATCTTTTCAGCCTTAAGCGCAGCCTGAACTTTCTTAGCCTTAGCTTCTTCCACTTCTTTGTCGGCAAGCTCTTTTGCTGTTTTTACAGCCGCTTCCGATTTAACTTTTTCTTCTCCGGCCTTCTTTTCTGATTGAGCTTTGATGATCTGTAGTTCTGATACTGACACAGCAACCTCCTTCTGGGCATTGTTGTATCCTATAGACGCATTTTTCTCAGCCTCAGCCTTCTTAATCTGAGCTTCAGAGTCTTGTATTGCTATAGCCGCTTCCTTGTCAGCTTCAGCCTTATTCTTTCCGACTTCTTCCATTCTTTCAGCCTCAGCTTTGTTTACCTCAAGTTCTGCCTTAGATCTTGCAATCGCCGATTCTTTGTCAGCCAAAGTCTTTGCAATAACCGCAGCCCTATCTCTATCGGCTTGAGCTACACCGATCTGTTTTTCTTTATCGGTTAAAGCCAAAGCTACTTCTTTTTCTTTCTTTGTTTCAGCTACTACCGTTTCCTTTTCTTTTTCAGTATAGGCAATTTGAATCTCTTGCTCTTTTTGGGTATTAGCTACAGCCGTTTCTTTTTCCTTTTGCTGTACAGCAATCTTAATAGCACCCAGCTTTTCCTGTTCTTCGATATTAGCCTGTGCTTCGTTCAGGGCCTTACTTTCAGCTTCTTTGCCAAGATTCATGATATAGCCGGCTTCGTCTCTGATGTCACTGATGTTGATATTTAGGAGGTAAAGGCCTAACTTATTAAGTTCGTTATCAATGTTTTTTCTTGCCTTATCCAAAAACTCATCCCTGTCAGAATTAAGTTTTTCAATCGTCATTTCAGCAATGATCAAACGCATTTGGCCATAAACGATATCCGTAATAAGATTTTCAGTAGATTCAGTATCCATCCCCAAAAGCCTTTCTGCTGCATTCTGCATAATTTCAGGATTTGTGCTGATTGCTACTGTAATAGTAGTAGGTACATCCACTCTGATATTTTGAGACGACAAAGCACCGGTGAGCCTACAATCTATTTGCATAGGCTCCATAGACAAAATATCATAGCTTTGAATAATAGGCAAGACGAATGCCGCTCCACCATGATATAATTTCGCCGATTTCTTTTCCCCACCTGTCTTACCATAAACGACCAAGACTTGATTAGGCTTACATCTACGATACCTTGATAAGACTCCGATGATTGTCAAAATAATCACTACAGCTAAGATAGCTGACACGTACATGATTGTTGTCATAACTTTTAAAATTTAATTGTTGATAAAAAAATTAGATACTTAATTCTCCTTCTTCATATTTTATATTCGCCTTGTCGCCGTTTTTGTAGGTTTTTCCAGACAAGCATCTTACTCTCATTTGCTCTTGTCTTCCATTTTTCGAAATATTTACCATATAATGATTCTTCCCTGATCTAAATACTATCTCCACCTCTCTGCCATTTAAATCTTCCGGACATTCGTACACCATTTCTTGTTTTAACTTAAGAAGTAACTTATATACGTAAAACAAAACGATAAAGAAAAACGACCCTATCACAACCCCTACTAAATGGGAACCCGAAAAGTAGGTAGTCCAGCTATATCCAAGAATAAAATGTGTTATGCCCTTGAATGATATGATGTCCGACAAAGACATACTTAAATCAGAAGCACTGTCAATGTCAATATCCGTATCCAGATCAGATCCTAATATCGACAACAAAAACTGTATAACAAAAGCAAATGACGCTATTAAAGCCATGCATAAAATTATGTCACTTCCCATACCCTTCTGTTATTATTTTGTAAACAAGATCAGTCATATCTTTGATGGTCTCCATATCATAATCAATAATAACAATATTGAATTTTTGTTCCACCATCACTTCCAGTTCAATTTGATCAACAGAATCTAATCCAAGTTCTTTAAACGTCACATCTTCTTCATGAACTATATCTATTTCCGAATTAAGAAACTGAGTAATAATTATATCCTCTATTATCTTTCTGATTCTTACTTTTTCCATTGCTTTCTAATTTTGTTAAATAAATACGTTTTTATGTTTTTCAATCGCTCTTTGTCTGTTTCCGAACTTCCGGTAAACAAATAATCCGGATTTCCTTTAGCCGGCGGCGTAGGCAATTTAGATACGGCAAACAACCAATCCATTTCCTTATTCTTCTTAGACTCCAAATAAGGCTCGGTAGCGATCTTAAATTTTTCAGCTATTAAGTCAAAGAGCTTTGAGTTTTTAAGGTTCATATGGACTGAAAAAGCCTGAGAAGGCGGTTTCCATATGAAGTTACATAAGCTCATTGTGTAATCTCCTGACTCTGCTATATAAGATTCTGTTACCTGAAGTATGACCTCTTTCTTAAATGAGGTGTTACCCATAAACCAACACAATCTGGATTCCGCTTCTTTTCTGCTGACACCTATGTCTTTTGAATATGATTCGTACATTCCTATCATAATCTTCAACGTTTCCAGAACCTCGTCCGTCATTTCCGGTGTCTCTATATAATTCACAAAAGACGTTCCTTTGTTGGTTAATCTCATCACGCCTGATTTTAATTTCTCAACCAGGCCAAGCTCTATATATCTCCCAGCATCTTCTTCCGGCATGGCTTCGATCATAACCGAATCCTTCTGTCTTATGGCAAGAAGATTAGCAAGATCATTAGGAGTCATGTCTGATGCTGCAAGTTGTCTGAAATTGATGTACATGCCTAATCAGCTTTAATAAAAATAACATCCTTGTTATCCTCCCTCTCCGCGTGATTACACGGACCTGCAACCACACCCACTGCCCCGCATGTAAAGTAATTAAATATACATCCTTCACATCCTGCATCTGGTGCCGTAGGTTCCACGCATTTTAATCTCACAAGTCCGGCATCAAACACTTCTCCTATTTTAAATTCCTTCTTTTCCATATTTCCTCCTTGTTTTTAACTGTTGTATCCTTCTTTGATAATCGAATTTCTACCGGTAGATACCGACTGTCGAAGATCGTCATGTACAGAATCTACCGTAGAATACTTGTTTCTGGTTGTAAAAATCACTTCCAGCATCTCCTTGTAATCACCTAAAGCCACTTCGTATCTTGGATCCACTTTGGCTTTTCTTTCAGCCTCGGCATTACTTTTAGCCAGCTCTCGGTCGAGAAGATCTTCTTTGATTCGGTCAGCAATCATATCAAGTTCTTTTTTAATAACTTCTCCTGCTGCCCGAAGTTGACCTTCTACGTCACCAAGCTGGTCTTGGACGGTTCCTATTTCTTTCTTTAGGCGATCGTATTCGTTAATCATACCCATATCACCTGCATAGCCGGAAAAGTCCTTGATTATTCTGGTTCCTTCTTTAAGGAGCTCAATAACTCGTCTTTTACGTTCTCTGCTTATTAAAGACGGAAGACGATAATTCATATCCGCCACCGCCTTATCATGTATGGAGTTGATTAAAAACATCTCTCTTTCATCTCCTGCAAACTCAGTAAGAACCAAAAGGAACTTACTTATCAGGTATTCGTTTTCTTCTACTGTCAGTCTCATGGTTCTTATTTTTTTTAATACAATGACCGTTCTTCTTTTGTCTCTTGTTCTTGTTCCTGATTGTCCGTAACGTCTTCCACAGTATAGAGCTTGGGCGGCGTCGGCGGCTGGTTGGGGTTCACGAACTTCGTCCCGCCCTCCCCGTACATCCATCCATGCCCCGGCAGAATCTCTGGGTGGATTGTATTAGTAAGCTCTTCCATACTAACTTGCCTTACCTTCAGTATATGATGAAACACCAGTCCGGCTGTCCTGAATGATGTTTTGTTTTCAGTTTTAAACCTATCAAGAGTCTGATACCAATCTTTCCCAAATATCATATACTTATCCAGCCCGTACCTACGAGGATTGTGCAAACCTATCATTAACGTACATAACTGACCCAGCGTATCAGATTGGTAAAAATCAGAAAGACGCGGAGGCTGCTCTTGTGGGCTTTTTATCCTTCCTTCTATCTCTCTGTTGAATTGTGATATGATGAGGAAAAATATGTTTTTATATACTAATTTAGCTTCGTTCATAACCGCCACCAAATCATCTATAGCCGACTTAGGATCTAACCCCATTCTTTTTATCAAAGCAATATGATCGACTTTAAATATTATAAGACGTTTGTCTTTGTGTTTGGTAGCTATATGATACACAGCCGCCTCAAACTCTTTTACCGTACACGGAGCATCGATGTATATTATATTATTCCTGATTTCACCTTGAAGGATTTCAAACATCCTCATCTCTTCCACTGTATTAGAATCTTGCCTTCTTAATATTTCAGGAGCCCGCTTTTTCATATCCTGGCTCATTCTACGAAGAAGAAGATCTTGAGGATTCATTTCGAACTCGCAATTAACAAGAAAATAATCTTCTGCTTGCGGGTTGATCATCGGATTCATCACATTTTCCAATATCTTTTGGGCCACATACGATTTACCTACAGATGGCCGGGCTCCTATGGCAATAGCTTGCTGAGGGAAAATACCTCCAAGCAAAGCCTCATCAATATAATCGTATCCGGTTTTAGCGGGGATAAGCTCTCCCCGCCTGTATTTCAAGATATTCTCATACGCCTCTTCCATGACCTGTTTAGAGGTCTTGAATATCCTTCTTATATCTATCCTATTTGCTATCTCCTCGTGCATTTTTGTCACCTTTTGTATCCGATTTGGATCCCCTATTAGCTTTTACTGATTTATACCTAAGACCGTTCTTGGTATGAGAACAATCCTTTCCTTTTCTCCAGCCCTTACCCTTCTTCTTGTCCGTTTCGTAGTTTTTACGACCAAGCTCTCGGCGTTTGGCTTTCTGTTCCGGTCTGGCATTTATCTCCTTGTCCTTTTTAGCCTTTTTCTTCCTGGCTTCGGGATGAGTCCTGTAGTACTCTGTTGATCTGCCCATGTGCTTATATTTTTTTTTGATTAATAATAGCACAAAGATAGGCAATTCGCGCCCTATTTCAACCTGCCGTAGCTCATATCAGGATCACACCAGACATATCCGTCTTTCTCATCATGAAGATACTCAGGACATCCTCTACATGCGCTACTGCCTGACACTATTTGATTGTTTTTATTAGGGCACTTATCTCCAGGCTTATGCCATTCTATTCTCGAACCTGATCGCTCTTTGTTTACATGACAGAACTGAAATATTTTCCCCATCGTCTTCTCTCCGAACATACCTATATGTGTGTACTCTTCCGGTATAGAGAGAAATTCAGATAAATCTTTATACATCCTTTCCCGTTCCTCCGGCGTAGACCATAGTCTGTCAAGTTCGGCATGGACTCTTATCTTAAGAGACCTCAGTGATGGCCCCGCAAGCCGGCCTTTAGCTTTTCCCTTATTCGGCCCTGATTCATGAACACCGACATAAGCATTGCATGGTTTACACATCATAACCATCCCTAATCCTTTTCTGTTATATATTTTATCGGCATTGACCAGCTCGGTTTCTTTTCCGCAATAAGGACAAATTTCGCCTCTTAAAACCCGTTGTTGGCGCTCATTAAGTTCCATACCCTATTCTTTTGTTTTTCTTTAAACTTTTCATACAAACTGCTTTCAGTTTCCATTTCCGAAATCTCTACCTCTACGTCCTCTCTTTTGAAAATTACTTTCTTGGCTGTCGGATATGCACATTTAGAGATACGAATAGCATTACGAATAGCGTAAACAAAATACGTTTCTGGTGACGATTCGATCACCACTACCTCATTTAAAGTGTTTTTGTAATTTTCCATATTATCTGCTTGCTTCAATTATATAACCAGGATGATCTTCACACGCCTCTTTGTATTCGATAAGAAACTTAAGAAATGAATCATAAGACCCCCATCCGTTTTCTGGTTCGTATCTCAAAAGACTCTTTCTCTTGGAGATCATAATATATATACCTTTTGTGAGTATCTTCACCATCTCCTTAGTATCTATTTCCCTACCCAATTCTTCCGGTCTCCAAACATAATCGTATAGTGTTTCTTTGTTTTCTGATACGAATATTTTTTGTGCCATCTTGTTCATGTTGTGGGTGATGTTTGCAACCCATTTACGATCCTCTTCTTTCTTCTTGCTCTTAATATAAACGTCCAGGCTCATAATATTTCTCTTTTACTTTGTTATTAATTATCAAATCTGCCACATCATCTCCGTCCCCTACATTCTCAACACTCTGAAGATAGTCCGATACTTTTATCCTTGACTTCATCATCATCCCATCTATCTTTTTACTCCATGTGTCAAATGCTTGTCCTTTGTCCGGAAAAGCTACAGTCTTTCTATCTTTTAAAACATCTATCACTTCCGGCCTTAGATTCTGCAACCCACCGGTAGCTACAAATAACTCATCCGGTTTATTCACAGCGCATATAATAGCCGTCTTTTCTGATTCCACCAGATTAACCACCTTATCCGGATACTGGCTTAGAAGATGCTCTCCGAACAGGCATTGCCTAAACAAGAAGTCTCTTGCATGCAACGAGTGATAAAACATAACATGAGGCCGCTCATTGTCACCGTCTTTTTCCTTCACTCTTTTTACATCAATCTCATTCCCCTGGCTGTCGGTCTTTATATAAAAGTCCATGATCTTGCCGGTTCTACATACAAAATCTTTGTCTATCTGCCAGAATATACAACACCCTTTCCATCCCCATAAATCCATTGTTCCGACATGGTACCTTCTGAACACATCAGACACCCTTTCTTTCCCCCACAGAGACGATAAAAATCTAAATACGGTGTTTCTATCGTCTGGAACCACAGTCCTCTCAAACTCGCTAAAAGGTATGTAATTTACAACATCAGGATTTACAGGAGGACGATAAGCTCTTATACACTTATTTCCCGAAATCCAAAGATCTTTGTCACCTACATCCTTACCAGTAGGTCGTTTATCATAACCGCAAGTCCGTTCATGATCGCATCTTCCGAACTCGTTTCCAACAACCTGACCTGTTGCCACATCAATATAAGGAGTGAGGCACCGGCTTTTCCCACAAGCCGGGCAGGTTAGCTTCAGTCGGCTCCTGCCAGGTCTGCGGTCAAGTTGAAACCGAGGTACGTTTTCGTATTTTCTAAAATCAAGCATTTTTAACTCCTCTCATTGCCTCTATGATTCTATCTGCTATAGTTATAGACCATGACACCACATCTGGTACATATACTCCGCAATCTATTTCACCTTTTCTATTTTGTGCTTTAACAAACTCAATAGAATAAGCCTTAATAAGATCGAATCTACGTTGCTCCCAGTCTACATCTTTGTTTTCGTCATTTACAGGAAGGGTATCGAGATAAAAATTTAAACTCTCACTTATCACATTCCCATTATCACCATAGAACTGTATTCTGTCATGGTCGCTTCTTGTAGTTGAGCTACTGAAAGTGATTACGTCTATTATCTCTCCTGTTCTTCTAATTTTTCTTTTCATACTCTTCTTGTATTTCTGACCAATATAGGCATTATTATTTCGATGGTCTTGCCATATTTCTTATGAGATGCAAGTACACATATTGCATATTTATCTCCTATTTTCAAATCTTTCGATAATCTTAATCTCGAACCCCTTTTGATGTTAATAAAATAATCACCAAAAGGATTGATGCATATCGGTTTTACGATTTCTATATAATCTCCTTCAGGAATAACAATATCGTTCATATTATGAATCTTTTAGACATTTCCTCTGCAATATCATACACGACCGTATGATCCTCTTCATTGTACGGCTTATTGATATTCAGCACTCCTTTTCTCACTTTGAACTTCTTATCTTTTCTAAGGTGATTCAACATTCCTTGTTGGAACACGCAGTCCGCCTTTTCAAGTGCTATACTGTCTTCTGTCCATTCTTTCAACGTATATCCTTTGCTGCTCGTGCTTTTTGGAGAAAAGTTCATAATACGTGCATCAATCCCATACCATGCTTTAACCATTCTTCTTTCAGCTTCTAATTGAAATGCGTATGATTCCCATATTCCCCCTGATTTAAAGTCGAGAATAACCACTTCTTCCTTCTCCACGTCTCTTACCTCCTTCTTCGGATCACCTTTTTTGAACTGCCCTGTGGCCCTTTGATACACGGCTCCAAAATAACCTTCTTCTTTGTATTTGAATGTCATTTTAACCATCGCATCTATCGGCGTAGCTACCAAATAGTCCTCTAATGACAATATTCTTTCAATCATCATCGGCTTAACCTTATACTCTGAACAAAATTTGGCAAACTTCATAATTCTGACAATCATATCATCAAGATCATCTATGCTATTAAAGAATCGGTCAAGATTTTTCTTCGATATCTTCAGCTTACCTTCTTGTACGGTCTTAACTATAAAACTTCGATTTAAGACCATATCTCTACCTGTTAGGTACAATCCGTATAAGTAGTGCATGATCGTTCCCTTATCAGCTTCATACTGCGCCACCTCTTCCGGATTGCGACCAAGCATCTTCATCTCTTGCTTCCATTCCTGAAGTGCGGTCTTATCATCTACATACCCATCTTTGATTAAAGTTGTTACTGAAGCATATATCTTGGCCGTCCCATCATCCATCTTCCTTACATAAAAACGATTATCGTCTAATGTCAATCTTACGAATTTGGGAGTCTCAATCTTCTTTAACTCATCACAGATATAAAACGGCTCTAACGTTTCCTGATTTTCTGTAAACGGATTCGAATCTTCCTCTCCAGGGTTAGGATCTGCTTCCTCTGCCGGAGCTTCCGGTTCTTCTCCCTGGGCCTGCTCTGGCTCAGGCGCCGGCTCTTCAACTACTGGAACCTGTCCGCCTCTTTCTGCTATGTCTCTGTTCTTTATTAAAGACATAACCTCCTTCTTCAACTGCTCTGGTGTTTGATTAGGATCTGACACCGACATCACAACATCGTTCATTCTAAACAACGTATTTCTTTCTCCTTCCACCATAGGAACAAATCCTAAATCTGTCAATATTTTTATTTTCTCTTTCATGATCTTCCTCTAATCAATTCTTCTTTAATACAATGTAACACTGTTTCCACTTCATCTTTATCTTTATCTTTCACTGCGATAGCTATATCCTTACCATAACTCTCTCTCTGTATGTGAGCATAAAAGATAGTTTCATTGTCAGCTTCTATTCTTATTTTATAAAGTTTTCTCATATCTGTCAATTATTTCAATAATTAATCTACCTCTTTCTTTAATCATTCCCCTGTTTTCCATATCCAGTACCTTCTTTACCGCATACTTCCACACAAAAGGAAATTCTGTTTCAAGTTTATCAAATTCCATCCTGTCAAGATACATGTCGAATACCGTATGCTCCGATTCATGTAGGAAAACTATATTATCCCTGCAAGTAGCAACCGACTTATATATCCTTTTCGGAAGTATGTGACATACGTTACATACTGTAGGAAAATGAATAGCCTTACCGGTCATAGACATTCGAATAGTACTCAACTCCTCCAACATAAGACGAAAAAACCCGGATAAATCCGGGTTCTCTAACTTTTTCTTCTTGCTGCTGTTTTTAATGGATGTAATTCTGTCTTTTTTCTTCGGAGTCAACTCTTTGCTCCTGCAAGCCTGGCATAAGCCATGACTTCTTATCATTACTTTTCGTCCGCATTTTTCGCAGACGTATAGCTTCTTTTCCTTGCTTTCCATTCGAATAATAATGATATTATTGAAAAGAATAATCCCGCTGAAGCCAGTAGATAAGGTACGTTCATTAATAATTTAGATACCTCGTCTGTCTTAATCACTATCAGAAGGAAAGCGCCTGCTGAAAGCAATGATATTATCGCCACAACAAGCGCTATGTTGGAAACTACATCAGCCTTACTCTTCACTCTTCTTCTCGCCTAATTTTTCAGCTCCCTTCTGAAGATCGTATTTAAACACTTCAATGATTTTCGTTTCCACAATAGACTCGCAATTCCAGTCTCCTAACGTACCCTGCATACCTTTAGTCAACACAGCTTCGGCATCCTTAGGATTGCCGGCCTGGATATACATATAGCATGGAGTTTTCTTTTCTTTACCTTTCTTTTCATCCAGTGTAATGTAATTCACCTTACACTTATACCAGTACTCAGCTTCTCCGTTGAAGAAGATTTCCGACACTTTAATAGGATTAATTTTTACAACCTCGAAAGAATTGTACAAATCCTTGAAGATCTCCAACGATCTTGATTCTGCCTCTGTGTAAGACAAGGCATCCACTAAATACTTTTCAGTTACTTTCTTTTTTTTGCCGTTCTCGATATTATCAATCTCGGCTTTTACCGTAATTTCAAACCAGCGATTCATTGTATTAATATTTAATTAGTTGATTTCTTTCCTTTCTCTATACTGTTTTTAAATCTTTCAGAACACCACTGCAAAACGTCCATCATCATCATCTCATTATTAGATAAGATACCTTTTATAACTAACGCCAATTGATGCTGTGACATTCGTTGGCTCATATCAAATCTTCTTTCCTCTTCATTTACTATCGTAGCCACGAAATACTTACACCCCTCTAAGTGCGTCAGAGCCTCAATCATAGCTTCTTTTATCTCTTTTTCTTCCATCCTGTTTGTTTTTTTTGGACAAAGATATGTCTTTTGATAATAAAAAAGATTCAAAATGATTTAATTTAGCTTAATTGCTGCTATTTTAATTCGTCAGGTATAGGAACTGGTATAGACATGTCGAACTTTTTTCTGATAAACACCTCTGTTTCTTCATTGAATGGATAGGCCTCCTTGATAAAATTCATAGCCACCTCCATGTCGCCATCTGCTATATCTTTATACCTCTCAAAGATGCCAACCATGTCGTTGTTATATGAACGCTCTTGTTTTATATTGTACACGTATTTCAATACCCTATCTTTGATTTCATTGGCTTTTTTCACGGTGTCATTGAAGGTGTTTATACTTGTCAATTCAGGGTTTTTATTTTTCTCATCTATCTTATCAAACTCTTCCTTGCTATATCCTGTTTCTCCTTTAACAGCCGGGCAAACACCCTCCTTCATGATCCAAAACTGTTCATACGATCCTGCCAGATATCTCGATTCTGTTTTAAATGCATTATACTTGACAAGCAAATTAGCCACCTCAGTTGCACCTTCTATGGTTCTAAAACCGATGCCGATATCTTTTAACATAAATACCGGAACTCCCATTCTTGGATACACGACTTCTTTTTCGTTCTTTATATTCCAGTTTTTAGCTTCAATTGGAATACCTTTACCAGCAAGCTCTTTGTCTATATACAGATATATCTCTTTGCATGTCAATGATACAATCTCATCCCTGCTTAAATCAAAAACTGTTTTCATTTTTCTTTATTTATTAAATTAAACAACTTACTTCTTTGTTCAGGCTCCGTATATTCTACCCATATATCGGCTGCCACATTTCTAAGAAATTCCATAAAGTCTTGATGATCCCTGTATTCAGCAGAATCAACTTTTCTCACAAAACTTAGAATTTCCTTTAACATCTTATTGTTTTCTTCAAGAAGCTCTCTGTCGGTCATAACCTTTCAAATTTTCTTCTTATGGTGTTGATTCTTTACCGCTCCGGCTACCTCCGACAACTCCACGTCCCTTTCCATTGTTACCCGAAAATCTTCTTCTGTTAAAGAAAAAGACATAGTTAATGTAGGAGTATCCTTAAAATACCAATCACATAATTCTTTTAACTCTTTACGTTCATCCTCGTTTTTACATTTATGAATGGTAAGGTAATTCATTCTTTCCTCTTTTTCTTTGTCTGTTAAATCTTTTTTCATAATTCTAACTTTTAAAATTGAGTATATAATTACCTAAGGTAATAGATCATCCAAATAAGCCCATGATTCCATTTCATCTAATCTGCATAAAATACATCCTGGACGGCTGGATATAAAAGTTCTGTTCTCTTCCAATATACCCATAATTGGATTCTTTGATCCTATTGTTGATTTCTTAGGGAGAAACACAATAAAACGGTGGCAATCTGGAATTACTGTTATAGAATGCCACACGCTGTTAATGCGCCATTCTGCACCAGCTTTAAAAAGAGGAATAGCATATTCTTGTTCCATGTCTATTTAGTTTTGAATTAATGTGAAAAGAGCAATTATAGCCGCAACTGATATAATAGATAAAATAACGTTTGCCAATGCATGCTTTAAGAGGCGCCTTTCGAGATTTGCGATATGCTTTCTTAGTCCTTCGCAATGTTTTTTTGTAGATCTGGATTCTTTGAGTTCTTTGTTGTATTTTACCATATTTTTGTCGCACCATTTCATTATATCAGCACTTGCTTTGTTAAGCATATCTCTGATTTTTTCATCATCATAGAATGGTATTTCAACATCAACACAAGTATTTGGCCTGTATAATAATCCGTATGTATCAAAGCACACTTTCAATGTGACAACTTCAGGCTTAGCCATTTCTTCGGCTTGTTTCTTTATCTGCTCATCTGTTGCTTCGGCTTTAGCTTTAAGCTCATTGTAGTCTTCTATATTCAGCAAAGCCATGTTTTCAAATTCTGTATTCATATCTACTATTTCTTATTTAGAGTGAATGTTTGCCAAATGCTTTATCCCAACGCCTGCTTGCTATCTGTACACATACTACCAACGCATCACGATATTTACGGGATTAGATGGTTCTTATGTGGCGGATGTTGATAATCCTAACAACGCATTCGTACTGATTTTTGCAAACTGTTCACTCAATTATTTTTAATTTTTAATTAATTCAACTCCTATAATATCTTCGTAATCAATATAGTGCATCATTGAAACACCGTTGTCATCATTAGCCATTATTTCAACACAAGCAGAACATCTATTGAATGCACCTTCGATTGTTATACCTGTTAATTGCCTAAAGAATCCTAAAAATTTCTTTGGCCTGATAATCCTAATACGGACAAGATCATTCCAAGTTATTCCTTTATATTCACAAATAGATTTAAACTTCTCGGCTGTCATAATTCGATTATTTTAGCTGTTAGTCATTTTTTGGAATCCAGTTATCCGTATCACAGTGAAAGCAATATCCGGTTTTAGGATGCTCCGCACCGTCTTTAGCTCCGCAGGTTCCGCAATAATATTCCTTATCATATTCTGGGGAAAGACCTTTATTTCGTTCTTTGATAACAGCTTTTCTTTCTTCGAGCATCATCATTTTATCAGGATTACGACTCAAATAAAACTTTCTGACTTTATGTATTTGCTTATCAAACAGATCATCGGACTCGGCAATTTGTTTTGCTGTATATTTACTCATGCTCAATTATTTTTAAAGTTTATCTATTATTTTATCACCCATTTCCTGCCATTCATCACTCACGCTTATAACCAATCCTATGACAGTGAATGATAATAGCAACGTAAAAAATAAGCCATAACAGAAAGCAGATAAAAACACATACATACCTCATGATTTTTTAGTTGTTAGATAAAAGCAAAATCGGTTCATTTGACTCCGCAATTGCTTTTATTTGTTCTGGATTGACAAAACTCTTAACTTGTTCGCTTATATTACAAATGGACTTGATCATATCAACGAATAATTTCGAGGTACATTCGTTACACTCCACTTCCATTACCTGTTTATGTCTATTGTATGATATGCTCGTTACACAATTCAGCCAGTGCGCATAAGTTCCTTTTTCTGTATTTAACCTGCCGTATTCTACTTTTGTCTCTCCATTTCCATATTCAATTACTCTTTTTAGAAATGGTTTTGCATAAACACTAAAACCGAAAGGTTGGGTGTTTAAGGCATCTAAACGGGAAGTTCCATCTCTCCATTTTCCATTTTCATCGCCTCCTGTCCATTCCTTAGAGGGGTTAGGGACAATATTTCCGTTTTTGTCATAGGAAAACATGCAATTCGTTTCCAGTTGATACTTAATAACAGGCACTTCTTCTACTATTTTATAACTCAAACATCTCTTCAGGACTTCCCTGATTTGACTTTCCAAATCAGAAAGTGCTATACTATTGAAATATCCTTCGTTGCCTAATCTGTTTGTAGGTAATTTGATCCCATAAGAATGAATCTTGTCCACATCTTCTTTTGACAAGGTAGTGGTAAACACTCCTTCTTTGGTGACATTCACTTTAACAGTTACAGACAAACTGTTATTAGCGTTCTTTTCCGTTATATTTAGTGTTGTTAATGCTGCCATAATCAGATATTTTTAAAATCAATTCGAATAAATATAATACATTCCTGCTTCATATACCTTATGTACATCAGGGTCATTCTTGTCTTCCGGTTCCAATTCACTCTCTTCACAAGTATAATCCCATTCAGAGTTGTAGTACATATCCTCGTCTGTTTTCTCCAAGGAACAATCTTTCATTAGATTCATATTTTCTCCCCATACTGCAACTTCTTGTCGTTGCTCTTCTTCCGCCATAAGGGATATTTTGTCTTTCAATTCTTTCCAGGTCATGATTTTTAAAAGATGATTAATAGTTTATTCTACATCAAAAAGCTGATCTAACACCAACAATTCCGCATTCATATCTTCATCTTTCGGGAAACGAACTTTTATATTTCCAAACTTAGATGTCTTAAACAAGATGTAGGGGTTCATATCTTCGGCAGTCACCGGCTTATATTCCTTAACTTCCGACATCTTGAGATACCAGTCACCTATTTTTACAAACCCAGAAAAGATAGAACACAGATGCGCTTTTACGGACCGTATCTCCTTTTTATCTTTGAAAGGTATAATTTCGTCCTTTCCCCTTATCCTGATTGACAGAAAAGGACGAATGTTATCTGTTTCATTTTGAAATTTGAAGCCTGTTATAGCTTGTTTGGGGATTCTTCTTCCCATTAATATGAAATAAGCCATTGCAATAAGTTGTTTTACTTTGTATTCTATAATCCTACCAACAAGTTCCCCGATGATAGAAAATATTCTAATTCATAGAGGAAAGAAAAGAAGTAGCTCTTTCAAATTTTCTTCTTAGTTCATTAGACCATTGATGATCATAATCTGCCAATAATGATCCCATTTCCATTATTAAGGAATAAACTTCTTCTTTTCTTGCTAAAAAAGATTGTTTGTCTTTTTCTTTTAATGTTTTCATGACTGTAACTTAAAAATGAATAATTAATTGATTTATAAAAAATGTGTTAAAATGACATATAAATGCCTTGATCAATTGGACACAAATGTACAAGTTTTATTAAGATACCCTTCTGTCATCTCTATGAAATTCACACAATCTAATTTGCTTAACTTGTAAATCAATGCCGGATTGTGTACTATGGCTATAATTTGCGTTTGTGGTTTATGGAATGACAATACATTATAAATTTGCATTATATTGTCAATGTCAAGATTCCTGTCTGGCTCATCCATGAGAACCGTGTATTCAAAACTGCTTTCTGTTAATGTTATGCGGTTTCTTTTATAATACTTCAACAGACTATCAATTCTTTTAATCCAAAACGCATTTGATTTTTTCTTGTATTCTACAAGATCTTGTATTGGAAACGTATAATCCTTTTGACCGAACATTAAATTGAAAAGTGATTCCAATGATAACACCACTTTCTCTCCATAAGATCTTCTAATATTATTCACATACAAATCTAAGTTGCTGATGTTTTTCAATACGCTATCTCGATTCATCTCCGCCGATGGCAATAAACGGAATACTTTCCCTGCATAATCGGATGATATATCAATCCCATCAAGAACCTTATCATCATCATCAAACATAGGTGGAAAATCCAGTGCCTCGGTCGGTATTTCAGAGCACATGGACTTCTCGCATAACGCATACATTGACATGATGTTAAGCAAAGTTGATTTTCCACTACCGTTTTTACCTATAATTACATTCACTCCTGGCTTGAAAATAAATTCTCTACCATTTTCAAACGCTTCTATGTCAGAAGCATATTCAAATGGAGTTTTTGTATTGTCTTTTATTTTTACCGATGTTATCATATGTAATCCTTTTTAAAAATCAATTACCGCCCGAACCCTGTAACTATTGTACTCAATGTTGCTGTGCGTGCCGCCATTGGAGAAGCTCACGAACCATGCGCTGACCTTGCTGTACTCGGTACTGGACCAATACCGCGCCGAGGAGAGGGGAGATGCCGAAACATAAGCGAATGCTTTGTTTAGTTCGTCCATATGATGGGCCATTAAATTTAATTGACCAAGAGATGGTATATACTCGTCATCTTCCAGCAGATTTCTCAATTTTGGATTTCTGGCTACAAGGCGTTCCGTATTGCCGCGTCCGTCAATATCAAACAGCGCATCACATTCACGTTCGTAATATGTCTCACTTCCGGATTCTTTACGGCTATCATTGTCAAGCAACCGTACACTATCATGCTCCTCCAGCGAGATAGCAAACGATACGTCTTTGTGTTTTAATCCGATATAACGCACATTCTCTTTAATATTCTCTCCAGTAAACGGCTCAGCGTGTCCGTTTCCGTAGATTAGATACAAACCATCTTTTCTTGATGGTACTCTATTTTCACATACGCATCTTTCATTTTTTGGTCTTACAATTATGTTCAACTCATTCAACACATGATCTTTTATGACTTCCTTGCTTATTCTTTCTACAAAACCATAATTCCTTTGTTTAAGCTCATCATTTACCATACATCTGATCCAATTTTCTATCTGATTGTTTCCTCCGTATGTATTATGCATGCACCTTTTTACAAGCTTTTCCAATAATGATTCTATGTTTTTGATTATATCTTCTTTGGTAAGGTGAAGTTCATTTAGTATGCAGTTTCTTACCGCCTTGTATTCTTTACTTGTGCTCATAATATATCCACTTAATACTGTAAATTATATTTTTTCTCTCTCCCACTGTCTTCCCCTATAGGATTATTCCATCCATATTTTACAGCCGTAGCTTTAAATAGAGGAAGTCCATAAAATCTATAATCATTCTCAAGATGAGCATATACTGTTGATTTCATTTCAGCTCTTTAATTAAAGCATCCGCATATATTACAGCTAATTCAGCCGCCTTATCACACGTCTCCAATATTAATTCACCGTGAGGTCCACGCCCTGATACGGATGTGATCGGAAGCATGGTTTTTGCCATCTCGTATCTACGTTGTTCCCAATCTACATGGGTGTTACACGGTTCTTGATTGACCTGTATATATCTTCCTTCAATATTAGAAGATCTTAATGTTTCCGCATTCTCTTCGCCGAATGCAACCAGAATAGACCCACATCCTGGACTTTCACCTATTGTTCCATCTTCTCTGTGGAATTTTATCCTTCCTTTCATGAACAATATACCTTTTGCTTTCGGGAATACAACATCCTGAAACATCTTATTGTCAAGACGATTAAAAAGAAGAGCTATTCCATTATTGTGCTCTACCATACGAGCAATAAAATGCTCTATAGTCGGTCTTGAATAAGGTGGGTTTAACCATACCCTTCCTTCCCATTTTTGTTTTAATTCATCTTGCTCTTTGTTATACATAACCCTGGCTGTCCTCCATAACGGACGCATAGGCGCACATGGATCTAAATCAAATTTCCCTAAAGCGTCTATAATTTCTTTAGGTGTGTACCATTCATCTGTACTGTTTTTAGATTTCTCAAATGATGTATTTATATATCTATGTTTTATAAGTTAATCCCATCCTCCAGTAGTGTACAAAGATACATCTTCCTCCTCTACGTTTACACCTTTAATAGCCTGTAGAAGTTTTTTCTTTGTCTCCCGGCACATATTGTAACCATATCCTTTATACCGATATGAGCGCTCCCATGTGCTTACTGGAAAAGGAATATTTTCGTCAATGACCAGCCTCTTCATATGAAGATGTTCGAAGAATTTCTCATGATAGAGTAGTTTGTACTCGTATGCTACTATGCTTGCGGATGAGAATGGAAAATAATCATCTTCTTTTTCTTCGTATTTGGGCTCCTTATAGTAAGCCATTTTTGTCACAGTAAAATCGAAGCTCCTAAGAATCTCTTTCGGCTTTCCAAACTCTGACTCTATGAACTCTATCCATACCTTTTCTCCCTCTTTCTGGAACGCACATACCTTCTCATTTCTGTACTTAAATTTCCATCCTTCTTTCTGATGTTTTTCATCATTGAACGAATCAATAGCCTCCTGAAAATCGCTTTCACTTTCAAAGAAAATATCAATGTCTTTTACTCTTTCTCCGGAAAGGATATTTTTAAAACATCCACCAGCTATGAATCCTTTGTGGCCTTCCATATACTTGTCAAGCCATCTTATTTGCCAGAAATTATCTGGAGTATCTATTACAAAATTATTCATATTGCTTATGTTTTGCCGTTACCAAGCGAGATAAAAATTCCGCTTCACAATAATACAATGAGTGTAATTACTCAGGTCGATTCCGTTGTCCGTAAATGCATCCAGGACCCGTTTTTCCACGTATTTGAGTTTTACTGTTATCCCCTTCTTAAACACTTCTATTAACTTCTCATTGCACTCAATAGGTCCAATAAGACAGTATCTATTCGAAGGACTGTCTGATATACAATATGTCTGACATCCTAACATGTTGCTTAAAATTACTTCGTTCATAATTTCTCTATGATTCTAATATGGTGTCTACAAACTCCGTTATTTTATCAACGGATTCTTTTGATAAGGTATATCTTCTCCAATCCCATCTAAAATGCGCTTTTGGGAGATTTTTAGTAGAATATTTGGTGATTATATACAACTTTGCACCATCTATATAAAACAGAAGCCGGATAATGATTAACGTATATCCGGCTTCTGTTTTATATGGTTAAAATTCTTTTTCGTTACCACCTTTTTTAGAGGTGGTTTTATCAAAAAGAGGGTCGTTAGGATCTGTTTTGGGATTATAGCTAAATATGCCTTTAGCTATTCTCTTCATATCTTCTTCTATGTTTGGATCTCCACATTCTCCCCTCATTATCTCGTCATACAACTTATCTTGTACTGGTAAAGCCTTATCTAACATTTCTTTGAACTTATCCCAATTGTAGTCTGAAGCCCTTCCCAATGCCTCTATTGCAGCTAAATGTTCTTTTAATTTAGGCTTTCCAAGATCCTCTGATAAGAATTGATGATCTTTTTTAGGTTTATACCCTTTCTCGTTTTTAGGGTTTCTTATCTTAAGTTCTTCAAGAACTCCCGGTCCAAGTCTTTTATAAACAATATCATTGATCCACTGACCAACAACGGCGGGCCTCTTATGTATATTTTCCCAATCCCATCCCCTCATCTTGTAAATCATTTCAAAAAAGCTATCATTAAATGTTTTCACCCATTTACTTGCTTCCTCTGTAAGGAATTGATTTAGGAATTTCTGTAGTTCGTCTTTCGCCCTATTTTTGTCTTCTTGATACCCTGTGGCTTCATCCACTAATGCTATGATACCAACTTTCGCGAGTGCTCTAACAATTATATCACATCTATTTATGACTGTTTGTTGATTGACACCTAAAGATGTTTTTTTGCTTAATGCACAATCTCTGGCATTAAGCATGATTTCGCAAATATCAGGTAATATTGTAGCTTCATAAGCCATTATTCTTCTATATCCTTTAAAACAAGGAAATGACTTATTTTTTACCGATAAATAACCATTTGGAATACAGTCGCTTATAGCTTTGGAGGATAGTATTTTTACTAATTTTGTACCCGATCTATCATTAGGATCGTCAAGTCCTAAAACGTTTTGCATTCCGGTAGTAGATAGGACTCTTCTACCATCCTCCAAAACGTAACAAGGAATTTTTAAACCATTGAGGTCTAATTCTCCTTCGTACTTGATTTTATTATCTATTTTTTCCATTGCATTAATTAATTTGTGAATACCTTAATCGTCGTTTGGTATTCTGCAAAAATACATCGAATCTTTCAGATTCCGATAGATGTTTCGTGTTATATCTGAAAGATTCGCAATCTACATATCTTTGAAGATGTTTTCTCGACACCCAGAAATGGGTTCCAGAAATCATTTTCTTCAAATGGCTCCAATATCCTTCGATTGTGTTTGTTGATCTTCTGCCTATTACATACGCTCCCTTTTTGTGATATACTTTTTGATGATCAAACTTTTCTTTGTCGATCCCGTTATACGCATACCATTCGTCAGAATATATGGTAGAATTAGGATGAACGGTATTGTATATCAAAGGAAGTAAGGTTTTACCTTTTGTGTCTGTAACGACATAAGCGACAACAAATCCTTCTCGTTGGAGTGTCCCAAACACAGGGGTTTTATCTTTTAAAGATCTCCCCTGTGCATCTTTAACTTTATCCTTACTATGTCTATTCTTGTTTTTGCCACCAATATAAGTTTCATCCACTTCAATCTCGCCTTTCAAACACGGCTCTTTTATTTCAATACTAAAACAATTGTGAATACGTTGAAGCATAAACCAAGCCGTTTTCTGTGTTACTCCCACGATTTTAGACAACTGTAAAGATGATACTCCTCTTTTCATTTCAACAACAAAATAACAAGCCAACATCCATTTTCGTAATGAGACTTTCGAATTTTCAAAAATCGTTCCTGTACGAACATTGAAGTATTTACCCGTGTTTTTACACTTGTACCTATTTCCTTTGCATTTATACACCTTAGATTCCGGATCAAAAGGAGAAACAACGTGATCTCCCCACCTTTCTTTTTCAAGAAAGGTTATACACGCTTGCTCATCAGGGAACAATTTTGAAAATTCGGGAAGTGATTTAAAATCGAACATACTTCTTATCTTTATATTGGATTATAAAAATACAAAAATATATTCATATAACCAACTAAAAATCAATTAAATTCATCGAATATATGATTTTGAATTATTTTTTTTTGTTGTTAAATTTCTAATTCTTTTCTATTTTTGAGGACTGTCTAACTTAATAATACTAATATCATGGAAAATGGAAAATGCTATGTTAAAGAAGTAATAGATTTTTCTATTAGAGAAATATCCTCTAATGAAAAAGTTATAATTTTTATTTGCGACACAAAACAACATGCAGAAGAATTACTATCAAATATAAAGGAAAACGAAATAATTTACTTCCAAATGATAATAAACGACGGTAAAGTATCCTTTTTAATTAGACAGAGTAATCATCCCAATATTGATATGATATATGAAACGGGTTATAAATATTCAGAATATAAACCATTTGAGTGGATTCTTAATAATCAAGTAAAATTCTTCTCTACTGGATATTATATTGATGACAAAAATACACTCGGTATAATTACAAATTACATTTGCTTGCCTCTACGAATCAAATAACATTCTCCTTTTTTATTAGGATGCTTCTTAAACGGATCTTTTGGCAAATATATGTATTCATACTTATCAGTACATTTTTTTTGTTTCTCTAAATTAGATGAAGTGTTTTTTCTTTTTTCTTGTCTCATAATTTTAACTTTTAAAAGTGAATAATTAATTGATTTATAAAAAGAAAGCGGTGATAAACTAAGTTACCACCGCTTTTACTATCATATTGTTTCGTATTACTTTATTTTGTACATTGAGAAATCTTCAAAATCACCAGATATACAATCAAGTTTCAGCCAACCTTCTGACACCTTTACATCATAAACAATAGGTGGCTCAGGGTCACTATCAAATACAATGACTAATCTCATTGTATTTTTATCAAAAGAGTATGTGAAAGGATCTGGGCTTTTCTTTTTGCCTTCATTGTAATATACAGTCATTACGCCTGTATCGTCATTATAAAATGTGAGTTCGAAAAATTCATCTGCGGGGAATTGCTCTCCCCATGAACCTATTAATATGCTGTTATTGTCATTATTCACATTATCATCGTTACACGAAAATGTGAATAAAAGTAGCAAGGTTAATAATATATGTAGTACTTGTTTCATGTTATTGTTAAAATTCATATCCGACCTTTATACTAAATCCGTTCATGTCACCACTTCCATCTCCCCATTCTTCATCAAATGATACCTTTTGTATAGAATATCCTATACCTAAATTAACAGCTTGTTTTTTAGTAGTCATAAACCGTACACCAATAAAAGGGTTACAATACAATCCACCTTTTTTTGCATGTCTTGGTGCTTCTTTGGTATTGAACTTATACCCTATTCTTAATGCAATAAAAGGTGATATTGGACCATTTAAGGCATATCCTCTCACATCAGCAAATATAGGTATGCTTACTGTTGAATAATCGGTCATATAGTGTATGCCGGTTCCACCTCCTACAAATAAATACTGATTGATTTGGCTTCCATACGTGAAATATAATTCTGGACCTTTGTATCCACCTGCCCAGTATCCAAGATCAATCATAAATCTACTCCCTGTCAAATCGTACTTTTCATTGGATATCTTAAATGGAATTTTAGATTCTTTCTCTTCTTTGGTTATTTTACTGATATCTTCCATAGGGTACACAAACGTACTACCATCAGAAGTGCGAATAGTAATTTGCTTGTCTGGTATCTGCTCGATAATAACCCCTTTTATAACACTTCCATTTTTTAAATGAATAGCTTCAACCATTTTGTTCTGTGAGTAAGCGCATACACTACCCAATAGAACAACTAACAATAATAGATACTTTTTCATATGAAATAATTTTGCTCTTTCTGCCTCCTTCGAAAGATTAACAAAAAAAAGAAGCGTGGAGACTATTGGATACTACCGCATTGAGGTCTTGGACTACCCTTCGCACAATAGTAAACAATAGCCCCACGCCTTATGTCAGTATACTATTATCCCTCTTGTATAATCAGAATGCGTATACAACAACATAGGCGTAGGAGCTGTATGTCTATTATCTTGTGCGAATGAAAGTGTCCAAGTTTCAATGCAAGATAATATCTTAACGCTTCTACGTCTTTATTCTAATACGTGAGGGCAAAGATAGTTATTCTATCTAATATTTTAAAACGGCTTAAAAGGATTTAATTTGATGTAAAATGAATATTGGGAATTTTAACAGTTCGTATTTTTGCATAAACAACAAAATATCTAAGATCATGAACAAATGCAAAAAGCCATCAAGAAAAACAGCCAGTAAAGCAGGCAAGTTATTAAGAAAGAAGATATCTTCCAAAGATGTTAAAACTCTTGCAGGTTACACTTTACAAGCCGCTTCCCGTCGTGGAAAAAGTAAGAGTGGTTGCCAAAAGAAAGGAAAATAAGTTCTTTAATACAAGCTTTTGGTATGGTCATTATACCAGAAGCTTGTTCTAATGTATTGGAATTACCAACAGCATAATGACCAGCTACAGATATAGATCTCTCATTTTCATGTACAACAATACCATAGCTCTCTATTTCTGATATATCTGTTTCGTAATCCTCCAGATCTACCCATGTTCTTTCTGATAGGTTGGAATCTATCCACTTAACTAATACCCGCTTGTTTAAAAGCGATTCTTTTTTATGTCTATTCTTTTTCATAACTTGTTATATTGATTTTTTAGTAAACGAAAAGAGATTGTGCCAGCATTTTGACACAATCTCAATTATATGGGAATAATACTAAGGAAAGGTGTAAAGTGGTATATAATTACCTGAAATAATTAAAAAGCCTATACCATCCCTTTCCGTTACATGTTTCACAATTCCATATTCCAGCAAGCTTCCTATATCCCCTTACCGGTATTCTCTCTATTTCTTTTGGTACGATCTTGACATACTTTCCTTCTCCGATTGGTATGGTCATATTACCTGCCTCTTTCGTGCAAAAGTATTCTATTTCAGATGCCATTCCTTTATACATATAGAACCGGTATAAGTTCCCGTCAGGGTCTACCCGATCCATGTAATATAATATCACTTTATCTACTTTTATCGTTTTCATTCCTTTATTCTACTTATCTTTAAATTGTTATTCCCACAGTATTCCTTCAACCAACTATCCGTTAGATAACGATTAACTCTATCGTATTCCTTTTTCGGACCCTTGCTCCAGAATTTCCATTCGTTTGTAATATCGTTCCCATATTTATCAAACCAATAGATATAATATACTACATTACCGTATAAATCCACTCTTTTTCTTTCCTGTATGACTACCTCGTAAGGCATTTCCTTGTCTCTTTTCTCCATCTTTATCCTCCTTTCTTAAAAAAAACGACACCTATCTTCACAGACCAGTGCCGGCAACTAACTTACATGGAAAACTACTTAACCTCAACTAATTCTACAGAGCTGTAGAATTTAGTGAAGCTACCAACAAATTCTCTTATATTTTTATATTCTTCTGGTCGTTTTCTGTTACCGTCTTTTATATAATTTACCCACAGTCTATCCTCTATGTTCTTAACCGCATTCTCTATAGTAAATTTGTCGCTGACACACATTAAACACGAAGACCCGGTTTTCTTATGTGGTTTATACACCCTTGAAAAAGACCACATTTTTATCCTGTCGTATATATATCCGTTGTTGGGATAAACGAATCCTATTCGTTTATCACCTTCTTTGGCGTAAAATACACCCGGTTCCTTTCCTCCCTTTCTATATACCACAAATCCTTTTTCTTTTAGGATCTTAACTACTTTATCTAATTCATTTTCTACGTTCATTTTCATGCAAAAATTTAAAAACGACCCTCATTACATCTCCAAAGTTCTCCACTTTAACCCACTCATGAGCTACTGCTCTAAGTACGGATGTTTCGTATGTTGGAACATTGTCTTCTTCAACCACCTTACAAGAAGCCAGAACCCCTTCGGTCGGCTTTAGTCCACGGTCATGCAGCTCGCAGAGACCGTCCGGCCGGCGGAATGCGCACCACCCATCTTTCACTGTCGGCTGGATCATCGCTATTGGTTTTTCTTTCACTGCAAGATACCCTACCATCCACATTGTTTCTTTTAGCCTGTCAGCGTATCCGGCATCTATGATAGCTTCTATGTCTTTTGGCGTACCAATACAAGGAACCTCACACATGTTCTTGCATTTATCACATGTACAAGGCTGCTCCCATCTATTATGATCTATGCCAACCAACCTCTTTATCCGTTCTACTTCCTCTTTCATATTATACTGTCTCTGTTAGTTTTTCATAATACAACTTCATTTCCGGTGAAGCGTATTCCATGAACGCTTCGAATAAGCGAGGCACCTCTATTATCATATTCACATTACAACCTTCTGCCTGTGAAAGCGATTCAAGATCATTACTGTATGAACATGTTACATGAGCTCCTACATTAAACACATGTAAATCTAATCTTACATATTCCATACATAAATCTAACGCTTTAAACAAGTTCTTTACTTCATTCTTGTCAAAAAGTTCTACAAATTCTCTCAACCCCATCATTTTACTATCCTTTCTACGTGTTTAATTAATACTACTGCTATTCCCTTACCGGTTTTTATCGCACATTCCGATCCTTTTATCCATTCTACACACCCTACATACTTTTCCGTAGCATGAAATCCGGGATTGTATTTTCCAGATGTACTGAACTCTACCGTATCCCCTACCTTCAGATCATCAAAAGCGACAGACCATGTGGTCCAAATTCTATCATGTCTCCCAGGCTGAATGGCCCCAATTACGCCCTTCTTACGACCGTTTTTTATTGCCCTTAGTATTATCTTCCTATCACCTTCGATAAGGCTGCAAAAGCGCCCGTAAAAGGTCAAATCAACCTGTTTTCCTCCTATTTCTTCTCTTATTTTTGTTATTCTGTTCATTTTCTGATTTTGTTTTATTTTTTTCTTTGTTTTTTCTATCTTCTATAGAAGATGATAATAACATTATCTTTTCTATGTTACTTTTTGACTGTAAAAAAGAATCGCATTTCATTACTACTACCACCTTCTTAAGTTCCCCATTATCATACAGCGATACACGCATCATGTTTTGCACCTCGTCCACTATCAGACCTGGAGTAGTCTTAGCCATTTTGCGTAGCTTATTATACTCCGGTCTTTCCATTTCCTCTGTTTATTGCTCTATAGTATTTATCCTTATCCCCTTCTTTCAACTTCTCCAGATAGAAAATTCCATCATGTAAATGAGACAAACAAAACCTGTATCCGTATTTCTGTACTCTTCTTACATGATCCCGCAGTCTTATCTCTTCACTTTTGTCTTGTACTTTGATTTTAATACTGTCTCCTTCTTTGATTGTGTATAAAATAGTTTGAATCTCTTCTTTTTTCATCTTATAAAATATTTTAACGGCAGCACCTATACTCACGCACCACTACTGCCTTATGTTTAACAATTAAATACTTAACTCTTCAATGGTCAAGCCTTTTTCTTTTGCCCATTTTAACATTGAGCATAATTCTGTTTCTGATTTATATTTCGGATCACGCCACGCCCATCCGAATTTATCCAGGACATGATGATATAATTCGTCGGCCTTTGCCGTGTAAATGTCTTTGAATAAATGCTCCGAACCTTCTGGTATAAGCATCTCTGTTGTTGCAAAATCAGAATACGACAAACATCCGTAAGCGTATTCTGTTATTTTACTCCACGCTTCTCCGGCTTTAAATCCAAATTCTTTTACAAAAGCCAAAGTTAGATACATATTTAATAATATTGTTACATCATATCCCGAATCTGACTTTCTTTCTATTATTTCCTCTTCAAATTCCTTTAAATCTTCAGGCCCAAAAAAGATGTATCCTGGTACCGACCGGTAATTAGCCTCCGCATACTTCTTGCATTTATCATCATTGACAATCTTACCAATGTTAAATAACATCTTTTGCCTCCATTCATCACAAAACTCTACCTCTACGTTCATCCAATCGGTACCATAATTGTATTCTTTTGGATGTCCGACCGATGTTACCTTTATGTTATTTACGCCATATCCGTAAAGGTATTCACTTACCTCATTCGCCCATTCCTGTACAAAAGGAATAAACTTATTGCAATAAGAATCAAAATCAAAATCCGATTCTTCCTCATATTCCGGCATCTCTTCATAATCTTGTTCAAAGAAATAGCGAGGATCCGCTATTGTTTCATAGAAACTTACGTTAATGAAACAAAACTCGTTGGTTGTCGTTTTTAATATCACAGCTTTTTGTATTTACGTACATTTTTCGTGCCATAGAATCTACACATGGCACGAATCTGACTATAAAATACTTTTGTCCTCCTGGCCTCAAAGTATTTAAACATTTCTTCATTCTTTGTTTCCCACACGTAATCCGTTTGGGAACTCATGTGATTTTTGTCCTTGCGTGAATAATGGTAATATGATACCACAACACGTTTCGCACCATTCTTTATAGGTACGATATTCACATCTATGTTATTATCTGTCATCTTATTATTGTTTTATGCATTATATAAATACAAAGAGCGCATACCTTCACAGGCCGGCGCTCCTTTCAATAAAAATGAAAAAACTAACATTACATAAACATATTGTTTTTTAATCTTTATTACAATACTTTTGTTCCGCAATTATTATATCTTCCGTACTCTTTTTTCGTATCATTCAAGATTTCAAAAACCATCTTCTTGTGATCTTCGTTTGGTAACCTATCCTTAACAGCCGATATTACGCCCGCTATAGACGTAAAGCCTGAATCTGTTATTGAACACAGCAACACACCTCTGTCGGCTCCGGTGCTTATTGCTGACGCCTTTATAATATCATTCTTGTATATTCTCATAATCTTTCGTTTTATTATCTACAAACTTATCTATATCGTCTCTTATTCTTTTTAGCACTCCGGCTATAATTGTCGGCATTTCTCCTCCGGTACGGTTCAGAGTTTCTATCACCCCGTCAATCTTACCCATTTGACGCCATAAGAAATTGGCGTCTTTCGCATTAAATTCCCCCATCATGTCTTATTTTACAGTAAACAACTTGCTTTTTTAAGCACCAGTCTTGCGATTCTGAGAGTGAACACCGTCCTGTGTTGTTAAAAAAATATACAATCTTTGCAGAACATAACAGGCTCTTCGTCGTCACTAACTACTTTGACCTCATACTCTATGCCATACAATTTTAATCTAAATACATCCCCTGCTTCTTTAGAAGACAAATCCATGTTCGGACCGAATGTTATTACTTCCATATAATTATGTTTTATTGTTTGTGAGATGCCCAGAATCGAACCAGGACCGGCACATACGCACCGGCACGCCGCGTCATCCCTCTATGATACAGAAATAGGCATGTCTATCCTCACGAACCGACATGCCAAAACCCAAAACTTAATTTGATGAATAAAATAGATTAACAAAAATACTATTCTAATTCTTTTATAATATCTTTCACAATATTCAGCCTCACCTCCTTCGTTTCTGGACTAAGACAACCAAACCACCCATAAAACGTTCTTGTTTCCTCTGGTTCTGTGGCCATACTTATCTTCTCCTCCAATTCCGGGAAATATATTCTCACCATTTCGTCTGAACGAAACTCATATATATTTTTATGTGTTTTGAGATACATAAACACTACATTTCTTAACGCAACACATATGTATTCCCCATCCTCTAACCTATCAATCATCTCATATACCTTTTTCCATATGAATAATCGCTCTTCTTTTGTAAACATATCCTTCTTTATTTTTATGGTATTATTTGACTGTATGCAGACTTTTCCATGTACACAACACTATGTTCCTGTCCAAGTATTTTCTTTGCTGCTTCTTTCTTTATCGCGCAATATCTCCCTGTACGATACGGATTCTTTTGATCTGATCCATCCTCGACTTCGATAATAAAACAACCTCCGTCATCTATTATCTTTTTGCAATTGTCACATATTTCTCCCGTGCATATATGATGCGGCGCCTGCCCTTTGATGTTATTCCCTAATAAAGCAATCCCCATCTCTTCGCCACATATCATGCAGACTTCTATAGACGGATTCAATCCGTGTTCTGGATGTAATGTAATACCATCTTTCATTTTCTTTCCTCCTTCATTAATTCTATTATAAACTTTTTATCTTGTTCCCACAATGGCAGCCCTTCTTTTACTGTGTATGCCACTGTTTCCCTCTCTCCTATTAATCGCACGGCAATCTCTCTTGCTTTCAAGTCATCCTCCTCATGCGATTTATTTATTAAATCATAGGCACATGATTCCACCTTTTGCCTTTCGATTATTATCGAACCCATTAACTCGCTTATATACGATCCTAAAAACGATAAGACATTAATAGCTTTCCCAATATCATTTGAAATAGCACTTGCTAAATACATCTTATCCATATACTCCGGCAAAGCCTCGTATGCCGTTTCTATGTTTTTATACTGATTTTCGTTTACCTCCCTTTTAATCAGTTCTTCAAATTCTTCTTTTAACATGTTCTTCCCTATTTTAATGTTGTGTGAGATCGCCGGAATCGAACCAGCCTACCGCACCATGAATCCCATAAAGCAAATGCTCCGATCTTCGCAGACGGGAGCATTCTGTCTAAAGCATAAGAAAATTAATGAAGAAATTTTTCTCACTTACGCCATAGCATCTAAAATAGCTATCAGCACTATTTCTATGACAAACATAATAAAAAATATCTTAAATGCCTTTTTCATATCGCTATCTCCTCCTTCTTCTTTATGTTTATAGTTCTTCTATATAGGCCCTCTCCGGTCGTAATATTCTGTGCGCTTACACTAATACGAACACAGTCCTTTAACCAACTCGGTCTGTGTTTAAGCAATTCTTTAGCACTCGTTCTTAATATCATCTCTTTGGCATCTGATACCGGCATAGACCTGTTGCTTATTAGTCTACTACTTTTCGAACCTGTAGAAGATACCCAATTTATCCAAATATAATGTATTGTTCTTTCCATCTTTTTTCTTTTTACGTTCCACAATAAACTGTCCTGGCTCTGCTCCGACCTACGTTCCACCTACAACCGCAGGCCTTAGCCCAAGGCGCCGCCTACTCCCCCTCTATGGCAGCCTGTTCGTACCTACAAAGCCAGTCTCCATCTACACAACTATCACTACGCGATAATAAACATTTATCCTTATAACAATCATAAAAAATACACCTATCACAACTGTAATCCTTAACGTCTACACAGCTAACTACCTTAGCATATACTATACCATCACTGCCTTCTATTCCTTTCACCCCAAAAATAGAACCTTCTACCTCCTTACTCAAATCTAAGTCAGGCGCAAAATCATATACGTTCATGTTGTTTATATTTTAATTGTTAAACATTTCACTTACTACCAGCCTATGGAATGATGTTTTAAAACGCTATCATACTTTATTTTGTTGGAAAACCTACAGAATACTGTTTTAAAACGCTGTAAGTCTTAATTTTGTTGGAAAACCTACAGAATACTGTTTTAAAACGCTGTAAGTCTTAATTTTGTTGGAAGAGAGTCTTAATTTTGTTGGAAGAGAGTGCCCTACCCCTCCCTCTCTCCAACTCCCGCTAATCCTCCGGCTTTCCGCATAGAACCCACGCCCTACCGCCTCACTACCGGCATACGGAGAGCGCTACAAGCTTATACTCTGGCATGAAGTGTGGGGTGTTTAGAGATAATATCATTCCATAGAGAGAATAGAGAGTCTTCAGCCCACGCCCTACCGCCTGCTCCTCCTATCAAGATAGATATTCAGACCTATAATCAAAGCCAGAAACAAAAAGCAAAAAACCATCACGATATTATACTGATCTGGTCCGTACTCTAACATAGAACGGATACCAACCGATAAAAAATACAGGTCAGATACTAATAAAAACCACCACATAAAATAAAAAATTTACAATAAGTATGTCCGAAAATACGGGTATTATAAAACATAACTAATTGATAATCAAGCATACCTCATTTTTAAGAAAAATACAATAAGCCTGATTTTCAATCTATAGAGATGAAAAAGGCGGCATCCGACACCCTATTTTGGGTCAGAAAACCGCCTCAAGTTTCGTTTTAGACCAATTTTAACGACATGATATAGACAAAATACCGGCATTATATCCAAACTATCCTATTTTAGTTTCGTTTTAGACCAATATGGCACATATCCGCCGTTCACTCTCAGAATACCTACCCGTAAATAGAAAGAGTAGGATACGAAAATAGGGCTGCTCCGACGTTCGGAACAACCCTACTCCTATTTAAATGCTGTTTATGTTTTCCTTGACGTATGTTCGTGATGTATGAACTTTACGCTTGCATTTGTCCTTTCCTGTATCGGCATGATACGCTTCTTTGAGATCACGATACAACATAAATTCACGATACGCTCTTTTCCGCTTTTCTTTAGCTTCTTTCCTGGACAGACCGCGAACGTCTACCATGTGAGATTTAAATTTCCTTTCCATTTTCTTTATGCTTTAATTATGATTAACCCCAGCGGTTAAGTGCTTCAATATAGAAACCTTCCGCCTCTTTGTACTCACTTTCGCTTAGTGCTTCAACCGTCTCGATATAGTTACGCAATGTTATTTTTACGCAACTGTTTTTAGATTTATTGAACGCTTCAGTTAAAGCGTTGATCATTGCTTTCTTTCCCATGTTATTATATTGTTTATAATTTAGAGGTTGCTCCGGAATCGAACCGAACACGCATTCCTATTCTATACGAATTTTATGCTACAACCAACAGCCCGTAATTAGTACGTAGTTCTTGTGTACAGGCCCGTACTATGTTGTTATTATATTTTCCGTCTGCTACACAACTTAGCCACAAATAAAGGCGATTGTGTCCTTGCGTTTTGATACGGCACGTCCCTACATGGTAGGCTACATGCTTGTACCCTGTAATTTAATCTACAGCCTTGTTCTATTTTCCGTGTAAGCAAGTAAGACACGTTTCGATCTGGAGATAAACCGCGTACAAAGGTATGTCTTCCAAACTGTACCAACATACCTAACATGAACCACACCTATTCGGGTGATTCATGCAGTAATACCAGCCCTTTAATTGCCAACGGCAAGGGCAAAGGTATATCTATCTCCAATATGTAAAATAACTCTTTGCTTGTCAGCTTCGGTCTAAAGCATACGCGGGACGTGCACCCACTGACAACGGCATACAGGCGCGTTTAACGGTACGCGTCAAACCTTTGGAGAGCTTAACTGCGCTCTCCGTGCCTTGTTACTGCTGGTTGCTTTCATGTGCGAGGTATTCACTTACACACTTTGCGATGGTACGGATTGAGTAAGAAGCGATTCGTGTCGCTACATAAGTAGCTCTATACTCGTCGGTTTCACGAGTGAGCCACTTTGCGCTGTTCTTACCTTCCAAAGGTTCGGGTGAAGCAAACCCAAAAGGTTTATACTCTTCACCGTAGGCGATATTTTTCACCTCTTTATTCTCGATACCTTTTTCCTTATTAACCTTACCATCTTTGTATATTTTAGAATACAAGGTAAATTTTACGAAGGTATCGCCAACCTTTGGTAACATTTGGCTACACACGGCTACCAGGCGTTTTTTATCTTTAGCGAGAGATGCAACCTTTACAGCATATTCGGCTGGTATTCCCAAAGCCTTGCAAATAGCCTTTAGATCAGCTCCATTAGCAAATAGAGCGTTATACAACTTAACAGCACTTACCAAATTTGCAGCATTTTCTTTAATAACAGCATTCTGCAGTTTGTTTACATTTTTTTTCGTAATCATATCCAATATATTTTAATTGTTAAACAAATGATATTCAATTTAATGACCCACAACGCAGGCAATTACAGATACCTATATAGTTCACCCAACGGGTACACTATATAGGTTCACTATGTTAACTCGCGATCTCTCTCGATCACGACGCAAATATACGACATTTATCAATACTACAAATATATATGCTATCTTTTTTTTGTTAATTTGTATTAATTTCGATTATATTATCTGACTATCAGCAAGTTATAAAACGAACGAGAGCAGTATTATACGCGTACATTAATATGTAGAATATATGTTTATTTAAGTGGTTTATAATCAATATGTTATAATAATACATTGATTATCAATAATTTAAATAAGATGTTGATAATCAGAGAGTTTGTAGGTTTGAGGTAAAAACGCGTTTCCGGTTTTCCAGCGAAGGGGGTGTGGGGGAGAAAACGCGTTTCGGGGGCGGGAGGTTCGTGATAGGTACCCCCTCTCCCACGTTACATAAACATCTTTTACCCCCTCTCCCACGTTACATAAACATCTTTTACCCCCTCTCCCACGTTACATAAACATCTTTTACCCCCTCTCTCCCATCGCACAAACCTATTTCTCATTTTATCATCATCACACCCGCCTCTCCACGCAACACAAAAAAAATAGGATTGATAGAAACCAATCCTATTTAAAACACGACCTTATTAATTTATTGAATTGAAATAAGTTTGTGGTCTTCAAGGAAGTCCTTAAATTGGTCGCTTGATACGTCTATAACAAATCCAGCAGCACCAGCATGTCCTCCACCACCGAATCTCTTACTTACCTCACAGCAATCCGCGCTGTCTTCTACGCATTCATAAAGAGAGAACCGGACTTTACCACCTGGCATAATACAAAATGGCATCAGGGCTTTAATTTTTCTACCGTCTAACCAGTCTGGTGTAAGAGAATCAAATACTTTAGAACTAAATTCCGTGGTATTCATCGCCACGACCTTCACCCCATCAACGTAAGCTTCGAACGAATACGCACTTACCTCTTGTTCGTTTTTACCAGCCAGGTAATTAATTATAGCACGTCCTTCTTTAGCGAGATCATAAAAAATAAGATCAATTTCATTATCCTTCATATTTTCTTTAAAATGATCATATAAATACGACAATGCTCTTAACACATTGAGTCTTATTTTTGATCTCAAGGCATACTGAACGGCTACTACCGTATCCCAGCCTAAACCGGATTCTTTATTCCACACATCGTAGTCTGACAGACACCGGACGATCGCCGGCACCTTCCCCATAAGCAGGTCGGCGGCAAGTGCGCACGCACCAGTACCGACTCTCCTCAACCCTGGAACTACGAACCCCCATGTCTTACTATCTTCGATAATTCCCTTATGGTGATCTATCCACATCAGGCTCTTTCCTTCATCAAGCCACTTTTTGAAAACCGTTTTAGAATCGGCACCGAAAGACACGTCAAGAACGTAAACAACATCTAAGTCACTCACCTTGCTGGTAACTTTCTTAACATCATCTTCATACGAATACGGGATATAAATAACATCTCGGTCTTTACCGTTTTCGTACATGGTTGCGATAGCTGCCGATACAACGCCATCCAAATCCGATTTATGATAAACTATTGCTGTATTCTTTACTTTCATAATATGAGATTATAAATTTAAATCAAGATCCTTACCAACAAACCGAGTAACATCCATATAGTCAATACCAGCATTCTCAGCACATACCTTATCCGAATCAGAGAACTGCCCTGGTAGGCCACTGGCGTCCCCGACCATCAACGAACATCCCTTAAGTTGACTGAAGTTCATACCGCGCATTACCGTGTCTTTACATTCCATAAGGACATCATCAATCATGCCAGTGTTAGGCTTCCTCATCGGATTTTGTTCGTCATTTGAATAACACAACCTTTTTTCATATAGGACGCCTCTTATGCCTCTCTTTACCGCCAGATCATGTACGGACCTCAGTACGTATTCTATCTTAGCTTCAATATCAGCTCCAGAAACAAACCCAGCTTCTACTCCTCCTTGATTGCTTACGATAGCAAATACCTTAACACCGTTCTCCTGCATGAGGTCAAGAGCCTTATTCACCACATCCATCTTAATCCTCATATCTGTCAAGTCTGTAGCGAACGTATTCCCAGAAGCGGTTTCTATAAGCGTCCCGTCAAAATCGAATAGCAATATTCTTTTGTTTTTAATATCTATATCGTTCATCATTTTTCACTCCTACTCTTTTTTATTACCCTAAGCTGAAGACGGAACAGATTACTGTCTTCTTTTATAATATCATACACAGCATAAGAATTTTCTCCTATATCCCATCCAAGATAATCGAGCAGGTCTTTTAAGTAAATCCTCTTGTATTTTACACCAAGGTTATTTACCTTAAACGATCTCTCGTCTTCAACATCAGAAGCAGCCAGATAAAAGACCGTATTTTCAACTCCTTCAAATATCTTCCCTTCTTCTAAGCCGATAACAACCGCATCCGTTACCCCCATCCAATTCAAATTATCGACAGAGATAGTCATTATCTTACTTTTGCTGATTGACAACTTCCGGATCTTGCTTTCTTTAGTTTTAGATCCTAAAAAATCCGTACTGTTAAAAAAATCTACTTTCATGGTTATAATATTTTATATTTATGTTGCAAACATACATAATAAATAATCATCAAAGAAATAAATAGGATTAAAATATGATAAAAAACCCATAGCACTACGTATTTAATAAAAACAAATCAATGACACAAGATAATAAAAATAATCATATATTTGTCGGTATCTTAATCAATTAAAAATAAATGTCATGGAAAAATTGAAAATAGGTTTTGTAACCTTCAATCCGGGATCAGGTGACGGTGATCAGGCAGTCACCGTATCAGGTGAAAAATACGAAGGTCGTGTACAGCGCACGCAACAAGTAGAATTTGGTGCCGAATCAGGCGGTGTTAAGAAAACTGCTACCATCAACCAAGCTGCGGCAACTGAGTTTGTAAAAATAGATCCTACTGCATCCGTAGGGAAAGAAGGTGGTACTGTAACGATCAAGGGTACAAGTAACTCAACTAAATTAACGTTCTCCTTAACTCCGGACAAGTCTCATCCTCTGACGCTGCAAATACCAGCCTCCTATCAGGCGGCAGGCAAGGCTACCAGGAACGGCGCTGTTATTGCCGACGACCCTGGTGCAACAGGGGGGCTTGCTTTCAGTATCGTATTCCCCGGTATTGCAGCGAACACTAATATAAACGATCTGGTAAATACTCTTAAGGTTACGGCCGCTGGTGGTCAGACAGCTAATACGGTTATTACCCAGACAGCAGGTGATCCGTTCTTGGAAATAGACAAGGAGGTAATCAACTTGGATGCAAACGGTACTCCTCAGACTATCAATGTTAATGCTAACATCAGGTGGACTATCACGCAAGCTGTTTCTAAGTTGGTAAGGAAAGTAATGAAATAACAATTACTTACAGAAAAAGAAAAGGGGCGTCTATTTGGCGTCCCTTTTTTCTATGCATTGTATGTAGTATTTATCTTTTTGCCTACTGACAAAAATCTTTTTTAAAATCATCTGTTTTCTGATATGGACTCTTTTCCCGTCATCTAATTCCCTCCATATTTCATTAAAGATCAAATCTATTAATTCCATAACCTTCTTATCGGAGACAAGATTCTTTCTACCGGGGCTGACCCATCCATCATCAGTCATCTTACCGGCTATCCTATTAGCTATCCTGCTTAATTCACGTGGGGTGCTCATTTTAATTTGTTTTTAAATATTCTACCTTTTTCACACTGAAGAATGCAGTCTCTCATGGGATGATCTTGTTCGTGATCGTCACACATCGGAAATTCATTTCCATAGGGGAAAGCAATGTGCGGGCACTGCGCCCTGAACGCATCCCAGGCCGACTTCCTCACAGCCTCAGCCCCGGCACGCACGCCTTTCTCTCTTTCCTTGGCTGGGTCAGCATACACGTTTGAAATAGCTCTTTTCTTCCAAGTAAGCATATTGTAGTAAAACTTATCCACCAGTTTCCTACCCACTACATCAAACTTCTGTCTATGAATTAAAGGTGCGACCTTAACGACGTTCTTCCTATTTTTACTGACATCGACATAAATCAGCCCGGCATAAGACGGAACTTCATTTACGTCAATCATATTAGGCGGACAGGCGTAGTAGAAATAGTTTGGAGGATAGCTTATGACACCACCTACCTTAATAATGCCGTCTTTAAGAACCTTATGTTTTTTATCCTTTTTGAAGTCGTTAAAGAAATCTTGTTTAGACATCTTGACCTCTACTTCATAAGCGTACAATGATCTTGTTATGGCCAGGAAGTCAGATTCCCAATCATATATATGGAGATTGTTAATAACATACATCGGATTACTTAACAGATCCCTATTAAGGATCTTAAGCATTTGTTGCTCTGGGTAGTTCATTGTCTTACTTTTTTAGAGGCTTGTGGCGGAATCGAACCTCCCTACGAGATTTTGCAGATCCCTGACTAAACCACTCATCCAACAAGCCATGTAGCCCAACCGGGAGTCGAACCCGGAACTAAAGTTTAGGAAACTTTTGTTATATCCGTTTAACTACCAGGCTATTTAATGTTTGCTATGTTCACACACCGCAAACATTCAGATAATTAACATTTCCACAAAAACTTAATCGTTATCCAAGGAGGATTCGAACCTCCGATAACAGAACCAAAATCTGTTGTGTTACCACTACACCATTGGACAGTGGTCCCGGAGGGATTTGAACCCACGATCTTGCGGTTATGAGCCGCCTGCTTTCACCACTAAGCTACAGGACCTTAAAAATATGCAGGAGCCTTCACAGACGCCTGCATATAACAGCTAAATATTAACTAATAATTATCCTAAAAACTCTCTCAACGCAAAGTTAAGTACTAACCCATAATATGGCAAACATTAAAATATAAAAAGGATTAAAATACCTACTTCTTTTTTTTCTTCTTCTTTTTAGTGTCTTTTACTCGTTCAGCTTCGTTTTCGGGCTCCACAATATCACCGGCTTCTTCCTGAATCACATCCGTCTCAGGAACAACATCAGACTTCTCCGGTTCTGCCACATCCTTATCTGCCTCCTCATCTTTATCCAATTCCGGCTCAGCGACATCATTTTTGTCTTTACCGATTATACCTATCTGGTAGCCTCTTAATTCTATTTGCATTGATTTCAGCTTCGATTCTAACTCCTGTATTGCCTTGGCTCCAATAGAAACCTCATTTTCCAAATCTCCGATTCTGATCCTGGCTTCAATCAATGCATTTGATTTCTTTTTTAATTCAAATGAGATACTGTTTTTCTTTTCTTCCAAGTTACTGATTTTGTAATTAGCCTCATCAAGATCAGACTTAGCTTTGTCAAGATCAGCCTTGACCGAATCAAGTTCTTCCGTTTTCTTCTTGACGCTTTTTATCAGCTTTTTCTGATTTTCCTTCAAGGCGTCAATCTTTTCCTTAGACTCAGAAAGATCTTTGCCAATAGATAAAATCTCTTTATCCTTTGAAGCTATATCTGACTTAAGTTCGGAAAGCCTTTCCTTGTAAAAATCAGCCTTATCCTGCATTTCCTCAATTTCTTTTGCAAGATTTTCGGATTTAATAGCTTTCTCCCTGTACATTGACAGCTTGCTGTCTGTGATGAATGTAAAACCTAACATGCTCATTTTCAAAATATTTAAACATTACTTAACTCCAGAACTACCAAGACCTTTTTCTCCACGTTCATTTCCGTCTTCTACCTCAATATCTGTCACCTCTTCCAATACCATTTTGTATTGTGGAACTATTTCCATCTGAGCTATTCGATCGTTTTTATGGATTACGGTCGGTTTTTTATTGATTTTAGTAAGATTAACCATATACTCTCCTTTGTAGATAAATTCGCATTTGCCAGGAGCGTTAGTAACTACCACTCCCTCGTCAAAAGAGAATCCAGATCTTCCTTCTACATTCGCACACCATCCTTCTGGGATATTCAACTTGAAGCCGGTTCCGATTCTAACGGAATAACCTTGATATAAGGTAATTGATTCAAAATCGGAAGGAACATCTATTTCCACTCCCATATCATTCACCATCTTCACCACTCTATATGCACGAATATCACAACATGCATCGCCATCATATTTGTATTCAGGTACCACGACATCAGGATAAAGTTTCTTAATACCTACCTGCACAGTCTTCTGATAACCTGGAGTCAAATAAGATTCAGGTATTTTATTAACGACCTTATCTTCTTTTTTATGTTTGTTGTTCTTTTCAGAAACAGTATCCTTCTTATTATCTTCTTTTTCATAAAGAAGTCTTTCAGTATCTTCTAACTTATCCATAATCATATTTTTATAGTACAATAAACAATACCTTCTTTTTTTATGTCCTTCGTTGATTCATAGCACTCACGAAAAGTACTTATGTCTGCATCATTAGGATCATCGACCCACTCATCTCCTTGCTTATATTTTTCTCTGGTTTCTGAGTAGATCATACATAATTTATCCCCATGCTTCGCCATAATCCTTTCTTCTGTCACTTTCCTACGAAGTTTAATAAGGGGAAATCTTGTAACTATTTCTACTATCATTCTACACAATCTTTAAAAGCCCAAGAGATGTTATTCTCCTGGGCTGATGTTTATATTAAAATGGAAGGTCTTCTTCTTCCATAGGAGGGAAGTTCGGCATCTGTGCTTGCGGCTGTGGCTGCGTCTGATGCTGAGGCTTGGTGCTCCTTGTAGTAGGTGCCTGGGCAGGTGCAGCAGGCTGAGCCGGTGCCTGATACTGTGCTGGCTGTTGAGCAGGCTGTTGATAATTCTGATACGGAATAGCACTCGGAACAGACTGAGGTTGTTGAACCTGTTGAGGCGCGGCAGGCTGCTGGGTATAAGTCTGAGGAGCTACTGGCTCTTGCTGAGTATTTCCTCCTATCCCTAATTTAGCCATTATACCGGCTCTGATGTCTTTAATAGAGGCATTGAACCTGTTTGAATATTCAGTAATCTTCTGATAAGTAAAGTTGTTTTGAGCTGAATAATCAAGGCTTTTCTTGCCATCAAATCCTGTAACTTCAACAGGATCCGGCCAACCATTTACGCCTTTTTTATAATAACGTTCAACAAGCTGATCTCTTTCTTCGTCTACTCCGGCATATGCGATAATAAGTTCCGAAGATCCAAACTCGTCATCTTTCTTCTTCTTAAAGACATTGAAATAAATTTCACGACTGAAATCTATGTTTTCGTAGTATTTTACGAAGCTCTTAACAAAGCCCTTGATATTTCCTTTTTGATTGACGAGAGGTATGGAAATACAATAGTTTTCATTAAGCTCGTAATCTTTTAATACGATAAGGAAATTAGTAGCAGTATTTCCATTAGAGAAAGTACTTGTCTTTAACCCGATGTAGTTGATGTACCCAACTATTCCATTATAATACTCTTTCCAGTATCCTGCCGGCTGACCGCTATTAGGATTTATGTGCTGAACGAAACCTTCTTTCGGTTCGTTACTTTTTTCATACAAGTTACCATCTGAATTAATATACAGATAATAAGTTGTACCAAAACTTCTGTTTTCTCTAAAAGCCATATTTTTATTTTTTTATAGATTATACAATGTTTGATTTAAGACGTATGTTGATTCGTATTTAGGATTGAACATCTTTATCATCTTATACTGATCAGACCAATCCATGACAGTATCTCCTTTTATAAGTGATTTTACGGAAGACAGTATATTTTCCTTACCGATAGAAAAGCTAAAACACGGACCTTCAAGCGCATTTAAAGGCATTGATTCCATTATCCTTTTTCTATTTCCAAAATCCTCAGACATTACCGTTATACCGTTTTCTTCATCTACCTTGACATTAACAACATTATCCACTAAAGTCATAGAATTAAGAACAGACATAAACAAATCCCTGTCAAACTTAACCCTCGACGATTTCTCGAATTTGTTACATACGTATTCGTAGTTAGGATACTGTTGTTCTACGTTCATATCCGATATAATCACATTATCAAAACATAAAAACGTCCTAATGCCATCTGTGGAAATACTGATCTCCGTATCTTTATCAGATAGAAAGCGGTATAAGATGGAAGCCGCGACCTCGCTTAGCATAATTGACCTTTCTTCTAATGCATTAGCATACTCTTTCCTATTTATAAACAGACGGAACATATCAGTAGAAACAATGTCAATATAATCCTTCTTCACATTAAGAAGAATAGAGCATATAGCCGGTCTAAATTCATCCGATCCAACAAACGCAAAAGATCTTTTCATAGACTGAATGAAAGATGAGCTCATAACACGAATGCCATCACCTACAGGATAAAAGAAATCAGGGAAAGCCTTATCCTCAATCCAAGTAGAAGAAAAAGATCCTCTATCGTATTTAAAAACGATACTGTAATCGTTTTTAATCTCTATCTCTATATCCTGGTTATGATTTTTAAAAAACGAAATAAGAGTCCCGGCATCTACTAAAAGAGAAAACTTATGGTCACAAGAAATATCAGTATTCACATCGAAAATATCATCCGTATATGTTATACGTTCGTTCATGGCTTGTATCCGGATATGATCAAAATATAAAGTAATTTTTATATTCGATGTGACACAATCCTTTAGAACCTTATCAAACATCTTTGAAATGTTTGAAAGTTTCTCATTCATTAGTATGCCAGGAACTCTTACTTTCATTTTTTAAAACTTACGATTATGACTATCTAACACTGCAAATGTATTATTTTAAAATCTAATTACGAATTAATTTGATTTAAAATGATTTAAAATAGATTAAATGGTTCTTCTTGCTGCCTCTGCTATAAGCATTGCATCAACTATACCGTCATGGGCTGTCTTACATCTTTCGTTTTTAACGAACGTATCGTTTGGCCACAGCCTTTTAGCGCAAGCCAATGACGTTTTCTTAGTATTTACCTTACTGGCTTCCATAACCTTATCAGAATGCGTCCAAACCAATTTCTGCCATGTTTTAGGGGCTATGAAATTAACGGAGCAACTTATGTCCGTAAATGCCATGCAGAGGGAGAGGAACAGCCCATGCAGTTGGCCTTTGTTCTCCATGAGGGAGGCTGTAGAGGATGTGCTGACCCCGTACAGTGCGTGGACGTCCTCTATGACAAATACTACCCTATCAGGATTGTTTTCTACGATCGTATCCCGGCAAAAAACATATTCTTTAGTCAAGTCTACTGGTCCTGAAACTGATATTCTTGGAGTGGAGATTCTTGATATTAGTTTACTGTCCTGATCGATGCAGGCTATGGCTCCATCTTTTCCCGGATCTGCTGCTATATATAGTATCATAATGCACTAATTTAGATTCATGTCAATTTTGCCAATGCTGTCATCATCTTCAAAACCTCCATTGTCTGTAAGTTTGTAATCAATAGCCACAGCACCGTTACCAAGAATGTAAAAGCCTTTAAACATCTTTCCTATTTCAATAGGATACACTACATTTACGTCCCTTCCAATATCCTCAAACGGCATAGCGATATCTTTTGTTTCAGCTTCTTTTTGTTTTGCTAATACACCAACGGGTATATTTTTACCTTTTATAGATGCGTATGTAACCATATACAGAACATCGTTATTAACAAACGCCCTATCACTACTTACCTTATCCAAGCTAACATATATAATATGTTTTATAAAACTATTGATATCCCCACATATGTTAATAGCTTCTACTTCTTTCGGAATAACGACTTCCACTTCTTCTGGTTTTATATTTTTCTTTTTCATTGAATTAACATTTTTGTATTTTGTTTTACTTCTTCAACAAGATCCTGATCTTTCATCATCTCTTGCTTAAGTTTCTCATTCTCCTTAATTCTTTTCACCCTATCGGCAAGAATCTTTTTGTATCTTTTATCCGAGATCTTTATAAACCAAGGACAGTTCCTTGATGGAATCCTTTTACATGGATAGTCAGTGAGACCGTTCGGTCCAAACTGCTCGCATCGGTTACATTTCTCTTCGCCCGTCATTGTAATTATATTTTAGGAAAACATTCTTCAAGTTCTCTATAAGAGCACTCTACTACAACAGAATCTCCTTTAGGGAGAAATACGAAAATAGAATCGATAGAAAAAACGCTATCTACTTTTCTTACAAGTTGGCCATGCTTGTAAGAAGACATGACCAACCTAATCCCATACGAATCTGAATAAGATCCTTTCCTACATGGAATTATGTTTTCAACAATATAATCAAAGCCTCCTACGCTAACTTCATCGCCGGCATTGATTTCCATTAGGGAAACCATCTTAACCCTTCTATCTATGCTTATTTTCATTTAGCTACTTCGAATTTTATTTGCTCCTTCGGTTCATAATTCCATACCTCAAAATCATCAGCTACAAAATCATAAAATCCTTTCCCTTCCATACGAGACGAGATAGTAACCTGTGGAACCGGGCCGAATAGGGATCGACGAAGGAGCTCGTTTGCCTGCTCTTCGTGCCGGTCATATACGTGCATATCTTGAATGAAGTGCGTAAAAATAGCCGGCTTCAGGCCTGCGTCGTGAGCGAACATCATCATAAGTGCAGCGTACTGTGCTACATTCCATAGGCCGGCAACAATAGCATCCTGGCTGCGCTGATAAAGCGTCATATACAACTCATCTCCTTTAACAGATAAATTTACCTGAAACGCACATTCTTGAAGAGGTTTTAGTCCATTGGTTTCAGGATCAAACATAGATGCTACGATCCTTCTTGATGAACGATCATTCTTGAGTGACCAAAGAATGAAGTCTGTTTGGTTAAGAAAACCGTAAAGACCATCATGGATGTCTATCATACCCTCTGGAGCTTTTCCGGTTCCCATATAAACATGTCTGTTCACCATATCTCCATAACATCCTTCGATCTTTCCATTATCATCAGCCCACTGATCCCATATATGAAGACCAAGATCTTTGATATCTACCGATCTTTTTTGCCAAATCCACAAAATTTCTTTTATGGAGTTTTTAAGATTAGTAGGTCTAAGCGAACCAAGAGGAAATTCCCGGCGAAGATCGTACTGGTTGCATACTTGCAGGATACGCTTCACCTTTACGCCTGTCCCGTCACCGTAGACCGGTCGCCTTACCTCTTCCCACGGCTGGCTCATTATAAGAGCCAAATTGTCTTGAAATATTTTATCTACTCTTGCCATATTCTTATTAGGTACTTATATACTATAGTATCACCATCTCAAGGTTATGCCAACAAACAAGGATCATTGAAAATTCTAAGAGGAATGGTTATAAAGACGATTAATTTCTTCTTGTTCTAAACACGGACCACCTACAACTTTCTCTGTCGCTTTTCTTTGTCTAACAAAATCTTCAGCTTCGGAAAAAGTTGTAGCATAAATATATCCGCCATACTTTTCTCCATTGATTTCAAATTCTGTCACAAACTTCTTTTGTTTTTCTTCTTTTGTTTCCATAACTGTAATTTTTAAAAGCAAATAATTGATTGATTTATAAAAAGAAATAAAGCGGTGATAAACTAAGTTACCTTAACCAACTACCATCCAATCATCAGCCAACATATCTGATTGAGAAGCTAACCATCCATTTACAATATTATCGTTAGCATCTTTCATGCACAGATAAGAACAAAATTTAATCATGTTGGTTTCATCTATGTCATAATAATCGTTTACGTATTTTTTAAACGAATCCGGCAATGACTTTACTTTATTAACTATCATATCAGTAGACGACCAATCTTCCGGTCGCTGGAATACGAACATTCCTTTACCATTCCATCCTGAACGAGCAATTAACTTACCTTCTTTTACTGCCTCTAAAGCTTCTCCAAATTTCATAACTATATTTTTTTTATAAATTAAACTCTGCAAAATCTATTTCAGATCCGGTTGACAAATTAATCATTGACTTTTCAAGCTCTTCCATTGGAACCGGTTTCACAATACCTCCATTACCAAGAGTCCTTTTATAGAAGTTTATCACCACCTGATCGCTGGTTTTTACCGTCTTAGGAATAGGTTGGCGAAGATATAATCCATCAAGAGACTTTACTCTTGAAAGAGCCGTATATAGCTGTCCTGTTTCAAAAGAATTAGATACGTCCATCATAGCCGCATCCAATGTCAGGCCTTGGGCTTTATGGATCGTGATAGAATAACCTATTTTTATAGGATACTGAATAATAGCTCCTACTACTTCAGATTCTATCTTATATCCGTTTCTTACGTATTTTACTTTCTCAAACGAACATGGTGTTATAACAACCTTAGTATGCTCATCATCTTTCGGTTTATCAAGGACTACTTCAATCTCACCCTTTTTTATAGATAATACAGTACCAAGAGAGCCATTGAAGTACTCTCCTCCGTTTCTTGTTATCATAACTCTTGATCCTTCTTTCAAGAAAAGAGTTTTTTCAACCGGAGCATCTTTAGGATAATCACCGTTTATAACAGCTTCTAATTTTCTTAAAGAGCCTGGTAACGATGATATTCTCATTTCGTTAATAGCCGTAGCTTTTGAGTTGGTAGTTACAATCTCAACATATCCTTGATTATTATCAGACTGAATACATCTGCTGTTTATTGTATCAAATACATCATCATCCATCTGCCCTTCACGCACCTTATTAAGGACACTAATAAACTTCTCATCTTTCTGACGGTATATTTTTTCAAAAGAAACCATTTCCATACCAGAAGCCATTAGAGACTTGGAGCTAAAGAAGTAAGATGTATCGTATATTTCTCTAAAAAAATCCTCCTTAATTACTGGCGGAAGTTGAAATAAATCACCTACCATAATAAGTTTCACGCCGCCAAACGGGTCCTTGTCTCCTCTTGCATGACGAAGTATATCAGCTACGTTGTCAAGAAGATCAGGGCGAACCATAGAAATCTCGTCTATGATAAGATACTTTATATTCTGTAAAATCTTTTCCGAACCTCCGTTGAATTTATATTCGCAGTTATCCATAAACGCGCCTTTTCGTATTTCAGGTATATACGGCTGCATTCCTATTCTAAAAAATGAATGAATGGTTTGACCACCTGCATTAACAGCAGCAACACCTGTAGGAGCTACAACAACCGCATTTTTTAATGCCGGTATAATACGCTTAAGGAACGTTGTTTTTCCACTTCCTCCTTTACCGGTTATAAACAGCGGTTTTGGTGACTTACAAATAGACTTAATAGCCTTTCCTTGTGCGACATTACCTTCGGACATAACTGAACGAAGAACGCACTCCATGATTTTTTTGTCGTAACTTATAGCCATCTTTTTTCTGATTTTGTTCTACAAAACAAAAGTATGAAAATAAAATAAAACCTAAAATATAAAATGAATTAATTAGGTTTAAAAAGAAATAATAATTCGGATAAGTAGTTTTGAATCAGACAGTAATATGGTTTCGTATAGATATGGTTATGGCATAGTGGTGGCTAACGGGTGTTTCCGTCGATGTTCTACGAGATTATCGTTTTTCGGCTCTGTAGGCGACCACTAAGAACAGACCCTCTCTCAAGTACCAAACATTATAATGATGAATACTGAGATGAAGGATAAAGATAGGTATCACTATAGAATGATAGTTCTTCTAATGGTATATCCTTGAATACGGATTCACCATCTAATTCTTTATCATTACCTACTGTTATACTAATATTAGGTAATGATTGGGTAGATATATCCATATTCCCTATCTTTTCCTTAAACTGTTCTGCCTTAACATACGTATAGATGTCTTCGCTTACCGATCCCACCGCTTTAGCCATCTCGCCGGCGAACTCAGCATACATATCCCGTACCTCATTAAAACCTGACTTTTTGTCAGGAGCGGTATTGTTATAGGATTTCATTCTCCTACTTACCCGACCACAGACCCCGGCAACGGACGTCCCCACCTCAGCACAGCAGGCTTCCGCATCAGCCATGCCTGCCTTTACCGTGGCTACCTTCTCCTTGCTCCACCCACTAACCTTGTCGTATGATTGTTTAAGACAGTTTAAGAACATGTCCATTCTTCGCTTCTTGTCTTCTGCTATGATAGCGCGATAGTACTTCCTTATAATTTGGTTTTGTGTACTTCGCTCATATCCGTCCCAGAAGTCTTTGTGCGCTTCTTTAGCCATAACAGAGGCCAATGACCTTGCTTCTTCTTCTTTTGTCTTTTTACGATCTATGCCAAGGATTTCGCCATCTTCGGAAACAACTTCTTCTGCATTCAGGAAACGTAGGATATGAGTATTGTCTTTTAAGAAGAAATTGAAATCGTCTTTCTTACTCACTTTTTCTTTTTCTCCTTTCTCTATATCCTTCTCTCCAAAATACCATCTGTTTGTTGCTCCTTTTTTATACAAGGTCCAGGTATTTGCTATTTGCCAGAAAACTGCTCCGTGCCTATATACCGGAATCAGCTTACCTATTGGGTAGTTATGTTCGTTTGCTTCAATGTAAGCACGAGGATTATCTACGTATGTTATAAATTGTACGTTTTCGAACCTTTTTACGAGCTTGTCTTTTATCGCCATACCGACAATCTCTTTCGCTTTTGTTAGTCCTACATTCAAGTACAAGGCAATTGTTTTATTACTTATCGTCGAATCAATTAATCCATAATACGAGTGGCTTCCGTCTACGACATCCGCCTGAGAGTTTGTCTCTCCACTGTTCAGTACAGACTCATTGTTTCTGACTAAATTAACAAACATCGCCTCTCTTATCCTGTCAAGGACTTTTTCATGGTTTGTTATTTCATTTTTCTTTATCTTAATTAAAATCCTATTCTTTGGAAGATTCACTTTACCACATCCGAGAGTAAGTTGTACGCCATTAACACGATACCTTCTTGCAACGAACGTACTATCCGTCATACGGAACAGTTCGTTAAACATCGGATGTCCTGTCATGTTCTTGAACTTCGAATACCCGATTCCAAGTTTATGAAGAAGATCTTTCTGGTTTTTGAATCTTATTCTCGAATCCCGGCGGGAGATTTTTATCATACAGTATAAAGCATACAATTCCATGAACAGCGAATCATCTGACCACTGCTCCAAAAGTCTAAGACTTATGTTAATATTTCTACCTAATTGTAGCTTCATAATCTGTAACAAAAAAAAATCGGATGGATTTTTGGGGATATCCATCCGATTTGTGTCTTTTTGCAGATAATCGCCAAAATCCCGTTACAGATAAAGAAGAGTCTCAAATCAACAATAAGACAATTAATATTTTATATTCTTATTTTTGATTTGAACTCATATTTATATCTGTAACGCGCTACAAATATACAAATAAAATTCAAGAATCAAACAATAAGACCTTATTTTCAAAATATAGCAGTACAAATATCGGGACAAATCCCGAATCCATTGTCATAAAATACGTTAATTTTAAATTTATAAATCCTTAATCCTTATCTTTGTATCAAAACGATAATCTCATGAAAGAAAGTGATAATAAAGATGTTAGTAATAGAGCTTATAGGCTTTTAGTACCTTATTCCAATACGGTAGATATGGCGAAGAAGATACTTCTGTTTTATAACGGATACTTAATGGCTTCCGGCAATGAGAAGAATGTCATAGATGCGAGGCACTTAAATCTTCTTGCCTATTATTTTGTGTTTGGATATTCGTATGAGACGAAGAAGAAGTTTTCTCATTGTTTCAGTACCGATCTTCAATATGTATCGGTTTTGGATACGGAGATGAAGAAGCGTGGTATTTTGATTGACCGTGAAGGGAATTACAGGACCAGGTGTTTGTGCCCGGATATAGAGAACATGCGCCGTCTTTTTGTATTGGAGGGTTCAAGAGATCAATGTGTGTTGGTTTCTTTATTTTACAGAAAAAAAACTTTTGAAGCCGATGGCGAAGAATAATTTCCCTATATCATTTGAGTCACATATTATAGATGATGTGATGGATAAGACCGGGGGCGTTTACGACCGAAACCAAATACGTGACGTTTTTAGAGCCAGTATTTCTTATGCCAATAACTTATGTATGTACACAGATAACGTGTCTGTATCGTTCCCGTATGTAGGTGATATGGTTTGTAACCTTCATGAGATGGAGAGGCGCAAACACAATCTTGAGCGTCTTAAATATAAGGTGGAAAAATTATCTAAGTATCAGGAAAAAGAACTTAAGTGCCTTGATATTAAGATAAGGATGATAAAGGATGCTTATGACTCAGGTGAGATAAAAAGTGGTGATATGTTGATAAAACACAACAAATTATCTATCTTTAAATCTCGTAAAGGTCATAGTTTTAGTGAAATACAAAATATTCAAGAACAGGAATTTAATAGATAAGTCATGAAAAAGATTTTGCAAGCGGAAGTTATATACGATGCTTTTATGGATACGATATTAAAAAAACTTCCAAGAAAAAAAGAGGATTATCCTGATTGGTACAAAGAACGTCTTGAAAAGTGTGAAGGATGTAAATTCAACACCAAGAACGTTCCTAACTCTATGTTGCCTCTTTCTTTGTATGTAAGCAAGAAAATAGGTAAAAATCGTTGTTCGGTATGTACGTGCTTCATCAAGCAGAAGGCCTGGAGCAAGACAGAGGAATGTGCGCTTGGGGAGGGGCTTCCCCGTCCTTCGTGGATGGATCGTCAGTATTCTATTGATTTTTATGATGAGAAGTCAAGATGGAACAGGTTAGAACTTATTACAATGGATTCTGATGAATTTAATGTTATTTCTACAGATGACAAGCAATATAATATTGACCTCTCTAAAGACGGTAAATCATTTGAAATCATTTTCGAACCGGTAGAAAAAGGGAACAGTATAAGGTTTTCATTCGTTCTTGAGTCTAAGCATGATATGAAGATAACAGCATCAGAGACATCTTGTGGCTGTACGTCCTCTAATTTGAATATCATAGACTCCCGTCACTTTAAGTTCAATATAGAGATACATACAGCAGGATTTGGAATAGGAAGATTCGTAAAGTACATGACTGTTCACTATCAAAAAAATGGGTCTCAAAAAGAGGAAAAGATTCCGTTTAATTTTGAAGGTACTATAATTCAAAAAAGTTAAGTTATGGGCGGATGTGGTAAAGCAAGGCATTTACAATGCGAGGATAAAAGGAAGTCCTTATTTTCTATGTTGCAGGCATCTTGTGACGATCTCCCCGATTATTCTGCCGGGGACATTCTCTATGCCGTACTTAGATCTTTTGCAAAGAAAAGAGGATTGTCTGTTTCTTTTTTAAGGACGTTGACAGACAGCGAGCTTTTTGAAGTGGCTGATTATAATTTATCAATGGAGTTGATGGACGTTATTATTCATGATAAAAAGGTTCTTGACAATGAAGAAGATTGATTTTGATTCAGATATAAAGCATCTTATTTCTTATTACAACCATCTACTGTCTGCGCAAGACAAGGCGGGAGAGGAGATGGAAGAGATAACTAAGGATATTATTAGGAAGAAGGATGAGGAAAACGACATAGAGTTAGAAGACTTTATTGATTTAGAAGAAAAGTCGTTTATGACCAACTTGTATCAACAAGAGATGTTGAAAGTATCTTCTTCTATAAAGGCCGTTTACAGGTTATCTATTAACGCCGGTCATGATCTCAATGTAGATGATGACAGTAAGAAGGTTCTTGATAGGATAGTAAATGACGGAGAATCAGATTTTATTATGTACGTTGATAATAATACTGGTTCTGTTGTATTCAAAGACGAATCTGTTGAGGAAGGAATAAAAAACATGTGCAAGTATCGTGTTGATCCATCTTCTCTTGAAGACAGGTTTAATATGCTTAAGTCTCAGTATGAGGATTTTTTAAAAATTATCAACAATGAAAGCAAGAAAGCCGACTAACGATGATGTCTCTTACGTAGATCGGAAACTTCTTGTGCTAAGGGATCAGATAGATAAGGCTGAACGTTATCTATCTGAAAACCCTTGGGATAAAATAGAAGATTCCGATAAGAGAGAGAAAGAATTTAGGTTTCAAAAAAGCTTGTCTGATAGCTTAATGCAATGGACTGAATCTTATATTAAGATGTGTGGGATAATGGATGTCTATAATCAGCTTGAGGCTGCCAAAAACAAGAAAGGCCTAAAAGGAGGACAAACAGTATCAGGTATTCAGTCTTTTGTCAAGAATGAAGCTAAGAACAAGCTCGATAAATAGTTTTGTCATGAATTTTAACAGTAAAGAACTTTATATAAATATGGGTAACGATATTCCGTTATGGAATGACCTTTATTCTTATGAAGAGCAAGACGATGATGTCAAGCAATTCTGGGAAAATGAGGCTATGAAACTCCTTAACGGTGTTACCATAAATGGTGTATTTATCCATCCTTGGCTATACTGGCATATCAATTTCTGGAAGATGATGATTGACGTAGGAGATGATCGTATTCCTGGAAATTCTCAGCTTCGTGATAATGAATGGATGTTTGCCGAATTTCTAAAGCAGGCTGAAGAAGAGAATAAAGGAATATTCATGTTCGGGTGCCGTCGTTTTGGAAAAGCCCTTCTTGACTCTGAGATACTTTATCTTGAGGACCGGGAAAAGATGATAGGAAATATCGTTGTAGGGGATAAGATATATGACGATAAAGGTAATTTGGTAGAAGTCGTAGGTGTCTATCCTCAAGGAAAAGTAACTACCTACAGAGTCGTATTTGAAGACGGTCGTAACGTTATTTGTTGCGGAAATCACCAATGGCGTGTCAATCATGGCGGAAAATGGCATGTTAGGAGTCTTAGATCCATAGCTGGATTAGATTATAAGAGTATGTCTATTCCAGTAGGTGAGGCCCTGAACTACCCTACGGCAAAGCTGCCGGTTCCGCCGTCGGCCTACGCCTCGATGCTGGCGGCTTATCTCGGTGGCTATGGAGGGGATATGTTTTTTGATAAATACGTTTGTAAGAAGTTTTTAAGATCGTCCATAGATCAAAAGAAAGATTTTATAGAAAACTTCATTCGTTCTTTCAGAAACGTAGTAACCGGAGAAGAAGAGCTTACGTTGTCTCATATTGACATGGATGTCATAAATTTTGTACAACGTATGTTTTGGGCTTCAGGTTGGTATGCTAAATTGGAGGGGAATAAACTTATACTATCAAGGAATCGTAAGGAATTAAAAATAAGATCCATATCGATATACGGAAAGGAGCATGCCACTTGTATAACCGTTGATAATGATTCTCATTTATTTTTGACCACCAATTACATCGTTACTCATAATACGGCCATAATGAGTTCTCTTCTGGCTCGTAATGCTACAATGACGTACAATTTGACGCATAATGTTATTGGAGCAAGTAAAGAAGACCTTGCCAATATGGGAGAGTATCTTGAGTTTGGACTTGATAATCTTCCTCCTTATCTTACTATAAACAGGACTGGTAACGACTGGACTAAAGAAGTTGTTTTAGGTACAAGAAACATCAACAACCAACGTGATGTTCATGCCAGAATAAGAATCACCAACGTTGATGATGGAAAGACGCGAGGCTCATTGAAGACCGCAGGCGGAACTCCATATACGTCTATATATGATGAGGTAGGTAAATTCCCGGTGCTTGGGGCATGGCTTGCCGGTAGGCCAGCTCATATGATGCATGGTAGAATGAGGGGCGTTTGTTTGATGGCGGGAACTGGCGGTAATGTAGAAAAGTCTCAAGATGCCCAGAAAATCATGAACTCTCCGGACGAATATGGATTCATTATAATGAATTATGATATTCTAAATAAGAGAGTTATTAAACCAACATGGCGTATATGTAAATCTGGATGCTTTGTTCCGGCCCAGATGTCTCATGCTTATGAAAAGAAAGAAACGACTCTTGATAAGTATCTTGGAGTAGAGAATGCTCCCGGTCTTAAGAAGATAAAAATAAAAGTTTCAGACTTTGATAAAAATACTGGAATAATAAAATCACGTCTTGACGAACTTGTCAAAAAGGATAGAGCTTTATACGTCCAGGAACGAATGGCATTCCCTTTGTCTATAGATGATTGTTTCCTTAATACGAACGTAAATAGGTTCCCTGTAGAAGATGCGTTGAAGCACAAAAGCCGTCTTCTTGAAGAAGGTAGGCCTGGTAAAACAGTGGATATTTATCAGATAGACGGCATGAAAATGGGGTATAATTTTAGTGATAAGCAGCTTGCTGATTATCCGTTTCAAGGTGGTAACATAGATTCTCCTGTTGTTATATATGAGGATCCACCAGAAGAAGGAGGTGTTTTTGATTACACTTATGTCTCATCGCTTGACCCCTATAAATCTGACAAGGCTGATACTGATTCTGTTGGTTCGTTTTATGTACTTAAAAGATATGTAAAAATCAACGATCCATTTGCTTATTGCATAGTAGCATCATACGCATCACGTCCTCCATCTTCCGATGATTTTTGTAGGAATTGTGAAATACTTCAAGAAGCGTATGGGGCCAAGTGTCTTATGGAGAATGCCGACCGAATGTATGAATTTTATCTTACGAGACGAAATAAGCAGCTTATGTTGCTGGAAGATGGCGAACGTCTTGCCGGTAAGATTATCCGTGCCGGAGCCCGTCAGAACAATAAGCTCGGTTTGGCTCCTACGGTTCCCAATCAGCGTATGCTTTTCAATACCGTTATTCAATATTGTTGGGAGGATGTTGTTGTTGGGTATGATGATGATGGTAATGAAATAACACAGAAAGGTATTTACCGTATCCCTGATATAGAACTTCTTGATGAGATCATAGCCTTCGGCCCCGGGATCAACACCGACCGTATCATAGCCTTCGGCCACGCTCTTCTTCTGGCTAAGTACTATGATGATATGGGTTACATGCCTGAAAGTACGACTCAGAAGGAGAATCAAAAGAAGAGAGAACGTAGGAAGACAGAGCAGGTTAAAGGATTTACGGTAAGAAGACATAACCCTTACAAAATGAGATAGGTAGAACAATTTACCTATCTTTGTGAAAAAACATATAGCTCATGGAGTATTTTAATAGAGATCAGGCTTTTCCGGCCAGAGGAGTATTTTCAGGGTTGCCGGTGCAGGCGATACCTACCAAGAGAAAAACCAGGGAGTGGTTTAAAGCCACTATGGATTCTCTTGAATTGATTGGTTTGAAGCAGCTTGATGAGAACCAAAAGTTCAAGGATTTTTATAGGATGATGGAAGGCAAGCTGTCATTTATGGAACTGAAAGATGTAATTCCTTATCTTAAGGATGTTCAGTCTATAAGGGATAATGTGAATATTCCATCATTCTTACGTCATTATGATATAATAGGTACGATCGTAAATGCTTTTGTAGGATGGTTGGGCAACCTTTCTGATAAGTATAATGTAGTTGGATTGGACGAATCTGAAGTGAATCAGTATTCTGCCACGAAGGAAAATCTTCTTTATAATTACATTAGAGAGGAATTGGACAGAAGGGTTAGGCAAGAGTTATTAAATAGAGGATTGGATCCGGATTATAATAATTTTGCCAGCGAAGAAGAAAAGCAGGCTTATGCTCAACAGATACAAGAGGTGAAAGCATCTATGACTCCTCCTGAGATAGAGAATTTCATGAATACAAAATGGAAGACCGCCGAGGTTATATGGGGTTCTCATACGCTTGAGGCGGACAGGGGGCGTTTTTACATGGATGAGATAGACACCGAGAATTTCATTGACTATCTTCTTACCGGTCGTTGCTTTAGAAATTATCATGTAGGATACGACTATTATAAGCCGGAGAGGTGGTCTCCGTTGAATACGTTTTATTCTAAGACATTAGATAGCAAGTATCCTCAATATGGGGATTATATTGGTCGTGTTCATTATTATACTGCCAATGATATTATAGTAAGGTGGGGGCATCTTCTTACGGCGAAAGACAAGCAGAAGCTTATAGGGGGTGCTGATAATTTCAATGGTACTTATCATAATGGTGATAATGGGAGCTATGTAAGTTTATCCAAATCGGCGAGTGTAGGGATGTTATATCAGAATAAGGTAATACCTTGGAAAGGATATAATGATTATGCCTCTATAAAAGCTTATGAAGATTATTACGGTATTCCAGCCGGCACATATACCGGATACGATAGTAATGGCAACGAATATCACAGAACCAGATTCATGCCAAATTTAGAGCATGGTAATTACTATAACCGTGCCCAGAGTTTGAGCGACGAGCATGTTCGTAGTGATTTGTATCAGGTAACTGAATCATATTGGGTATCCCCAGCTCAGGTGTATGTAATTACCTACCAAACTGAAACCGGATTAGTAACTACCGAAATGGTAACCGACGAGCTTCTTCAGGACTTTTTACAGGAAAATGGTATTAAGAAAATTACCAGGACCATGAGTAAGGGAATGGAGAACCCGGAGATTAATACCTATTTCGTAGATTACGTTCCACAGGTAAGGTACGGGGTTAAGATCAGTGGCGGGGCTCTCGCTCAGGATAACCTGTATCTGGATGGAGAACCTATCGATCACCAGATAAAAGGGGATAGTAACATCTATGACTTTGTTCTACCCGTTGCCGGATATATCGGTACTTCTATGGCCAACAGGATTCAGCCATATCAAATATTTTATAATTTCTCCATAAATCAGATAAACAATATTCTTGAAAAGGAGATCGGTAAATTCTTCTTAGGGGATATAAATCTGGTTCCAAGTGAATACAAGGATTTGGGTGAAGATGTGGCTGATATATGGGCTAACCTTCTTGATGTGGCTAAGTCTGTAGGAGCTCTGACATTAGATACCTCATCTCAAAACACGAAAGGCGGTGTTCCTTTCAACCAGTTTGCCGTCTATGATTTGTCGCAGACAGAGCAGCTTAAAACAAGAATGGAGCTTGCTGAATGGTCAAGGATGAAGTGTTTTGAAATGGTTGGCATCACGCCTCAAGTAATTAACGGTCCCAACAGGTATGAGACTGCCACCGGGGTCCAGCAGGGCGTTACAGCATCTATGTTACAAACACAGATATACTTTGATAACTTCGGTTACTTCAAGAAACGCGCTTTGGATCTTCATCTGGCTGTCGCTCAACAATGCCAGGAAGAAGGAAAGGATATTTCTGTAATGTACACAAAAAGTGACCTTACCAGAGCGTTTTTATCTATAGGAACCGACGGTCTTAGCCTAAGGCATCTTGGTGTTCAAGCTTTATCCAACTCGAAGAAAAGGGATGAGCTTGAAAAGTTCAAGACCTTTATGTTGCAGCTAAATACGGCCGGAGGAGACATTTACGATCTTGCATCTATCTTCACATCAGATTCTATGGTGGAACTTATACAGAATGCAAGGAATACTCGCGCATACAACGAGCGTCAGATGCAGCAGCAACAACAGAATCAGATGCAGCTTAACCAGCAACAGATACAAGCTGAAGCTGCTGAGAAGGATAAGCAACGTCAGCATGAACTTGCTTTAGAAGACAAGAAAGGTCAATACAGGATACTTCAAGAGAAGATCCAGGCGGCAGGCAGGGCGGCAGACGCCAAGAGCGACGCCACCTCCCTCAACTTCCTGGCTTCTGTTTCAGATCAGACCGTAAGGCAAGCTGATATAGAAAGCAAGGAAAGGATAGAGGATAAGAAGATCGAAAACGATTCCAAACTTCATGATGATGAAATGAGAATGAAAATGGAAGAGTTAAAATTAAAATCCAAAGAGCTTGCTCAACGAGCGAGGGAAGACGCCACTAAAAGGTATGTAGCCGGAATCAATAAGAATTAAGGATTAAATATCCCCAAATTTCATTAGAAAATCTCTAATAAAATTTGGGGATATTTAATTTTTAGTGAAGATTAAACACTTATAAGTTTTTTATCTGAAATATAGGTATTTAAATATTTTTGCAGTATGGGAAAATTAGAAAAAAATGGAATAGTAGAATTGGACGATATTTTTAGTATCGGTCCGATTGATGATGTTTATAATAGGGAAGAAGATATTCTGCCTATTAATGGTAATGAACCGGCTAAAAAAGATGAGAAGCCTGTAGAAGAAGGTTCTCAAATTAAAGAAGAGCTGGTTGTTGATCCTACTCCTGATCCTAAAGAGGATAAAAAAGGAGGAGAGAATGTAGTTGATGTTAATCAGGATCAGGTAGAGACCCCGGTTGTCAATTACAGAAAAGTATTGGATGCCCTTTCTTCAAGGGGAATCATTCCCGATTTGAAAGATGTGGTGTTTAGCGGTGAAAATGGTGAAGAGATTACTATCAATGATCTTGATTTTAGTAAAGAAGATTCGTTGTGTGACATACTATCTACAGTCCTTGAAAGCCAGAAAGAGGACATTGTTAAGGATAAGATAGATGTTACTTCTGTTTCTGATATTACTAAGAAGCTTATCCAGGCTGATAAGGCCGGCGCTAATATCGTTGATATTCTTAAGCAATATGATACGAATGTCGCTCCTATAGAAAAGCTTGACATTGAAAACAAAGCAGATCAGATAAAGATCGTTCGCCATTATGTTGATCTTCTTGGGTTGCCTAAAGATGAAGCTGATGAGTTTTTCAAAGGCATTATCAATAAAGGAGAAGAGTATGTTGAAGCAAAGGCTATAAAGTACAAGGCTGAGCTTGATAAGAGAATGGATGATATTATCCAGCAACGTACTAAAGAGGCTGCCGAAAAGAAGGCGAAGGATGCAGAAGATTTTAGAAGGTATAAGAAAGACCTTAAGTCTTCTATCCAGGCAAAGTATCAGCTAAATGACACTATGGTATCTAAAGCTCTTGATTTTGCCCTAAAACCTTCTGAATCGAATCCCGGAATTACCAAAGCATTTAATAGGGTAAGGGAGATGATGATGAATCCGGAAGAAGCACCAGATTTGATTATGTTTCTTATGAACCCAGGAGAGTTCATAAAACAGAAGTCGAATCAAGCTGTAGTTGATGAGAAAAAGAAAATTTATAAGCTCATCAGCCATACAAATAAAGACAAGAGGGTGGCTCCGGTAGATGATAAAGGTGATCAAGTTCAAGGTGTGAAGTTCGATGAAATCAGTATAGATTAAAAATTAAAACATTTTTTCGTTCATGGCTAATGTACTTTTAACAAAAAATTTCCCGGCCACCATGAATGGTGACACGGTGATTGGATATACCGACGCTAAAGTCGTTAAGCAAAGTATCGTAGAACACGATCTTAGCTCTTTAGAAGATTGGTACTACGAAGATCCGGATAAGAACCATCTGGGTATGCTTGAGTTGTTTTCTAACATTACAAACTATCCTCTGCCTATGTATATGGGTATGATCAAACAGGATGCTACTATTACCGTAAATGGTATCAATGGTTCATTCCGTTATGATCTTCCGGTATCAGAAACGTATGAGGTGGTTACAGTAGAAGACACGTCTTTGAAATATGCAAAACCTGGTATTGATGAAAGCTTCTTCGAAATTGTGTTGAATGCACAATTTAAACAAGGAGATGTTATTACTTACGATGTGATTAACGGTTGCCAGGCTCTTATCTCTACAGAGCGTCCTCCTAAACAAGAAGGTGAAAACTGGAGATACTGGTGTAAGCTGTGGGGTCGTTCTCGTGCTAAATACTTCCCGAAAGACATGCTTCGTGCCGGTATTAAATACTGGAAGGTAACAAACGTTCTTGGTGAGTTCTCTACTCAGTTCTCTGGTGTAGGAGGTGCTTCTAAGGCCGGTTCTATGACTTGTGAATTTACGCTTGGTGGACACCGTGGTGTTGAAGGTGAAACGACTATGTACGCTGGTATTAAGTCTTTGGCTTATGCGGACGAACGTACACAGAATTTCATCGACAAGGCTTACCAGAAAGTTCGTCAGCTTTCTGAAATCAGAGGAGGTGATGCAAGTTATGCTATCATCGGTTCTCGTCTTGGTGACGGAAGCATTGATATGCGTACAGCACGTGTAGCCAATACAGTGTCTTTGTTCTGCTTGGCTGAGTTGGCTAAGATGGAAGCATACGAACTTATGTTCATGCGCGGTGGTAGAGTCAAGGGCCATAATGGTGTTTTGATGAAAAACGAAGGCCTGTATCACCAACTGCGTCGTGGTTTCGTTATTTCTTACGCTCGTCCGGGTGGTATCAAGCGTGAACACTTCCTGGCTGCTGCTGACTATATTTTCCGTGGCCGTAGCGATATGCCGATTGAAAATCGTGTAATGAAATTCAAGGTAGGTGCTATGGCTTACAAGAATATCGTTGAGATCTTCCGTGATGAGTTCTTCTCTCAATTAGGTGCTTTGGCTCCGCTTATGGGTACAGAACGTATCATCAATAACCCGGTAACAGGTTCAAACGATGCTCTTGAATTAGGAACTGTAAAGATCAAGGGTGTTACTATTCCGGGTATTGGTAAGGTTATTGTAGAACACGAACCTTCTTTGGATTACGTTGATATGGTAGATAGAAGCCAGTTGGTAGACGGTATGACCCCTATCACATCATATTCATGTATTATGGAAGATTTGACCGCTCCTGAATACTCTAACGCATTCGCCGGCATCCCTGCTTCAGCTGAAGCTCGTATTGGTAATATCAACAGCAACGTATTCTACGTTAAGCCTGATATCGGTTCTATGTGGTGGGGTTACGAACAAGGTAGATGGTCATCCAGAGTATCGGCTCAAGAAATTGTATCCAGCCATCCTCGTATGTCAGAACAATTCTGGTGCCATTCTGTATCGGCTTGTTGGGTAAAAGATACCAGCCGGTTCGTAACAATTGAATTGTTACCAAGTTCTTTGTAATCATAACTTTTAATATTAACTTGCGGTCGGCTTTAAAACCGGCCGCAAATTTTGTTTTCATAGGATATATAAAAGATGGGAAAAAAGATTTTTGAAGAAAGCCATGAGTCTAAGAAACTGCTGGCTACCGTAGGAGGAATGAAGATATATTCCGACTCTATTTATGTTATAACAGGTAAGATGGATGAAGAAGCTCCTTCCGGATATCAGGAAAGAGGTATTTCCAAGACTCCTTTCCCTGGTAATAAGACAGTATCTTGTTGTGGATGGGATAAGGATCTTAGGGTATATGATACCGGTTTCTTCATCAATTCAGCATGTTATAAAGGTTACTCACTTGAAGACAAGAAAGCTGAAATGGATATGCGTATTAAGAATATTCGGTATCCGTTTGAAGAAACTATCAATGAGGACCTGGACCAAAAGAATTTCGATTTCTGGGATTCTTACAGAATTGACTTGTATGATGGTCGTTTGTTCTATACTAATGACGTTCGTGATTTATTTGAGCTGTATATAGCTATTTTATCCAAGTCTCTTACTCCTAAAGAGGAAGATGGTAATCCGATGTATGTCGAATCTTATTATTGTGTAGAAGATAAGACTACGGCCGTAGATATCAGGAAACAACGTCAGATTGACAAGGCCGATATTTTATACGAGTTCATGAACAAACTGAAAGGATCCGAGGTTGAAAGGAAAAGCATCTACGATCTGCTTTTGTATCTTGACATCATATATAGCGTAGAGCTTGATCAGAGCATGGTTCAATACATATTCACTAATTGGATTGATGCCAAGAATACGAACGTTGATATGTATAAAGAAGCAAGCTCAAGATTCTTATCTGACGACGAATCTTCTGAGGGAATGCAGGTGATCAAATTCCATAGAATGATCAGGGAGATGATCGAGGGACTGGCTGTCACCGTCAACACCGACGGACTGTATCTGAATGGCGAGCTTCTGGGTGCCGACGCCATCTCTGCATCTATGGCTCTTGCTTCCAATAAGTCGATGTTAGAAACCAAGTCACGTGTTCTGGAAGCGTATAATGCTTTAAAGAACAAGCATAAAAAAATAGAAGGAGCTAAGTCTGATAAGAAGAAAAAGGAAGATGAGAAAGGTTTTGATGTTGATCAATACGCTGATAAAAAGGAATAATTTATGAAAATCGTTGATTGTTATCTCCGGGCCTTACAGAAGGCTGAAGAAAACATGACCAACGGTGGTATAAAACTTGATAAGGCGCGTTTTGTTCAGCTTTTTAATGATGAACAAAACCGCCTTGTTCGTTATATCCTTGATAAGAAAAACGAAGAGGATATACGTTATATCCAAAAGTTGGTCGTGTACTCAAAAGAACTTGACAAAAAAGAAGATAAAGATAATCCTGAAAGCACTTTGTTTTCATTGCCTTCTGATTTCTTTTCTTTTTCAAACATATCAGGCGTATTTACCGAAGGTGAATGCACGGTTACTGATTTTACTATGTGGGAGGCTAAGAACGAAAATCCGCATGAGCTTCTTGCTGACTTTTTTAACAAACCTGATTTTGATTTTAGGGAAACGTTCTACACCATAGGCGAAGATTCGGTAAGAGTGTATAAGTCTGGTTTTGATGTAGACACCGTTTATCTTACGTATTACCGCTATCCGAAGGAAGTTGACATTGAAGGATATATTAAATCTGACGGTTCTAATTCAACCGATATAGATCCTGAATTAGATGACAAATTAATTGGTATTATCCTTAACATGATTGAAAAACAATTTGCTTTGAATGAAAGCGAATACGGGCGTTATCAAATAGACTCAAACAACGTCCAATCTCCTTTATAGCAGAATAAAGGCACATCCTAAATTAAACATTATCAAAAAGCATTAAGAATTAATTAATTCCTAATGCTTTTTGTTGCTTATATGACTATCGCTATTTTTGAGACAGATAACAGAATACTAATTTTTAAAATATTATAAGGCTATGGCTATCCATAAACCGTATGACAGACACATTATCTGTCCTCCGCACGCTAAGTTGGCGGACGTAGATTCTTTGTTGCTTCAAGAAGGTCAGATCGCTATCTATGATTTGGATGGTGAGCAGACTAAAGATGGTTTGAAAGCGCTGAAAGATTTGAAAGGATATCGTAAGGACGAACAACGTTTCCAGATCAGAATCGGACGTAATGAGATGGTGAACGACCGTGTATCTGATGATAAATCATTCTCTACACCTACGTTTGCTATTGACGAAATCATAGAAGTGTATGCTTCTGCTCCGAAGAGCAAAGAAATTAAAGTAGATGAGGTTATTTTCGGTTATAACGGAATTGACGACAATACCGCTATTACAGCAAGAAAAGGCGATCGTATTCCTATCCATATTAAGCTGACAGGACGTTTGTTCGAGCTTCGGGGTTATCCTATGGGCGAGGTGAATATCGATGATTACATCATTTTCGAAAACTGTCCAGGTCGTGAGGATATGTGTTCAGAATGTGATCCTTGTGAAGATGTTGATATTTTGGCTGCTATCTTGAAAACAATCGAACGTATCAAGAATCAGCCGATTGCAGGTGGTGGAAAGGTAGGTGATTTTGTAGAAATCCATCCTATCCATTCTTGTGATGAGTTGAAAAAAGCTCCGGTGGAAACCGACATGAATTTCTATTGCATGGAAATGTGTGATACCGGTGATGCTTATGCCCTGGCTCAGCTTAAGGCTGCTTATCCTGGTTTGGATATTAAGAGAGTAGGACGTCATCTTTCTACATCTAAATATCAGGTGATGAAAGAAGGTGGTAAGCCTTCTGATTATACTCAAAAGCTGTCTTCTATCATGAAAGGCTGCGAAGAGTGCCCTGATGGATATACTAAGGTAGACGGCGGTTTGATTTATGCCGTAACGTTAGAGGATGATGGGGTTGATCAGTCTACTGTAGTAGAAAGCATTAAGAATGCCGTTAGTAGCACTGCCGAGAAAACAGCAGCCCAAGATGGCGGCGTAGGTATGTACACTGTGGCCGTAAGCAAGAAACTGACGAAGGCTGATATCGATGCATTTGTAGAAACTAATCCGACTGCCACAGTAACGTTCGTTGCTAAAACAGCAGATATGTGTAGCAATCCTACTGTTACTACCGTTAGCTGGGAAGCATGTGGTTCTTGTAAGATTTCGAAAGAAGCTTATGAAATCACGTTGCCGGATGATGAATGTGGTAACAGTGCTAAAGAAGAATTGCAGGCAGCATTCCCGTATCTGACAATCGAAGATTACGGTACACCTGGTGGATGTCAACACAAATTCAAAACAACGGTCGTTACTAACATGGTTTGCGACGAATGCGATAAAATTTTCAAAGACTTCTTCGTATCTAAAGCTCCCGAATCTTATCGTGGACGTAACTGGAAACGTTTGGGTGCCGTAGCAGGAGATCAGTCCATTATCGCCGATCCGATTCCTAAGAACTGCAAATGCGGTATCTTGTTCCGTGGTATTGACTACATGATTTCTCCGTCCGACTGTTTGATTGACCGTCTGACATTCCAAGAAGGATCTGTTCGTATTGCTGTAAATGGCGGTTATCCGGATGAACAGCGCGAGGCTATCAGCACGTACTTCAACCCGATCCATACCGAATACAAACAGCACTGGGCTCCGCGTACTCACCTCGGCGCTGAATTGCTGGATAAGGAACGCGAACAACGTATGTTCTTCGACTTCCGTAAGACTCACCAAGAACTTATGGAACGGATGTTTACCAACGAAGAAACCCGCTTAGACCTGTTGGCTCCGTATGCTGATTATTCAGTAACGTTGAAGCCGGCACGTTACTCTAACGGCTTCGGTAGGGTAATTGATGATCATATTACAGTACACTTCCATGTACCGTATGGCGCTCACGAAGGTATTCAAGACCTTATGGACTTGTTAGCTGCTTCGGCAAATATCAAGCCCTGCAAGATTTGATTTTCCTTTTTTCTATATATCCCAAGGGGGAGGAGGCTGGTCCTCCACCCCCTTTTTTGTAATAAAACAATTTGAAATAGATCGATTTCATATGAATGGCGTGGATTCTTTAGTCGGTGCCTTAGGTAGGGGCATTGACAAAATAACCAACATAGTTGGAAAATGGGGTTCCTCCCAACCGGTAGATGACAGCAAATCCGGTATAAAAATAGGGGACAAAATCTACCAAGTGGTTGTGTCCTTAAATGGCTGTTATTGGTATCTTGACGAAGAAGGTAAGAAGCATCCTGTTTCTGGTATTCCGGCCACAACCGAATGGGAGTGGATTAACATAGCTGAGAAAGTTATCAAAGATTTCAAAACCTGTTACCGTACACCTGGTGGAAAGGTCGAAGTATGGAGTTGGTATCTTCTTAACGATCAGATGGATGTTCTTAAAGAAACCCATAGAATTACCGACAGTACCGACATGGATAATCCGGTAGGTAAAGTTCTTACTAAAATACCGGACGAGTGGGTTATGATCGACTGCGATCTTCCTGATATGACAGAACGCGACATTACGTTCGTCAACAGATGTTATAAGACTCCGGATGGTAAGGTTGAAATAGAAGGATTGGAGGCCATAGATGATAAGATAAATATCAGGGAATCTATTTATACCGTTATTCAATCGACGGACGATAATTTCCCTGCCGGCCATGTTTTTAAACTAATTCCAGAGAATTGGGTTCGAATGGTTTGTGACTTTCCTGACATGACAGAACGAGACGTAACTTACGTTCTTGAATGTTACACTACTAAAAAAGGAAAAGTGCAAGTAGAAGGTTTGGTAGCCATAGATAATATTCTTGGGACCAGGGAAGAGGTTTATACCGTCCTTCAGTCTACTGATCCTGATATTAAGGTAGGGGCCGTGCTGGATTCCATTCCCGAAGATTGGGTGAGGATGGTATGTGATTTTCCTGACATGACGGACCGGGAAATTGTTGAAGTAGACGAATGCTACAAGACGGATGGTGGTAAGGTCAATATAAAAGGTTATCAAGCTATTGATGCCGTTCTTGGTGTAAGGGAACAGTATTATTATATTGTTAAGACAACAGATGATGCTTATCCTCAGTGGACGAGAATAGATAAGATACCTAACGAATGGACGAAAACCGAATGCGACTTCCCTGATCTTACGGAAAGACATATTATGTCCGTAGATGAATGTTACACTACTCCTGGTGGCAAAATACATCTTGGTGGATACAGGTCGGTAGATAGCATAATAGGTGTCCGGGACGAGTATCTTATTGTTTTAGAAACTACCGACCCTGATATACAAAGAGGCGCCACATTCAGCAAAATACAAGAAGGATGGCAGCGTATTGTTTGTGATTTCCCTGATGCTACTACATCTGACACAGAAATAGTAGAAAACTGTTATAAGACGGAAAAAGGCAAGGTTCAGATCCGGACATATATAACAATGGACGGATACGGAAATACAAGGGAATTGAGACATATGGTGCTTAAAACAACCGATCCTGATTACAATATCGGATCCAATATCGATCAGATACCGGTAGGTTGGTTAAGTATAGAGTGCGATTTTGCGTCTGCTACACAGCGTCATATAAGGCAGGTGAAAAACTGCTACGTTTCTGATGCAGGGAGCATTTACATTGAGGGAGAAATCGTTTACGACAATGACCTTGACGTAGATAAGATGGCGCTGACGGTCATGGAAAGCACTGACCCGGCGATCGCCGTAGGGACGGAGCTGGCTGCCATTCCCTCTGGATACGTGAGAACAGTTTGTAGATGTAATTGTTGCAACCACTAAATTTTATTGTCATGAGCTGTAACGAATATTTTTTAGTAACACTGGAGTCTAAATCGACTCCAGTTCGTCATAAATACACGAATTTAACAGACGAATGGTATGGCCCTGATGGCGTTAAGTACGAAGATCCTGATACGATAGCCAAAATCGAAGAACAAGCTACAGATAAGAATCGTATAGGAGATAACACTTTATATCAGAAACTTATTGAAATACATTCTCAAGGAGAGTCAATAAAATCGGACATCGGAGACATAGGTCAGGTATTAGATTACATAAATGGGGAGGAAGTGTAATGGGAACCATATCAGATAAGTTAATGAGGATCATAAATACCAAAGAGGACATAAGGCAAGCCCTTATATCCAAAGGGTATGATGTACCTACTTCCATACCTTTTAAAGAGTATGCGAAAATGATATTAGATTTACCATGTAGAGTGGATTCTTTTCCTGATATAGAAGGAATTGTAGCTCGTTATTCAGCATTAGGTCTCACTAATGAACAAATGGCAGAGAACCCTATATGGAAAGACCTTACAGGTAATGGGCATGATTTACAGATGAAGAATTTCGCTTGGAAGGGAATGTCCGGGGTAGGTGGATATACCGAGAACTATGATAGCAATAAATGGTATAAGGAAGCATCAAGAATTGATGCTACTTGGACTTATAAGTCTTTTAATGTAAAATCAATAAAGGTCAATAGATACGCTCAATTATTTTATCGATCACAATCAAGTAATACTGGATTTAGGGTTTTATCATGTACTATCAAAGTTTCTGGTTTAACAGACGGACAAGGAATTGAATATACTTCGAATGGGACACGACCAACTGTTATAATGAGAATTGAAAATGATGGTATATATCATCTACCAAGTTTTGATTTTGGAGCTAAAAATGCTTATTACGGATTCAGGTTCTTAAAATTACAGGAATCATGCAACATCACCATCGAACAACTTCCCCTCTACCCCGGTGCACTCGTCTTTGACGGAGTAGACGATTGGGCGGGATGTGACAACTTGCCATTATTGCCTAAAGAAAAAGGATATACGGTTGTGGCGTTGAGACAGTGGGATCAGGATTTCTTGAATACAACTTTGACAGGAGGACTGTTGTCAACTAGGAATTATTCCACAGGAGAAGGTGTAGCATTTGAAAAAATAGAATCCTCAAATAAGGGTTATTGGAATTTAGGTGCTGGAGGTATCATAGATTTTGCAAAATCACCATTTACATGGCAAACATCAAAACAATATAATAATGTTGGTATTTTAAAAGGTGACAAAAATCATGGAAAACCATTATGTGTAGGATGTGGATTGTCTGGAGGCCAACAGTGTGGTAGATTTGCTATCTGGGAACTTGTATTTCTCGACCACGACGCCACCGAAGAAGAACTGACCAAGATCAAAGACTACTTTGTTAAAACCTATCCTTGGCTCTTCCCCGACCAGGCATGGACTGTCACCGGCAAAACCAACGAGGACGAAGATCGTGCTACTATTGCCAACATTACGGGCAATGGTAATGATCTTGTCTGTCTAAATTTGGGTTTTATTGAAGGGAGCGGGTACAATGAAGAAGGTGAATATGCTGGCTATCTGGTTACTGATGGGGTGGATGATAAGATAACTTCGTCTACATTTGAAATGGGTAATGATTGGACTGTAATAGGAGATTGGGAGCTTATAAATACAGGGAAAGGGGACAATGCTGGTATTGTAAAATTTGATAGTATAGTCATTTATAATTATAATCCAGTACTTATTAACATAAAAAATGGTAGAAATAATTTGATTCCCGGTCAAAATACCGTTAATGCAATTTGTTCTGATGGCAGGATTTATTCAAAAGACTGGAAAGAATTTATTTATAATGAAGAAACGGAATCTACCAGTAAAAATCTCTTAACTATAGGATATTCAGGTAGCAGTTATACTAAAATTGCTTTCAAAAACTTAGCGATTTATCCTACAGTCCTTTCCGAGGAAGATTGTATAAAAGCGTATAATTATTTACAAACATTAAAAGCAAAATGACATGAAATACGCAATTGTAAACATCGTATGGGCAAAGTCCCACGGAATAGAAGTCCTGCCGGAAATGAGGATAAGTACGGATCAAAGCAAGGTAATCTTGCATGAGGAATACCTTGCACCCTTCGATGATGAAGATTTTCCTCGCTATAGTTTTAGCGATCCGTCTTTTGTCGAACTACTGAATAGTGAAGAATGGACTTATCCAGAAGGAGAACAACCCGTAATCAATAGGCAGTTCAGCAGATTATTGGCTTTGGACGAACTGGATAAAGAAGCTACAGAAGAGATAAATACATATGACCTTTCCCCGTCGGAAGCCTTACAGGTCAAAGATCGATACCCCGAATGGGGAACCGGAATAAACGTCAAAACCGGTGAACGATACCGAGTTGAAGATGTCCTTTGGGAATGTGTTAAAGACCATCTCACACAAGAGAACTGGAAGCCTAGCACAGCTACCCTAAGCCTGTGGAAAATAGTAGACGCAGAAGAACATTCCGGCACGATAGAAGATCCTATTCCATATAAGCAAAATATGGCACTTGAATTTAACAAGTACTACACGCAGGACGGAGTATTGTACCTCTGCATACAGACTATGACACCGGGACCGTACGATTTAAAGGATGTGCCGGCGCATGCGCAGCCGATAAAGCAATAATGGGGTTTAAATAACTCATAGATCGATTTGGCTATTCCGTGCAATTTGGCTATGTTTGTAACAGTATAACAAAAGATTTAGAGCCTAAGAGCCATACCCGGCAAGAGTCATATCCTGCGGGGTATGGCTCTTTTTGTTTAATTTAAAATGAAAAAGAGATGAAGACAAATCAGGAGATGGTACGCTACATTGATAATTTTTCAGTGATTCAACGAACAAGTGATGGATATTTTGACGGAGGCGAATTACTTCGTCAATGGAATAATGTAGATGAAAATCCAAGAAGACGTATGTCCGAATTTATAGATAGCCCTAAAACGAAAGAGTTTTTAAAGGCCCTATCTGTGGATGAAAGCCATAGGTTAAAAACCGACATTGGTGAAAATCAATTGCTTATAAAGACAAAAGGGAGAAACACTAAAGATGGCAAAACTCCTGATAAAGTTTGGATGAATCCTCTCTTGTTCATCAAGTTTGCCATGTGGATCAATCCAACATTTGAGGTGAAAGTACTACGTTTTGTTTATGACGAGATGATCCGATATCGTAATGACGCGGGAGATGCATACAAAGAACTTTCGTCCGCTGTTATGAAAATTGTCCCAAGCCATTTCATGCCGAAAGCAATGCAAAAAATAGGAGAGGCGTTAAACTGGATCATTTTTAACTCCCACGAAAAGATGTTACGGAATAAGCATGGAGATGAAGCAAGGTTGCGTGAGTTATGGCAATTAGAAAAGAAAATTGCTGGCTTGATAGAAGAAGGATTTATATCAACCTATGAACAGTTGATATCATATCTAAGAAAGCTGTATCGTAAAAACTGGGAGCCAAAAGTACTAACGGTATAAAACATTTTTTGATAAGTCTTCATATAGATCATGCTGGTCTGTGAAGATAGGCATGAATATTTTTTAACTTGAATTTTGATATGGCAAAGTTATACACGAAATGCGATGAGATACCTCTCTGTAGGTTCATAGAGGCATACAATGGGAACTTGAAAGCGTTGATAATTTCCGGGAGGTCTTCGGACAAAGAGTTGCGTTTGATTTTCAGTAGAATCATGGATGAATATAACCAAATTATAGAAAATAAAAATCTACAATTCGCAGTTTCTAAACGTTCTTTGATCATAAATTATTATACTAAAATATCCATTATATCAGCTATATTAAATTTTATAAAACTAGGTGAAATAGATAAGATCTCCGATTTGCTCACTATTGTTGACATAAAAAATGTGAATATTGAAACAGTTGCGGATGCGGAGAAATTGATAAATAAAATAGAATCCTCATTGGCTTATATTCGGTTAAGATTGAAAATGACTCAAGAGCAGCTTGATAGTACCAGTCAAATCAATAGAAAAGTAGATTTTACTAAAGAGCGAATGATTTTATCGGCTCATTTCAAAATGCGGATAGATGACAAGACATATACTGCGTCAGAATATGCAAACCTTATTAGATTAATGTTGAACGAAATAGAGGAGGTTAAAAAATATGGCAAATGAAACAAAAATAACGACAATCGTTGGAAAAGAGGCTTTTAGACAGCTTGAAAAACTCGATGATTTAATAGGGAAGGCAAACGATTCGTATTTGATTGCGGCAAGAAATATGGCTAAGGGGTTGTCTTTTGAGCCTAAAAACATGTCCGAGTTGATTGAAAAGAATAATCAGTACATGGCTTCCCTAAAAGAGATACAGAAAGCTGAAACTGAAATTAATCGATTACGTCAAGAGAAGAACAAGGTAATACAGGAAGGGGTTAACGAAGTAATGGCCCAGATCAAAGCCGATCAAGAGGCGGCACGTATAGCTAAGGAAAAAGCCAAATTGGAAAAAGAGCAGTCGAAAGTATCAAGAGAACTTGCTGCTACAGAAAAGATTAGAAAGAAAACTTCAGAAGATCTAAGTAGGGCTAAACTGGCTGAAGAACGAGCAACAATGGCAGCATCTAAGGCGGATAAATTACATGCTCAAAATGTGCAGTTGACTTCTGATCAGGTTGAAAACCTAATTTTAAAACTTGACACAGCAAATCTTTCTTACAAAGAGCAAGCTCGCATATTAAGTCAATTGAAGGATTATTCCAGAACTCAAGTTGGTGGTATAGATGCAGTTAACCCCAAAGTGCTTGAGAATATCCAGAAATTGGATAAACTATTGAAAGAGCAAGATGCTAAAATGGGGGTATATGGCCGAAATGTAGGTAACTATGCTTCTCATTGGGATGGATTAGGAAATGCAATCAACCGGTTAAGTCAAGAAATGCCTGCATTTGCAGTATCTATGCAGACAGGATTGCTTGCGATCAGCAATAACTTGCCTACTCTAGCTGATGAAATAGCCAGGATACGACGTGAGAATGTCGAATTAACAAAAAACGGTCAAAAAGCAGTGCCGGTATGGAGGCAGGTCGCTGGGAGTTTGGTTTCATGGCAAACATTGTTGTCTGTAGGTGTTACGCTGCTGACTGTATATGGAGATAAAATATTTGATTTTGCTGCTAATCTATTTAAAAGCAAGGATGCTTCAAAGGCTGCATCTGATGCATTGGAAGACCTTAATTCAACAAGTGGTAAGTTTTTCGATGAGTTGAAAAATTCAGCATCCACCTATGGACAGAATGTTGTTTCCATTAAGAAGCTACAGGATGAATGGAATAGTCTGGGAGATAATCTTGATAAGAAGAAGCAATTTATCATTGACAATGAGTCTGAGTTTAAAAAATTGGATGTTTCTATTTCTAATGTGAATGAGGCAGAGAATTTTTTAGTTAATAATACTGACGCATTTCTGAAGGCGTTTGAGCAAAGAGCGAAATATACAGCTGCATCAAAATTAGCAGCAGAGAAATATGCAGAAGCGTTAGAATTAGAAGCAGAAGCAGAGATAAGAAAAAATAATCCTACCTGGTTGGATAAGCTCAATACGACCAATCCTAATAAAACGATTATTGCAACAGCATCATCCATGTCTGCATTAAATGGACAATTGGTTCTTTATAATGACTCAACAATAACAGCAAAGGATAATGCAGAAAAAGCGGCAGAAGGAATAAGAGGGCAAGCTAAGGAGGCAAAAACGGCGGCTTCCATCTATATAAATGCGATGTCAGAAGCGCTAAAAGAAGAAAATAAAACACTTGAAGATGCCGGTATTGACAAATACTCGGATAAAGAAAAGGCAAAACGTGAGGAAGAACGAGCAAAACGTGAAGCTGAACGAAGAATGAAACTCGAAATGGAAGCCGAACGGACAATCCAGGAAGCCCGTATAAAATTAATGGATGAAGGCTATAAAAAAGAAGTTGCGACTCGTAATGCCCAATATCAAAAGGAAATAGATGATGTAAAGACAAAAGGAGTCCGTGTCAATGAGCAGATTGCCGCAATAGAGGCCATGAGAGACAAAGAATTGTCCGATTTTAGGGAAGAATACGAGGCCAAACGTGCAATGATTGATGCGCATAATCGAATTTCCTATGCTAAAAAGGGTAGTTTGCAAGAGCTTGATGCACGGCTGGACATTCTTGAACTCCAAAAAGAGGCGGAATTGAAAGAGGCAAAAAAGACAGAAGCAAGCAAATTGGCGATAGAGAATAAGTACTTAAAACTTATAGAAGATGCTTATATGGAATTTGGTAAAGTACAACTCTCCCGTCAGCAATCTCAAAACGAGTTAGAATTGTCAGATCAGCAGATTTTCTTGAACAAAGAATTATCTATGCTTGAACAGCAATATTCTAAAGGAATAATCAAGAAAGAAGCCTACGAAAAGAAGAAAGCAGATTTGCAATATCAATATGCAGTTCAAGCCCTGCAACAGGAAATTGATCTGCTAGAGAAGAGTTTGTACCTGTTTTCTGGAGACGAACGCTTGGAAATGGAGAAAAAAATAGCCCAATTAAGGGTCCAGCTATCAAAAGAAACCACTGATAAAATAAATGCAGATGCAGAAAAAGAACTAAAAGAAAGGCAAAAGGTAGAGGAAGCAAAAAAGAAGTTGATTCAAGAAGCTGTAAATGCCATAGCAGAAATAGGATCTTCTATGTTTGACCGTAGAATACAAGAAATAGAAGCTGAGATTGACGCTAATCAAGAGGCTTATGATAAGAAGGTTGAAGAAATTGATGCTTTGGCCGAAAAAGATGTTATTACAAAAGAGGAAGCAGAAGCCCGTAAGCGCGTAGCAGAGGAACAATCGTCTGCAAGAAACGCCGAACTTGAAAAGAAAAAGGCTGATTTGCAAACAAGACAGGCACGATTTCAGAAAACAATAGATATTGCTCAAACTATAGCATCCACTGCGCAAGCTATAATGACCGTATATAAACAACTTGGAATATTTGCAGGCCCTATGGCTGCGCTTGTTGCTGCAACGGGTGCTATTCAGCTTGCTACCATTATAGCCCAGCCTATCCCCAAATATGCAAAGGGTACTGATTATCATCCCGGAGGTTTGGCTATTGTTGGTGATGCCGGTAAACATGAAGCTGTTATATCTGGAGGTAAAGCGTACATTACTCCTGACACGCCGACATTGATGCCTATACCTAAAGGGGCAGAAGTTTTGCCAGACATTAACGATCCTGAGTTTTATTCCCGTTTTATGGATAACAGTTATTGGTTGACTCATAACAAAGCCGGGGAACGGGTGCAGATAGTGAACCACTTTAATGCAGAAGGCATTATTCAAGCAAGCAATAAGACGAACAACGACCTAAAAAAAGAGATTCGTTCTTTGGGCAGGATCATATCTAAAGGGCAACGTAGAACAGAATACAACTCGTATAAAAACTCAAAATTGAATTGATATGATACGTGTACAGTTATTAATAGGCGGAAAGAAATACGAAGCCACCAACGATTTAGTTAATTGGGAAGATGTTGAAATATCGATAAAGAGAAAAGACTTTGGGGGTGTATATAGGACGTTTGGCGATTCATTTGAGTTTGCCGGTGATTCTTATATGCTCTTGGAGAACGAGTTCTTGACAAACTATCTGAATGCTTCTGCTGTGATAGTCATTGGGGTATTGAATAATTCTTGGACATATAATGAGAAGATCCGGTGTAATCTTGATTTTTCTTCATATCAAAATAACGGCAACACTATATCCATAAAGGCTATAGATAACAGTGCGGAGGCTATAATCAATGCTAACAAGTCACAGGTGTATGATATCCCTGTTTCAAGTCTCAAGTCGGATGAGCTGTATTATGATCGCATGGAGCTGAACAACAAAGCGGATTTTGTTGTGATACCGACCGAAGAACAGACTGATGAAGGTATTTATAAAATAAGTTTGCCTTCCAATTTTATCTTAGGAGAATATAATTTTCCGGTTGGATATACTACAACTAATTTTCCCGTTAAAAACAAAATTGATGTTGGGGACGTTAATATAACAGCTCCAGACAATGCTAATTTTTATTCTGGGTATATGATTAAGGCGTTAACTCGCATAAGCATACAATATCGAATGAGTTTTGATGTATATGCTACAATTACAAATGGGAATGCAAGTAAATTGCGATTGGAAATCGCCAAATATGCAAGGGTGAAAGACGGAGACAAACCTACACCTGTAATAATAGATTCTATATCCATACCTTTTAAGAGTAAAATCAGCATAGATAAGGCATATGATGTTGACTTAAAGGAGGGGGATAGAATTATAATGTGGATAGGTCAGGGTGATAGTTATGCCCTTTGGGAGGGAGATGTTATAATGACGGTTTCGAATGTAAAAGAAATTAGCGTATCTTATAAAGGTAGAAACGAGCCTGTTAATTTCGATGTTTTCACCCCTAATAAATTACTCACCTCCATACTGTCCAATATGGGTCTTACCGATATGACCGGAGAAGTAAAGGAAGGTGATATTACGATACCATATATGATAGCAGCGGAAAGTATCAGAGATATCAAGAATGCAAAAGTCCATACCTCTTTCAGTAAATTTTCAGAATGGGCAAAAGCATGTCTTGGATATTACTACAAGATAGAAGGCAAGAAGGTTATATTTTGTCATTTGACTGAATTATATGATCCAGAGACGGTGAAAGAACTTGAGCATGTGAACGGGCTTGATATCTCAATTGACAACTCCTTGATACGCTCCGGGGTAGATGTGGGCTATGAGAAGAAAGATTATGATGAAATAAACGGTCGTGACGAATTTCATGTAAAGAACAGCTTTTCGACCGGTATTTCAATCAACGATAACATATACAAACTTATTAGCCCTTATCGTGCTGATTGTTATGGAATAGAGTTCTTGGCGCAAAAAAGAGATGAAGAAACAAAGGATGGTAGTTCGGATAATGATTTGTTTTTTGTTGATGCTGTTTCTGTTTTGGATCCTTCTACATCTTCGATAAAGTTAAAATTAAACAGGCAAGGAGATCGGCCTTCCGGAGTATTATTTCCTTCTTCGGTATTTAATATTGCATATTCTCCAAGAAGGATGTTGCTTGCAAATAAGGATATATTATCATCTTGTACAAGCAGACTTGAGTTTACTGCTTCTGAAGGGAATGCTGATGCGGTTTTATGGCGGGAAAGTGAAAAGTCCCCCGTTGTATTAGACAGTCGTTATTTTAGAGTTGAAACTCTTAAAGTTGAAACAATAGGGCTGTCGCCATTTCCTGTTTTATATGATGGTCTTATATCTTTTAATTATAACGGCAAAAAGTATACCGGTTATGTTTCCGATATAACAGAGTTTCTTGGTAAGAGACAGACAACGGAATATACTTTGATATGTAAAAATATCGATTAATGTTGTCTTTATTCTGAATAATTGCTACATTTGCAAGCATAGAGCCTAAGAGCCGTATACGTAGTTAACGCTGCGTATACGGCTCTTTTTGTTTGTATAAGCGTATGATAAAAATAAGCAGTGTATCTCCTTTGATATTTGACGTTGAAAGTACAGGCTTTGAACATTCGATCGATTATGTTCAGAAGTTTGAAAGGGAGGATATGCCTATCCTTATACAGATCGTAGATGTTCCAAACAAGACATTTACCATGTTACTTGTTGATTTATATAATGGGACTTCATATCAAATATCTCCACAAAAATACGAGATTAACGATTACAACACGTTGTATGAATTTACGATAAATCCTTCAAATAATGGGACCTATCAAGTCAGAATAACAAATGATCAGGGAGAGATATCTGTTAGTTTGCCTTTCTGTGTACATAGTTCATCATATACTCCATTTACAATGCAAATAGAATATACAAATGCAGATAATCAACAAGCATTTGGGGCTGTATTTGATATATCAGGGAATAAACGTGTATTTAAAACACGTGTAGAAGGAGGATTTAAATCTGATAGCCGGCAATTAGCTGTTGAAAGTGAACAATTCAGAACTCAAAAGCAAGAACCTATCAATCTATATTCTGTTCCCTATGAAAAAAGGACACTTACGATTGGTGATAATGAAGGTGTCCCTTTTGAAATGGCCCGGCTTTTAAACAATATCTTTTGCTTGTCTTCTGTGAAGATTGATGGAGTGTCTTATACCAGAAGTGAATCAAGCGTACCGGAACAACAGGCTATTGCCGAGAGATATCCACAGTTCAATTATACTTTAACGGTGGAATGCTCCGAAAATGTTTCTTACAATGGTTTTACCGAATATCCAGATGGATCTGGTATTGTTGGAGAAGTCAGTTTAAACGTTTCTAATGCTAAAGACGGTCAAGTTTTAGTCTTTGACGGAAACGAAGGAAGTTTTGTTAACCAATCACATCTTGATTCGCTATGAGTATAAAAAAGTTAACAAAACGAATATGGTACGGGTCAGATACTACGGTAGACAGTGAAGGGAAAACTGTTGCTGCTGCTCCCCCTATTGCCACCAATGACGGTTCTGAGGATTGGGATTTGAATGGTCTTGTAAGAGGTGAGTTATATCTCAATGATAATAAAGATGATCCTGCTTTGTTTTGTTTGGGTAGTGATAATTTACCCAAGCGAATAGGAGGTGGTACGGCTTCAGGAGGTGGAGGAATTGTAAATGTAGATGTAGACGTAAAAGAAGGAAGAGGCATTGATGTAAAAAAAGATTTGATTGGCGAAACTGTTATTTTCACGGTTTCGCATGAAAATACATCTTCAGCAGTTTCAACATCTAATTTTGACGATTTATTTGTCCAAAATATCGGTGTTGATGATTTTGGACATGTAACATCTGTAGAAAGTGCAAGGCTGGCGACTTATCTTGATGAGCGATATCTTCGCAAAGATATCGATGATACCGCCCACGGGAATATACTTTTTGACAAGAAGATCGGCTCTTCCATTTTCATAGATGGCTGGGAAGGTAAAGGCTGGGAGATCCAGAGTACAGGTGCTGCCATATTGGACTCGCTTCGTGTGAGGAGTGATATCTATGTGGGGGGGCGTATGGGTTCTCCTTCTTTTATATCTGGTTTCCCCGAAGGTACAGGATGGGATTTATCCCCTTATACGATAACTAATTCCGCAGGAGTAAAAGAAACCAGATATCGCCTTGAAATAGATGATATTGTAGCCAGAAAAAGTGCTCGTTTCTATGAGATGATCATATCTCAATTGAGAGGCGAGAATGATAATGTTATATTTTCCGGCCAAATGAAGGTTGCCTATTATGATTCGGCAGCCAGACGTCTTTATTTAGACACAGAACTTGGTATTTTATACAATCCTTTTAGGCCGGGTGACTTATTGGAAGTACAACGTTATAACGGAATACCCTCCTCTGACAATAACTATTATATTACGAAACAGTATGAACTTCAAGTAGAAGAAGTTGGTATTGGATCGCTTGCCGATGGAGAAGATAGATTGGATTGGATTACATTTAAAAATTTTGTTGGAAATCTGTCCCAAATCGCAGAAGGAGATGTTTTGACTCGTGTAGACTCCGCTACGGATTCAACAAGGAAAGGTATAGTCAAAATAACAACTATAGATGAACTTGGAACTCCTCATATAAGTGCCATATATGGCATGAAAACGAATCCAAACGATAGCCTTTTAGCTCGTTTGGGAAATTGTGCTGGCGTGAGGACAAAGAATGGCATACAATTGACCGAGCAAGTAGGTTTATATGCCCGTGGAGCTTTTTTTGAAAATTCAACTATTGTTTTACAAAACGGAGATACCATTGAGCAGACCTTTATTGCCATGAACGGCAAGTTTGAAAGCCTTATTGATAGTATCCGTAACGACATATCCGCAGAAGGTGGTAACATCCTTGTAAACTCTTCTTTCCGCCAGAATACAAACTATTGGACAGCCGCAAATAACGTTCACTTTATCAACGTAGGTGGAGAATATCTTTGGCTGGACGGTAGCTTCTATGTAGAAAAGGATCAAGTTGCCGATATTTATAATGACAACGGTCAAAACGTTCTGCGAATAAGGAACACGTATATCCTTCAGCAGAATGCTATAATGAATATCCCGGATCACACGGAAGAAGAAGAAAAAACGTATTCTTTCTCTTTGTTCTATAAGGTGCTCCGTCCCGGTTCTTGCGGTTTCGGTGTCCCGGGAACCGAGTTGTATCATGAAGAACAGCTACCGGAAAGCGACAGCTATCAAAAGCTGTCTAAGGTCGGGAAATGGAACGGGAAAGGTGATTTTGAACTGAGATTCACCGGTGAGATACTTATTTATGGTGTAGGGCTGTTTTCTGATGAGATTGCGGATGCTATTGTCAAGTTGCAGACACAGATCGACCAGACAGACGAATACATCAAGCTGTTGGCGACAAAAGATTATGTAGATAATGAGACAGGAGAAATCTATGTGCACTTTGACAGTCAGTTGCAGATTACCGCAGAACAGATGTCCGGTATATCTACAAAGGTGGATAATATCAACAATACGATAGAAAGTGCCGGGTGGATCACACAGGCGGATGCAGTTTCTCTGTTTGCATCGAAAAATGATTTAAAAACACTTGAAACATCGGTTGCAAACCTGTCCGTGGAGTATGATCAGATATCTTCGGCCGTAGGAACAAATACTCAAGGCATAAAAGATGCAGCAGATTTAGCAAATAAAGCTTTTGAATGCGGTTTGTATTCACAGGAACAATATTCCCAAACAAATGATCCTTGGCAATCTTGGCCATCAGGTCAGGAATTTAAACACGTAGGAGCATTGTGGTATAATCCGTCGACAAAAATAACAAAGCGGTATATCGGTGTAAACGGAACGCAGTCATGGGAAACGGTTAACGACAATGCTGTATCGGCTGCATCTTTTGTCTTGCAAAATAAAGATAAATGGCGGGTTGTCGTTGCTAATTTTGATGCCGACGGTAATCCTACGGAAGAATCCGGAATAATGACGACCGCTTATGGTAATAATTTATATGCCAGGAAAGATAATATTATATCATCTATAAATCAATCTCCTGAAAGTATTACACTTGAAGCATCCAAGATAAATCTTAAAGGTGCAACTCAAATTGGATCGTTTACCATAACTGAATATGGCTGGTTTAAATGCAATTCAAGTCCGGGAGAAGATGTTGGATATATAGATATGATAGGGGAGAATACTCGTATTGCTTTTGGGCGCAATTTAGCTCCTTCGTCGACTGGAGGTTCGTTTACTTGCACGGCTATTATAAAGAACCATAATAAGGCCAGTTTTGGTGGAACGACATATGGGCTTTCGGTATCTGCTTCTGGGGATGCTAGCACAGATGTTAAGCCTATTGCTGTAGATTGTGACGGAGGACTTCGTGTCAAAGGAAATTTCGGGATCATAGAGGATGTGTTTACTGGACCTAATATTGCTCCAAGCAATAGCAGTTTTTCATCGGCTAAGAATTTGCGAAATCAAAGGACTTATATATATCAACCTACATCAGATATAACAGTCAATCTGCCGAGTGATAGCGCAATAAAATCTGAATTTGGCTATTTTAATTCAGGACGTGCAGTTGTTGAGAACTCTGCCATTATTATCATTTTATTGGTGACAAAATGGGCTACAGGGAGAATATATGTTGCAGCTAAAGGAGGAACAAATAATAATATCATAAATGAAAATGGAGATACTATAAATGAAGCGTCTGGAAGCAATACTGGTTTCTGGATGGGTAAAGGTGATTCCGCTATTTTGATGTATTTCAATAAGAATTGGTATATAATAAATAGAAACTCATAAAAAAATAAATTAATATGAAACAAGTAAATTTCAAAGAGTTAAATGTAGAAGTTGGAATTGATCAGTACCAAAATCATGATCTTCGAAAGGAGATTGGGAACGCTCTGCACCGTGCATCGGAGAGTGTCCCAATGAGTGAATTGGCACGCAATATTTATTATTCAGAAGGGGATATCAAAATCCCTGATGAAGAATTTGACGAAATGATGAAACTCATCAAGCCGGGCTTCAAAAGATTTGTATTAGACAGCATTGTGCGTTCAGCAACAGAAGTCGAAACAGAAACTAAAGATAAGGAGGAATAAGTTATGGCACTCGAACAAGTATCATCAGTGGTCAAGAGCACATACCTGAACAATGTGGCAGGTTACGAAGTACAGTACAATATCACACAGGATGAAGGGGGAAACGTAAAGTCGGTAACGGGTACAGTCAAGAAGGCAGATGTTCGTTTCGGCTACATAATCATCAATGCAGACGGGACCAAGAATATATCATTTGACAAGTCTATACCGGATGCTGATAGCGAGGCTATATATACAGCGGCATTGGCGGATGCAAAATCAATTTTTGAACAGAGGAATAAAATAGATTAACACCTATGGCAGCAGGAGATATCATATTATCAGACGGGACAACGATCACGCCGGAAGACTTGCAGAAGATTGCGGCAGCGGTGGAGGATTTGATTGCGTCTACGGCGAAAGATCCGGGGCAGTACGAAGAGGTAAGTTCGCTTACCGGTGTGTCCTCTCTTCCCGCCTTTCAGGTATTGGGTAGCACATATAAGCTTGTACGTGTTGCTCTGTCTGTCTTGAAGGGGGTAGATGGACGTGAAGTATTCTTGCAGGTAAATCAGGATAAAACCTATATCCAATGGCGTTATACAGACGGTAATTGGCAGAATCTTGTTGCTTTGTCCGATCTGAAAGGTACTGCCGGTGATACTCCTGTTTTCCGTACCGGTAGCACAGGCATTGAATGGAAGTACACCAGTGAAGAAGATACAGCTTATCGTGTACTTGTCCCTTACGATGATTTGAAGTTGAAGTTTTCCGATCTGACATCGGAACAGAAAGACGAGCTGAAATTGCATTTTTCTGATCTGACAGAGACTGATAAGGCCGAACTTATGAAGCCGGCAACGGATGCGGCAAAAGAGGTTCGTGAACAGATGTCCCAAATTAAGGAGGAAGCTAATACTGCTATATCGAATGTAAACACCGCAAAAGTGAGCGCAGAGGCGGCAACCAAGGCTGCAAATGATGCCGCAGCTTTAGCAAATGCCGCAGCTGGTCAAGCAACTCAATCTGCCGAAAATGCTAATGCGGCTGTAGAGCGTGCGGATGATACCATAGCTTCTGCCGAGACTGCTACAAAATCGGCGACGGATGCAGCTTTGGCCGCAAACACGGCAAAAGAAAATGCAGACAAGGCGGCAAATACAGCCAAAGCTGCCGCTACTCTGGCCAATGAAAAGGCAGGACTGGCGGATACGGCAGCTTTGGCTGCTAATACGGCAAAGGAAGATACCATAGTCGCAACCGGCAAGGCCAACACAGCCGCCGACCGCGCCAATCGTGCAGCCGAAGCCGCCGAAGGAGTCATCAGTGGACTGCAACCCGACTGGAACGTTATCGATCCTGTCAATAAGAACTACATCAAGAACAAACCGGAGATCCCGACGTTAGAGGCTATCCCGGACGAAAATACATTGAGCTATGTCAATACCGACGGTACAACCATCAATTTTCGTATCGGTGATGATGTGCGTGTAGCGGAAGATGGCGAATATGTATTCTACCGGCTTTATGATCTTGCCGGGGGAAAAGCCTCGTGGCAGGAATCCGGCAGCGGTACAGCCTTGCCCGGTAATGTTTATCTGACAGGAGCCAATTATTACAATGAATCAGTACGAACGATAAAACAAGGATATTTAAGCAATGAGTAAGAAAGGTGCATTTATTTATCAACAGATCGAACTGACGACGGCTGAATGGGCAATCAATACGACGGTC